CGTGTCATTTTTTGAAATATATTTATTATACCACAAGGTGGATAGAAATCCAGAGGCATTTGCCAATTTGGCCCAGGGCAGAAGCGGGAAAAGAGGGGGGAAGAAAGGGGGGAGGAAGGCAGGCAATTTTGGGTAGTTTAGGAAGATCATTTCATGTTAGATCATCCGGCCTTCGGCCGACGGTAATGCATACTTGGGTATGCTATAAAAATATCTCCCCACACCCAGTGATGAGTGTGAGGAGAGTTTTGCTACTTCATAGCGAACGTGGCGTTGCCTGTGCTGATTGCTTCCAGAGTACTGGTTGCAACAACTACGGCGTCACCAGGGTTGTAGGAGACCATCGAGACCTGGATCCGATCGTCGTCGTCAGTCCACACCGTCATGCGAGCATTCAGGCCCTTCTTGTAGTCCGTGATCGTGGGAACCTTGCCGTCAGTAAACGTGTTGGTGAACACGAACTGACTGCGAGGCGTGTCATCATCCTCCACCTTGTAGTGGATGAGACGTCGCCGATCGTCGTACACCGGGTTGCCCTTGTCGTCCGTAACCATCTTGCGTTCCCCTGTGGGCTCGCCGTCTGCACCGACGACCTTTTCGTAGCGAATGACAGGCTCAATTGCGGAGATCACGATGTCCAGATCGGTCTCATCCTTCTTGAGCTGCCTCGCATACAACTTGCCGAGAATATCAGCCTTTGCCATAACTTGATAAGTTTATGATACGTTGTAACCTGCTTTGAGTTGGTGAGGCTACGATTAGACCAAGAGGTTTCCGTAACTACGGTGCAATATGCTCCGACTGTTCGGTCCTCCAGTGGTTGGCCGGGTCGCCATTGTAACCGCTCAACACGAACTGGCAGGGGGATAACCCCAAAAGTTTGCGGGGGTGGGGGGTTAGTGGGGAATATGTCACCCTTATACACTTCCTAGTAATTTTAAAAAATTTTTTGTAAAAATTTTGTTGTATAAAAATTTGGAAATGTGGGAAATTTTTTGTATATTGCGAAAGTTTTATAAATTATCTTTATGAGTAAGCGAAGTAGTTTAGAGAAAGTTATAGAGGCTTTACGCAAGGGGCAGTCTAGAGCTAGGGAGTTATGTGGTCATAGTACCACTAACGGAGAGTTTTACTTTTACGATAGCATTGCTGAGCATTTAGGTGAGGTTATCCATGAAGTAGCTAGGATTAATGATTTATTAAAGTTATGAGTAATGAGAAGAAGGTGTTGACCTTCGAAGATTTTGAAGAATTTCTGAGGGATCATCCTATTGAGAGTCCCGATGAGTATCCTCTAAGTGAGGAGACGTTGAATAAGTTTTTTGAATATGTCAAGGAGGGCATGAAGCATGCGAAGAAGAAGCGTTCAAGTAGGAGAGATTAAGGTTGAGGACTATGATCTTTCGATAGATTATGAGAGAGTCCAAGCACCTCATAGTGTATTAGATTTAAGGCTAACTTATGAGGATGGTAAGTTGGTTGAGGTATCTACAGATTATAGAGTTTTAGTAAAGCCAAGTAAGCGGCGTAAACGTAAGAAGCGATGAATACATGGGTAAAGATTAGGCGATGGACATGGGAGTTTCCCCAGAGTTTATTAGGGGCAATATTACTGCCTTTTTATGAGTCTACGAGGTTAAAGACCTTTGAGTATGGTGATCAGCAGGTGTATATTTATGATAAGTTCCCTGGGGGAATATCCTTAGGATATTATGTACTCTTAGACTATAATAGATACGATTGGAATAACAAGAATATTAGGATTAGTTTAAAAAATTCCATCAAGCATGAGGGTGGTCATGGGGTTCAAAGTAAGTGGTTAGGGCCGTTGTATTTGCCTACTGTAGGACTGCTTAGTATCAGTCATAATATACTCTGTAGAATCAAGGATTATTTTCACAAGAGTTATGATTACTACAAGTTTTTTGTAGAGAGGTCTGCTGATAAATTAGGAGGAGTTGTACGATGAAGTGGGATTCTTTATCCATGAGTGAGAGGTCCGAGTTAATGAATACTTACCTACGGAGTGGAGTGACCCGACTTAGTGATATGAGGAATCATTACAATAAGTTTGCTGATGGTGGTGAGGTAGATAATGTTCATAGTACTCAAGCTCAGGATTTCATAGCTTCATGGTTATCTAATAGGCAAGATCAGTTTCGTGAGAACTTTAGGAATAGTGGTTCTACGATGGTTCCTTATAGTATGTTACCTAAGAGTTGGTCTAATAAAGCTGCTTTTAATGAGTACCAGAATCAGCTCAAGAATTTACGTACTGTTAAGCAGTATGATGTATTAGGTAATACGAAGTTTCCACATGTTCCTGACTCAGAATTTGAGTCTATAAAGAAGCTATCTAATCATACTGGAGGAGCTTATAATCCCTCTACTCATGCTATATCATACATTAGTCCTTATGCTGGTACTGATGTTCATGAGTTAACACACTCTTTAAATGCTGATCCTCAAATTAATGCTATTAGGTATGGCTTTAAGGGAGATAAGTTACAAGAGGGTAAGCAGTATAATTCTTATAAAGATTCTGCTAATGAGATCTACTCTCGCTTGATGCAGTTTAGGTATTTAAATAAGCTTGATCCTACTAAGAAATACTCTGTAGAAGATATTAAGAAGTGGCGTGAGAAGTATGATGACACTGATATAGTCAATCGTTATACTGATGAATATCTATTACACTTGCTTAATAATGTAGCTTCTACAAGGTCTAGCCTTGAAAAGGATGGTAGGAAACTAGCTGCTTATGGAGGTAGGTTAGAATCTTCTGGAGAAATCTTAAATAACTCCACCAGGAAGTGGATGAGAGATAAGAATGGTGAATATAAAGATGCTAGAAAGAAAGGGTTACCTCGTCCAGAATTTTGGGATAGACTACGAGACCCTGATAGAGATTTTATTCAAGATTGGGAAAATCCTCAAGATATAGCTACTCATAAATTAGCTTATGGAGAAGCAGATGGAAATATTATAATTTATCCAGAGATACAATCTAGAGATAGTAAATTAGTAGATTTTTCTAGACCTCCTTATAATTCATTTGCAGCTTTAGAAGAAGCTTTAGATACTGGAAATTATACTACAGTTCCTAATGAAGAAATTGCAGCTAATTTTACGAATACATACAAGCAGCACTATCCTGGATTTGAAGAAAATAACTTTTTAAGTAATGAATCTGATAGATCTACTTATCAGACTAGCGATTCGAAAGCACAGTATATCTATAGAAAAATGTTAGCAGCTGGATACAATCCAGCACAGGCTAGTGCTATTTTAGGGCAGATCTTTGTAGAAAGTGGATTAGATGAATATAAGAAGGAGCGAGGTCATGAAGAAAGAGGCTATGGATTAATGCAATGGACTGACCCAGCTCGTAAGGCAAAATTAGCTGAATTTGAGTCTCCTACAGCAAGAAATGAATTTGAAAAGCAGGTTGATTTCATTATACATGAAATACCTCAAAAAGATGTATGGATAGGAAGAGATAAGTATATATCCAAATTTAAAAATTCTTCTGATGTTAATGAGATTACCTCTTCGTTAATGAGAGGATATCTTAATCCTGAGTATGGTCCAGGTAGTAATATAAATAGACGCACAGAAGTAGCAAACTATTATTATAATAATCCACCTATGCCTTATACATTAGGGATTTTAGATAATTTTAGAAAATAATTGATAAAATATTTGGAAATATCAAATATTTTACTTATCTTTGTATAACATTTAAATAATAAGAATTATGGCTAGTAAACATATAGAAGATTTACAATTCCTTGCAGATGCCTTTAAGGCAAGTCTTGAGGAGAAGGTTCCTACATATAAAATCTCTGTGGGATTCCTTCATGGTGGAGAATCCCCCCTAGATGACGCTCCGGGTTGTGTCCACATTTTAGGACTTGATAATAGGAAGAAGAGGCCCATCAGGGTTAGTTATAAAACTAAGGGATCTATTACTATAGATGATACCAAGGAGGCTATAAAAGAATTTTTATATCATCTCATTATAACTCCAGATTTTCCTGTTCAAGAAGATATGAGAGTTTCCTCAGAATAGAGCGGTTGTCAATAAATACTACAATTCATTGTCAAATGCAGCAGGTTCTCTGCTGGCACGGGTAAGGGGGTACCCTTGGTAATGTAAAGTTCTTTACAAAGTCCATAAAACCCTTTCTTTGGGATATAGCTCGAAGGTCGAGCAAGTGGCTGTTAACCACTCGGAGAAGGTTCGATTCCTTCTATCCCAGCTAAATTTAATTTAAACCTATGAGTAAGAAAACTTGGATTAAGATCGGTATTGGTGCAGCCGTAATAATTGGCACCCTAGCAATGGTTAAAATCATCCCTTTTTGGGGGACCTTATTGAGTCTGTGCAGTTATGCTACAGGTATCGCTTCATACTGGGCTGTTGATAAGTTCGGTAAGGAAGTAGTTGACAAGAAATAATTAATTAATTTTATGGAAGCAAGAAAGAGGTATTACACATTCTCCCAAGCATTGGAGAAGATTATGGGAGATCCTGACAATCTAGTTATGACTAGAACTCATTACATTTCTGAAGGTCCTAATGGACCTAGTGTTATTATGGAACTTCTGCCTAGTGTAGAGAGTGATTTTCCGGACTCGCCTGTCCTGATGAAGGTAAATTCTGCAGGTATGTGGGAGTATTTCCCCACTCAGGAAGATCTGCATAGTATGACTTGGATGGTCCTTCGTAAGGAAGTTAGTAAAGATGAGCCTGTGCCTGGAGATCTTACTGAGGATGAGGTACGAGATCCTTTGACTGAGAGTGCTGCTCAGGAGCTTACAAAAGTCCTTAAGCAGTTTAACAAACTATTGGGCAAACTTATTTACGGGTAATGAAGAGTAAGAATATAGTATTTGGCTTAGATGCACTTGCAGAAGTTAAGAAGGGTGTAGATCTCTTAGCTGATGCAGTGAAGGTAACCTTTGGTCCTAAGGGTAATACAGTAGTTATCTATGAGGATAACTATCCTAAGGTTACTAAAGATGGTGTTACTGTAGCCAGAGCTATTAACTCTCCAGAACCTCTATATGATGTAGGAGTACAGCTTGTCAAAGAGGCAGCAGCTAAGACTGCTGATATGGCAGGAGATGGTACTACAACATCTACAATCATTGCTCAGGCTCTTATAAATCTCATCCATCAACAGCTAGTTGCTGGTGCAGATGCTAAGAGTCTCAGAGCAGAACTTGAGAAATCCAATAAGGTAGCTAGGGAAGTTATTAAATCCCTAGCCACCAAAGTTGGTGACACACCAGATAGTATTAAGCATATAGCTACAATCTCTGCTAATGGAGATGAGTTTATAGGCACACTTATTGCTGATGTTATCTCAAAGATTGGCTATGATGGGGTTATAACCTTGGAAGAGTCTAATGGTTTTGACACTTATGCAGAGACCGTAGAGGGTATGAAGATTAACAAAGGTTATATCTCTCCCTACTTTATAAACGATCCTGCTAATAGAGCTGCAGTACTGAACAACCCCAGAGTACTAATTTATAATGGTACTCTCAATAATGTTAAGGAGTTATTCTCAATCCTAGAATGTATTGTTCAGGATAATGAGGAAATACTCATTATAGCTAATGAGTACTCTCCTGAAGTAATCAATGCTATAGTACGAAATGTGCAGCGAGGATTGCTTAAAATGGCAGCTATTCGTACACCAGGTGTAGGTGAATATAAGAAGGATTTACTTGAAGATATTTCAGCTATTACAGGGTCTAAAGTCTACGATAAGCTCCCTGATCCTAATGAAGATTTACACTTAGGAGTAGTTAAGAAAGCAGTAGTTACCTCTGAAGAAACTACTATTATAGGTTCTACAGAGTCAAATGAGGCTATTACAAAGCGTGTAGAAATGCTTAAAGAGTCTCTTAAGAATGACTATCCTAAGTATCTTATTGATGACATTAAGTCACGCATTGCTAAGCTTTCAGGAGGTGTAGCAGTGATCTATGTAGGTGCTCCTACAGAGATTGAGATGTCTGAGAAGAAGGATCGTATAGAAGATGCGGTATGTGCTACTAGAGCAGCCATTGAAGAAGGTGTTGTTGTAGGAGCGGGTATCATACAGGAAGATATTGCAAAGGTTCTTGATAAGAAAGGTTATCATATCCTTGCTAAGGCTTTAATGGTATGTAGAAAGTTAATTCTTGATACACTACCAGTTTATTATGAGGATGCTATTGAGTTAAATGTTCTTGATCCTGCAAAGGTTACAAGAGTCTCTATAGAGAATGCCTTATCAGTAGCCTACATGTTCCTGTCTACTAAATGTGTAATAGTTAATGAGAATGAAGCATCTAACAGCTTATATGGAACACTTTAATGAGGCTTACTCTCCTCCTTATAAGTTGATTCTATGGGGTCCATTCTCTACGACTAATAGTAAAATATCTATTGGGTTAGAGCTCCAGCTCTTATACGATGGAGGCTTTCAAACACTCTTTATAGTAAGTGATGAATCAGAAGATCTTACTGAGAAGAATGTAGAGTCTACAGAGTTAAGGGTTATAGAGGCTTTTAAGAAGATAGAGTTTAACCAATACCTTAAGCAATGGAAGGAGAATTAATTAAGCCCAAGTGTCCTCCTTTAGAGACTCCTTCCGACTTTGAGAAGGTTAGGTGGAGTAAGGAGGATTATAATCGAGAGCCAGTATTTTACTGTAAGAAATGTTTAAGCCTTGTTATTATGGCTTATAATGAGTCTGGTATCTCAGAATATTGCAATGATTGTGGTAGTACAGATATTGCTACTACATCAATTAATGAATGGCAAGCTCTTTATAGAGCTAAATATGGTAAAGAATTTTAATTATGACTAAAGCTATGGAAGCAAAACAGCCGGAGAAGTTAAGCTATGAGCAGCTTAAAGATATTGCTAATAACCTACAGGTACAGCTACAGAATAAGCATAAAGAGTATCAGCAGCTATTAGTAGAATACAATCGAGCTATGGAAGTTGTTATGGGTAAACGTCTTGATAGTTTATTCAATGTCCTTAAGTATAAGGACCTCTTTAGTGAAGATTTTGTAAGTAAGGCAGTTATTAATATTGAAGATATGCTTACACCTAGTGAGCAGGAGCCCGACTCTTGTGAACCTTGTGAAGCAGTTAAAGAGGCAGAATAATGAGTAAACGGGATATGACTAAGAATACTGACATTGTGTCTATCTCTACCAATTTAAAGACCTCTAGCCTCAACTTTTTTAAGCTATGGCTAGAGTTTCTTAAACCTTTACATAGATTACCTGGTAGGGAACTTGCAGTGTTAGCAGCGCTATTACAACGTAGATTTGAACTATCTAGAACAATTACAGATGATGATATACTGGACAAAGTTTTGTTCACTGATGAGATTAAGAAAGGCATTGTAGGAAACTTAGGCATATCTCCGGGAAACTTTCAGTCGGTATTAACTAATCTACGAAAAGCAGGTGTTATTACCAGTAACACTATAAGTAAGAGATACATTCCCTCGTTGGAATATGAAGAAGATTCGTATAAGCTACTACTAAATTTCAAGGTAAGTTATGATAAATAATAAGACTCTTCAAGATATAATTCTTGCAGCTTCTAAGAAGCTTGACATACCTGATGATGTAGTAGAAATAGCTTATAGAGAGTATTGGAACTGGGTAAAGGATACATTAGAAAATGTTCCTGTAAATGAGGATATGACAGAGGAGGAATTCACGAAGATGCAGACTAGCATCAATGTTCCTAGCTTAGGCAAGTTTTATGCATCATACTCCCGAGCTCAGTTCCTTAATAAAAAGTTTAAGGAATATGCAGAGAAAGCAGTTCAAGATAAAGAGGGTGACACCTCCGTTCACGAAGATGATAGTGACATCTAATACTTACACTGAGGAAGAGTGTGTAAGTGAAGCAGGTCTTATTGAAAAAGACTCTGTAGGTATGCTTAAAGAAGTACAGGAAGTTATTGCTGTAGGGCCTGGAGTACGTGAGTATAAACCTGGGGATCTGGTACAGATTGACTTCTCGAAGTACGCTCGGAAGCGTTACACTAAAGATGATACCAAATCAGACATGCCGGATGAGTTTTATAATGAAACTCTAGATTTTGAAATCCCCATGTTTGAGATAGATGGTAAGGTTGCACTACTCATTGACAGTGCTAATATCTTCTTTAAAGTGGATGAATTTGATTGGGAAGTAACAGAGGTTACACCCCCCAAGGCTAAGAAACTAGTATGTTAATTTAACGCTCCCTATCACAAGTAGGGAGCTTTTTTAGTATGAGATTATTTACATATAAGGACTATAATTTAAAGATTTCTGATGAGGCTTATGCTTTAAGACCCTTCAAGAAACTTGTAGATAGGGATAGGACTAAGGAGAAGACTAAGGCTATGAAAGAGCTTGCTTATTTATACTTTATGTACGATCCTAGGTCAGACTTTTCCTTTGAAATTATAGAGGCAGATAGGGATTTACGAGTTAAAGATAGTATAGGTTTAGAGGCTGACTGGAAGCCTGATAAGCAGGTTTTAGAGGCTATAGAACTCTATAAATACCTTACTACAACATCATCGTCGTTACTATTACAGGATACTAGGATTATTATTGATAATATTCGTAGTACCTTTAGATCTATAGATTTAACGGAGAAAGATGGTAATGGTAAATTGGTATTTAATATAGGCCAGGTTATGACTGCTGTAAAGCAGGTTCCTAGCCTTGTTAAGGAACTCGCTGATGCTGAGAAAGCTGTATCCAAGGAGATTGAGGATATGGGTACTATGCGAGGTATGAAGCAGAAAGCCATCCTAGAAGATGGTATGAGATCATTCTTAGGAGGAGGTGACTAATGACACTAATAGATACTAATAAGTACCAGACTCCTATTACTGAGGAGCTTAAAGATTCCTTATCTACAGAGGTCTGGGACGATTTTCTAGAGGTTATAACTAACGTAGAGTTTGTTAAAAGCCTTATATCTCCAGAGCGTCAGCGGGCTAAGGATAGACCACGTGATTCCTATGGTAGGATCATTGTTGACATCTGTCACCCTCATATTCTAGAGAATATGGATTACTTTAGGGCTGCAGCCATACATTATCAAAAATACGGATGTTACACTAAGCTCCTACCTGATGCCAATCCTAAGTCTGAGTTTGGCATGTGGCTAACACGTGAAGTTCGCAGATGCCTAGATGGTATGGTTCGACCTGAGGATGGTGAATGGATTCCTGGGGACTTCTACTTCTACTTAAATTACTTGCCTATTATTCAGACTAAGCTACGTAAAGGTACTCGTATTGGTGACCGTGTAGTAGACTTCCCAGAGTGTTGGGAAGGAGTATATCTACGTTCACATTATCAATACCAGGCTCGTAATGGTGGTTTATACGATGATTTTGTAGGAGGTAAACACTCTGTAGAGATAGCTTCTCGTGGTAAATCTAAGTCATATTATGCAGCAGCTATACTTTGTAAATTCTTTCTACTAGGTGAAAGTTCGATATCTTATGATAAAGTTAAGTGCTTAGTAACAGCTTATCAGAAGGAATATCTTATTAAGGACGGTACTCTTAATAAGTTTATTGATGGTATAGACTTCTGTGCTAAGAATACCCAATTTCCTCGTGCTAGGCTTAAGAACTCTCTCTCAGAGATGCAATGGATCTCTGGGTATATTGACAAGGATTCTATGGTTCCTAGAGGCTCTCAGAACGAAGTCTTAGGAGTAGCCATTAAGGATGATCCTGATAAGATTCGTGGTAAGCGTTCTAATAGGATGCTTTATGAGGAGTTTGGTACCTTCCCAAAGTTCCTAGATGTATGGCAGACTGCCCTTCCTAATGTTCAGGAGAATGCTGCAGCAGCCTTTGGACAAGCTATAGCCTTTGGTACTGGTGGATCTGAAGGATCTGACTTCATGGGAGCTCTTGAGATGATTAACTATCCTGATGGATACTCAGTATACTCCTTACCTAATGTATTTGATAAAGGTGCTGTAGGAGCTCGAAGAACTATATTCTTCTTCCCAAGTTACCTTAACTCCAAAGGATTCTATAATGAAGATGGTGTATCAGACGTTGTAGGAGCTATTCTTGAGGAGATTAAGCACCGTGTAATTCTAAAATACAACTCCTCGGATCCTGTACAGCTAACACGACGTAAAGCTGAGTATGCCTTTACTATCACTGATGCTATCATGCGTAGGGATAGTAATATCTTCCCCTCTGATAGGCTTAATGATCGTATCTTAGAGTTGGATCAGAATCCTAAGAGTTTAGATGATATGTGGGTAGGTAGACTTGTTCAGACTAAGGAAGGGAAAGTTGAGTTTACACCTGATGCTGATGTTAAGCCTATCTTAGATTATCCTCATAAAGATAATAAGCTTGAGGGAGCTCTTCACATCAATAAAATGCCTGTTAAAGGCCCTGATGGTAAGGTGCCTTGGGGACGATATATTGCTGGTGCTGACCCATATGATGATGATGTATCAGATACTATGTCTCTTGGATCTATCTATGTATTAGACTTATTTACAGATGAACTAGTTTGTGAGTATGTAGGACGTCCCATGTTTGCTGAAGATTACTATGAGACATGTAGGCGTATATGCTTATTTTACAATGCAGAACTCCTGTACGAGAATAATAAGAAGGGTCTATTTACATACTTTTCAAAGACTAATTGCTTGTATTTACTATCAGATGTTCCAGAGTTTTTAAGGGATAAAGAGATTGTAAAGGGTAACTTCTTTGGTAATAAATCTAAAGGTGTTAATGCTACTCAACCAGTTCAGACTTATGGTAGGAAATGTATTAGAGATTGGCTACTTAAGCCCTTTAAAATTACTACTAAAGTTACTGTAGATGAGCATGAAGAAGAGGCTGAAATTACTATTAATAGTATTAATAGATGCTACTATAGAGCTCTTATGAAAGAGTTATCTATGTGGAATCCTGATAGTAACTTTGACCGTTATGATGCTCTACTAATGCTTATGCTATTACGAGAGCAGAAGTTAATGCTTTGTGGTAATCAATCACCTTCAGAAGTTATTAGTATGGATCAATCTAATTACCTAGGAAACGATGATTTCTTTACTAGGAATTATGACTATAAGTTCGCTAAATATTTACACAAGGATAATTAGTAGTAGATATTTATGAAAACTATTAGTAAACTTTTGAACGTCTTGGAAATTTGAAGATAATTACTTATCTTTGTACAAATTATGTAAACAAGTTAGTACTATGTATAAAGTATACATGCACAAGAATAAGTTGAATGGGAAAGTATACATAGGAATTACTTCTAAAGATGACCCTAATAAGAGGTGGTTGAATGGTAAAGGTTACAATCATTCAACCCTTTTTAAGAAAGCTATTAAGAAATATGGATGGGATTCTTTTGAGCATATAATTTTATTTGATAATTTAAATAAAGTTTCTGCTTGTCTAATTGAAATAGATTTAATATTTTACTACCAGAAGATACAAATGTCCTACAATCTTAATCTAGGTGGTGAAGGAAGTGAATCTATGTCTAGTGAAACTAAGCAAAAAATTTCTCAAACGTTAAAGAACCATCCTGTTTCAGAGGAAACGAGAGCTAAGATTTCCAGAAAAGTTTCTAAGCATAATAATCCAAATTGGGGCAAACCTTTATCTCTTGAAACTAAAGCCCTTATAGGAAAGGCTAATTCTGGAGAGAGAAATGGTATGTTTAATCATAAATTTACTGAAGAGGAGATAGCTAGGAGAAGATTAACCAATGTCAAACCTATACTTCAGTATTCTAAAGATGGGAAATTTATTAGAGAATGGATCTCAGCTCAGGAAGTTGGTAGAACATTAGGAGTTTACTCTAGGAGTATTAGTAAGTGTTGCCTTGGTCAAAGAAAGACAGCTCTTGGGTATGTTTGGAAATATAAATAATTATGATTGATTTAAAAAATTTGCCACCCCAGATGTTGCCTTATAGTAGAAAAACTAAGGAGTGGAGGCGCAGCCATTTGGATTGGGCCGACAAGAGAACTTACTATTTTGGCAACATGGTGCGTAACTCTCTACTGAAGAAGAGAGTCAACTATAATCTCATAAATGGTGTTCTAGATATGAGAGATGTAGAGTTGATTCTTAACCCAGATAGTGTAAATGCACTTTATGTTCCAGAATCTATTCAGCATTTCCCGATTATGAATTCTAAGCTTCACGTACTTCAAGGTGAGGAGTCGAAGCGAAGATTCGAATTTAAGGTTGTTGTAACCAATCCTAACTCTATTTCTGAGATAGAGAATAGTAAGCTGTCTATGCTTCAGGAACAGGTCCAAGCAATGATAGAGGATGAGAATTTATCCGAAGAGGAGTTTGATAAGGAGCTTGATAAGTTATCTTATTACTTCGACTATCAGTGGCAGGATATGATTGAGATGCGGGCTAGTACTATTCTTTCTCACTACATGAAAGAGCTTAATATTCCTAAGACCTTCAATGATGGTTTCATGGATGCTATGATTTGTGGTGAGGAGATCTACCAGTGTGATATTGTTGGAGGAGAACCTACTTTTGAGCGGCTTAATCCCCTTAAAGTCCATATCTTTAAGAATGGTTTCTCCAATAGAGTTGAGGATGCAGACCTTATAATTCTCATAGATTTCTGGAGTCCTGGTAGGATTCTAGACACCTACTTTGATGTACTTACTAAGAAGGATGTGGATAGCATAGATAAGCTTGCTAGTACTTTTAGCAGCGATTCTATGTATAATATTGATGAGCGAAATGCTTTTATCAACACCGCAGAGATTGATGGTACTGATATTTCAGGTGGCACTATCGTAGAGAACTTCTTGCTGATGGGTCAGTCAGGATTCTCGGCTACGAGTAACTATTATGATCTCCAAGGAAACATTCGAGTTCTACGACTTTACTGGAAGAGTAAGCGTAAGATTAAGAAAGTTAAGTCTTATGATCCTGAGACTGGCGAAGAAATCTTTGATTTCTATCCTGAAACTTACATCATAGATAAAGCCCTTGGTGAGGAAGAAGAGATCTTTTGGATTAATGAAGCCTGGGAAGGTACTAAGATAGGTCCTGACATCTATGTCAACATGAGACCTCGTATAGTACAATATAACAGGATTTCTAATCCCTCAAGATGCCACTTTGGTATTGTAGGTTCCATGTATAACCTCAACGATTCCAGGCCCTTCTCTCTCGTAGATATGATGAAGCCGTATGCCTACTTCTACGATGTTATCTATGACAGACTTAACAAAGCTATTGCTGCTAATTGGGGTAAGATTGTTAAACTAGATCTTGCTATGGTTCCCAAAGGCTGGGAGATTGATAAATGGCTTTACTATGCTAAAGTCAATCATGTAGCAGTTACAGATAGTTTTAAGGAGGGAAATGGTGGTGCTGCTCAAGGAAAAATTGCTGGTGCTCTAAATAACCAATCTAGTGGTGTCATAGATGCAGAACAAGGCAATTATATCCAGGAGCATATAAACCTTCTTGAGTTTATCAAGAATGAGATGGGAGAAGTTGCTGGTATTACACGCCAGCGTGAAGGTCAGATAAGTAACCGAGAGACTGTTGGAGGTGTAGAAAGATCTAATCTCCAGTCCTCCCATATTACTGAGTGGCTCTTTACCATGCATGATGATGTTAAGAAGAGAGCTTTAGAGTGCTTCTTAGAGACTGCTAAGATAGCCATGAGAGGTAGGAATAAGAAGTTCCAATATATAACCTCAGATGGCGCTATTAAGTCCTTAGAGATTGATGGGGATACCTTTGCTGATAGCGATTATGGTATTGTTGTAGATGCTTCTCCTGAAACTCAGAATCTTGCATCTAAACTTGATGCTTTAGCCCAGGCTGCTCTTCAGAATCAGACTCTCTCATTCTCCTCGATAATGAAGATTTACACTTCTTCATCTCTATCAGAGATTAGAAGAACTATTGAGAAAGATGAGCAAGCTATTCAGGAACGTCAAGCAGAGCAGGCTCAGCAAGAACATGAGATTGCTCAGCAGCAAATGCAGGCTCAGATGGAGATGAAGCAAGCTGAGATGGACTTCCAAGATATGCTTAACCAGCGTGATAATGAGACTAAGATTCTTATTGAGCAGATTAAGCAATCTGGTAATGCAGAGCAAGAGGCTCCAGAAGTTCAAGATAACTCTATGGAAAGAGCTAAGTTAGATGAGCAGATAAGGCAATTTAATGAAAGGTTGGCCTTTGATAGAACTAAACTATCTGAAGAGATAGCTATTAAAGAGAAGGACCTTGCTATTAAAAAAGCCAAGCCTAAACCATCTAGTACTAGTAAATAAACAGTTAGGGGGGGGGCAATAGCTCCTCCCTTTATTATTATAATTAATCCTAACTATGACTAACGAGAAAATAATTTTACAGCTAGAGAAAGGCTATGATATCAAGAATCCTCAACTAGCAAAAGTACTTACAAACATTGATGATAAGATAGGTGTTACCAAAGAAGAGCTTGTAGAGGCTATGGAAACTAAAGCTGACCTTGTAGGAGGTAAAGTTCCTGCTGAACAGCTTCCCAGCTATGTAGATGATGTTATTGAGTTTGAGAATGGTATATCAGGTAATGCTGCTCCTGCGGATTATCTCAATGCAGCAATTTATACTGGAAAGACTTACTTTATAGAGAGTGCTAATCCTGTTGAAGGAACATTAGCTGCAAAATATAACTATAAGTTTGTAGACTTTGGTGCTAATACTTCAGAGAGTGATTGGACTGTCTTTGACCCCGAGCAGGGTAAGATATATGTAAGAATTGGAGAAGGCTCTAATAAGAACCATAGCTATCGTTGGACTGGTACTGCACTTATTGACTTAAATCAGGAGTGGTCTACTAAAATTGCTGCTATAGAAACTAACACCAGCAACTTTATATTAGGAGGAGTTACTGACCTAAGTGACCTTTCTACTATGGCTACTGTAAATCAGGAAGTCCTTAAAAAGCTCTACATTTCATTAGAGTCTGCAAATAGACTATATTATAGACTTACTCAGGTAAGTGTTAGTGCTAATGGTAAAACCTATGTATTTCCCATATTTGACGGAGAATCGTCGGACCATTCTTTTAAGATCTACAATGGTGGAGCTCTTCAGACTTATAAAGTTACTTTAAGTGGAAGTACTTATGCGCTTGTAAAAGTTAATGAAGTTAAGAATTATGTGTTTCTTACTCATGGGGAAGCTGCTTCTAATATGGAAGCACTAAAGCCATTAGCACTTATGGAAACTCGACCTTGTGTAATTTTGATAGGTGGTATGTGGTATTACGGATATATTACTAAAGCAACTGAGGATGATTCCTTGGGTATTGCTTTTGAAACTACACATATTAATACCTTTACTGTTAAGAATAGACTTGGGACTGTTACACAAGATCTTATGTTAAATGCAGATTATATTCTTAATACTATAAGATTAGGTGACTTAAGTGGTAAGACTAATGAGCAAGTCAATAAAGACCTTGCTGATGCCTTATTTGCTAATTATGCTGTTATTCAACAATCTGATTTAGGTACTACTATTACTGGGGAAGCTCTTACAAGAATAAGAAATGCTACTTATCTTTTAGTAGTAGATGCTTCTAACAAAGTAAAATGTTTTAACAGAGGTTATGATTTAGAATCTATATATTGGATTAGTCCAAGAACAACAAGTACTATTGACCATATTACTTTAAGTTCAGCTGATAGATTAAGTAGTATTATAAGTGTAAGTTTTGATGCTACTGTTTTTGATAACTATAGAAATAATGGTGGTACTAAAACTACAAGAAGTGAGTGGTATACAGAAATGGCTGCTCAGTTTACTGAAAATACTTATGTGTTAGATTCATCTGCATTAAATACTGTTTTACAAACTGATATTGCAAATGCAATAGAAAGAGCAACCACTCTTATCATTACTAATGCTGTAGGTAATAAAACTCTTGTATTTAAAAGAGGAGGTATAGCAAGCACTGAAATATATTTTAATTGTACTGATACTACGAGTGGGGGTGCTGCATCCTTTAAAAGAATTATATACTACATATCAACTAAAACCTGTAGCGCTATAGCAAATGTTATAGTTAATCCATATCAATGGTATAGAGCTAATGGTGGTACTAAATATGCAGATCAGGCCTCTTTTACTACAGCATTTATAGCAGCAATAGATGCTCAAACTGGAGCTTAATAATTAATAATATATGTATCAATACAGGACAGGATTAGGTCAGGTATGGGTGGGAGCTAAACTCCCTCCCAATCCTGGCAGTAACATTATTTGGTTAAGACCTTCAGATGACCATAGGGTATTATGGGAGATTAGAACCTATAATATCTATAAGGAGAGATGGGAGGTATTAACTAGTGCTGCTCTTACAGCAGATGGTCTCCTTATACTCATAAGAGACCTTGAGAAGCGGTGTAAATCTTTAGAAGAACTTAAAGTGGTACTGTATGATACGGTACAGAATCTTACTCCTGAGGAGCAGAAGATTGCTCGTCAGAATATAGGTGCTATAAGTGTAGAAGATTTACCACCTCAGATAGAAGTTGTACAGGATGTAGGTAATAGTACTACTAGTGTAATGTCCCAGAAAGCTGTTACAAGAGAGCTCTTTACATTAGACACTCAGATAGATAATCTTAGTAAGCTTGTTGATGAAAATGTTACAAGACTTGCTATAGAATTAACTATTAATGATGGGGGAGTTTATTCAGTTGTAACACCTTTAGAAATACTTACTGAACATTACCGTAAGTTCTTAGCAGATCCTACTAAATATGTTTGGCAATTATATCTTAAGATAGGAGAGGATCAATTAGGGCTAGTCCCTATGTTTACAATCCTATATGGAGGATTACATATTGGTTTCTATCCCCCTGATATGTCTGGGGAGATGAAGCGTGTATGGTTAAGTACTAATGGTGATGTTGTAGACAATGCTACTGTAGATAACTATGGTCCTACACTTGTAGAAGTAGTCCAGAATACTGGTAGTGATTTAAGTCAGGTTATGTCTCAAGATGCTATTACTAAAGCTTTACAGAGTCAAAGTAATACTCTTCAGGCATTGATTGACAAGTGTACTGTACTACCTACTTATGATTCCTCTACTTATAAACTAACCTTTAAGACTATTAATGGGGCAACTTTAGAAATAGATTTGCCTATTGAGGAGTTAGGATTATCTTATAACGCTGAAGCAGAAGCTATAGAATTTACTAACCATGCTGGAGAAGTAGAGAGTATTCCAGTTAGTGCATTTGTAAAAGTCTACACTGGTTCTATAGGTGATGCTATTCAAATTAGCATTGATAATAATAATGTTATCCATGCTACACTATTAAATAACTCTATAAACTACGATCATCTTAGTAGGGAACTACAGGAAAAGATTGACAGTAGCTTTAATGTTGAGGAGCTTAAGAAGCATGCAGTAGTTTATGATGCAGCTCAACCTCTTACTGCTTCACAGAAATCACAAGCTCGTCGGAATATCAATGCAGCCGATGCAGATTATCAAGACTTAATTGCAAATGTTGTAGATCCTACAATCATCTCTAACCCAACTCAAGCAACTGATCTTACAGGACTTTCACTTGAAGAGGGGAGTGATTTTTTCATATTTATGAGAAAGTTACTGTATGTTATGCAGGGGAGTACATCTTATGATGAAGGAAATCTACGCCTACAATTTGCAGTTTCAGATGGTTCACCATCAGATTATTATTCCTTATATACTATTGTTGGATGGTTACGAGAAGAGTATATCTTTACAGTAGCTACTACAGATAGGATTGAGACTTATCAGATGACTGTAGAACCTAGTGATACTCCTAAGAGTCTCAAGCTGATTAATGTGACAGACTTATCACGGGTAATGAAATCTGGTACAGTTAAGGGTGTTGAGGTAGTACAAGGAACAGCTCCTATGCAGCAAGATAACATCTTATATATAGAGTTAGAAGAAACTACATAGTTATGAGTCATAATATAAAGACTATTACCTTTAATGGTAAGACAATAGCATCAAAGGATAATGCTCTTATTAAGAGGGTTATCTTTAATGGAGTGGTAATATGGCCTTACTCTCCGCCTGTAACATCAGACTTAGTTATTGCAACTTATGATGATGGAACATATAGTCTTTATGATGAGACTAAGGCAGGCCATCTAGTAGAAAGTTCCTCCTCTAGGGCTAATTCATCTTCGTGGACTATACGAAGAGTTTTATATAATGGGGAAGAGATTTGGGCTAGGCCAAGTGAGAAAGATTATTTAATCATTGAGAAAGATCATATTACTCTTGACTGGACGAATAATTGGACTGATACTAATACAATATATACTAATTTAACATTTACAATTGATTAACAATTATGGCAGTTACTAAATCTAACATTAATGTTAACCCTACAACTGGCTCGGGTAATACTACTCTGACTTTTACAGCAGATCCCGCTAGTTTAGGTAATCGTGTTGCAAAGAATGCAACCTTCACAGTCACAGCTCCGGGCGTTTCTCCGAATAAAACAATCACTGCAACTCTTGAAGCTGCAGCTGAATTTGTGTCATTTGATGATGGAGTTGAAATGGCTGTTGTTAAGGGTGGCGGAGCTGTAGTTATTACAGGTACCTCCAACTCGAATAAACTTACCTTTACCAAAGGATCTGGCAGTGTTGTTACGGCAGATATTGCTTCGATTAAGTATAAGGTTAACACATCTACAGATGCTACCAATGGTGTCGCTATTACTGGTGACCCTGGTGCAGCAGCCAAGTATACCTTTGAGCTGACTCTAACCGCTGTTGCTAATACAACTATTAACGAACGGACGCAGCAGATTACTGTTACTACTACGAGTAATAAGACTGCTACTATTCAGCTTAAGCAGGCTGCTGGTGATGCTTATCTTAACCTGTCCGCATCTACCATTACGGTTCCGCAGACTGGTTCTGCTACCATCGACGTTACTACCAACACAACGTTCACGGTATCCTAATAAATTAGGATTATTAGTAGGGGGGGGGGTAAACTGCCGCTTCCCCCTATTTTTAACTTAGTAAAAATTGTATTATGAGTATCCAGACGATTTCGATTCCTTGGACCACAGATGCTTCAGATTCTATTCATCTTCAGTGGGATGACAGTAAGATTACTGGAGGTAGTTTAGTTACAATCCCTACAGGAATTACTTCTGATTACAACTACACTGGAGAAGATAGGGAGAAGACTATTACGTTTAGAACTACAGGATCTTCTGGACCTCAAGCATCAAAAACACTTAAAGTTATTCAGACATCTGATAGCTTAGTAATAGCCACTTACACAGATGTACATAGTATGTATTCTGGAAATAAAGCTGGTTTTTAATTAATAATATATTTAAATATGGCAAATATTTATAAAGACATTTCGGCGTTTACAAAGAAAGCTGCTGCTTCTGGTAATGAGGAGTTTCAGGTATCTGCTACTGAGAAGGTTTCGTCGCAGCAGGTGGCGGATTTGTTCAAAGCAATGGAAGCGAAACTTACTGGCTTCACTCCCATTGGAAGTGGTGCACCCACTTTGTCAGCCTCAAATACTATCCTGCAGGCTTTTCAGATTTTATACCAACTTGTTGGGTCTGCGCGTATGAAAGTGTTAGGCTCCAACGATTCCAATTTCGGCTTTGTAGCTTGGTCTGGAACTACATGTTACGGAATTGTTTTCCAAGTAGCAGATGAGGTTATTTATGTCCGTGATGGTTTTACAGTTGCAAGCCCGGGTACACAAAGTGATGGAAACTGGATATCTCATATCAAGGACGGGAAGGCAATTCCTATGGGCAGTAATCTAAAGGTAGGTATTATAAGTGAGGCAGAGTATACTGCACAGCAGATAAATACTAATAACCTAAGCAATATTGTTAATGCAGATATTGTAGTTGTAAATGCTGATGGGTTATCTATGCCCTTAATGAGAGGACTTTCTAGTGATAGTGGAGTACTATTTTTTTCTGTAGGAATTCCTACAGATCTTAGTGCTGTAACTTCTGGCGATCCTATGCAAATAGGTAGTATTTATATAGAGGTAAATAGTTCTACAGGTGCTCTAACATTTGCTTCTTTTAATATCTTTGATCCTAACTGGATCAAGGGGAAAACTCCTGTAACTGTAACTGATTTTAAAAGTCTTCCAAATGCTATTAAGAATGCCGAGGATGGGGAGATTATACCTATTATTGCACCCAATTCTGCAGCTAATGGTCCTACTGGATTAGTTTCTATTGGACCTGCATATGGATATGTTCAGGTTGCTAAGGTGGGAAGTACTAAGGCTTACAACTTCCTTGTTCAGATGAATGGTGGAGGAAATCCTCAACTATATTCTGGTTTTGTACATACTACAGCTAATCAAATTTACTGGACCCCCATTGGTGGAGGTAGTACTGCAAATGTCTTACATGGTGAAAACATTGAGGAAGGATTAGAATATCTTATTCCTGACAATGTAGGAGATACAGTAGCTTTTAGAATAACAGGAGATTCTTCCCAAGTACCTAATTCTACCGAAGGTTTTGGATTATTAAGTAAAATTAATGGTAGTGAAAGTCTTCTTATTGCTACTCAAATTAACCCTAACAACACCTTTGAGGAACTCCTTTTTACAGGCCGAGTTCAAAACGATGGCTCGGGAACTGACTGGCATCAGGTAGGAGCATCCTCGTCTGGAGGGATGGAAAAACTTTCCACTTGGGATGACCAAGTATTAGCACAAGCCAAGAACGTACACATGGATTCTGGAGATGTAACTATTACATTAAATAGAGCTATAAAAAGCACTGATATGTTGCTTATAACTTGGCTGCTAACAGGAGACCAGAATAGTACTCATAGAGCAGGTAATGCAATTATCTACCCAAATCTTATAGATATGTATGCTTCCTTTCAGGTTATGTTAGATGAAAGATTTATTAATTATTCGGGTGGAGAATTTTATGCCCTAAATATGAATAATGGTGCTGAGGTACTTGTTGGACAGTCAGACTTTTCATTATATTTGAATACTGCAGGAAATGTTCCCCAACTTAATTATTCAATATTGGGGGTCTATAATATTTCTGGAAAGTAGTTAAAATCCCCCTATAATTGAGAGGGATTCTAATTATAACTTATAAATTCTATAAATTGACAGTTCTGCATTTCCAGCTCTAGAAATTATCCAGTAGTCATTATAAGTAGTTGTCCAGCCTATCGAAAAAGACTCTTGGTCACTCATTGCAATAGAACCCCCGCTATACGTAGGAACTGACAAAAAAGTACTAGTAATTCCAGTAGTTCTGGCTGGTAGATTACACCAAATGGCATACTGTCCGTCCATTGCTGAGCCAGAAACTTGCACTATCATCAGTATCATATCTCCAACAAATACTTTATTATTGCCATTAAGTTCAAGAGGATCTTCTAATTGTTTAGGAGTGGTATATTCTTTAACAAGGGTCATCCCTCCAGACGAGGATGCTAACACATTTACAAATTCAGTATTTCCAAAGGCTCCTATCTGACACCTATACATTTCTTTCTCAATACCAGTCTCCATTTCAGATGGAAATACTGTTATGTCAGCGTAAAAATCAGAAGCGGATATGTAGTGTGTGCATTGAACAAATCCGTACAAATTGTAAGACGTCCCAGCTGGGGCTTGGTTTGCATCGTGAGAAATGATAATAGGGAAGATTTGCCCCGGCTTTGTAAAAGGATATCTCGCTAAATCATAAATATCCTCGTCAGGACCTATGTCAATAATTTCTTCTGTCACCCCACCTCCACCAATGGGGGTCCAGCTGGGCGATTTAAAATTTAATAATTTATGTATCATTATATAAATGGATTTGGAAAAATTTGGGTAGGTATCGAACCCCCCCCCGAAGAAACTCTTAATCTTACTTGGTTACATCCTACGACTAGTAGTTCTCCTTTGTGGGAACTACTAGCCTTTGATTGTAATCAAGATAAGTGGGTTTTAGTAGGAGGTCAGGGAGGAGATACTCCTGAAAATTTCGAAGCTACAGTAGACCAAGTAGAGTCTACTAGTCAAGCAGATGCCTCTGTTGTATTAGACGGAAACATCTTTAAGTTCCGCTTTGGACTACCAAAGGGATCTGATGGTGATCCCGGTCCTGAAGGCCCCCCTGGAAAGGATGGAACTGATGGGAAAGATGGCGCTGATGGCAAACCAGGAGTCGATGGATCTGATGGTACCAGTATTAGAATGATGTATTCTAAGACTAGTACTCCAGATACTCCTCCTATTGTTGTTAAGGATAATGCTAATCCTGGCTCTATTTGGGGAAGTGCAGTTCCTATTCATACTACTTCAGATAGTATTTGGTCTATTACTGCAACTTTTAGAGATACAGTATTAATAGGTGAGTGGAGTGATCCACTTCTTATGACTGGTACTAAAGGAGACAAGGGTGACCAAGGAAACCCTGGGCCTGAGGGTCCAGAAGGACCTGCAGGAACTACTCCTAACTACAAGACTTATGTTTATAAGTTAAGTAATACTAAGCCTGAGCCTCCCACTGGTACAGATCCCAATCCTGAGGGATGGGAAGATTATCCTACTACTAGTGGTAATTGGTGGCAGTGTATTGGTACTGTTGTAGGGTCTACAGGTTTAGTATCTGAATGGTCTGAAGTACTACCTGTAAATGGTCGTGATGGTACTGCTCAGGATGGTAAATATACAGAGTTCCGCTTTGCAATAAACTTCAGCAATATTACTCCTCCTGCTCTTGATAAGACTATGAGGACTCCTACAGGATGGTCTATGACCCCTGCTGTTAAGGCTACTCAGGAGTTTATGTGGATGATTGTAGCCACAATTAATCCTGATGATACCTTATATACCAACTGGTCTACGCCTACTGTTATTAGTGGTGAAGCAGGTCCACAAGGACCCTCTGGTGAGGATGGTATTCAAGGGCCTCCGGGTGCAGATGGTAGAACTACATATTTTCATATTAAATACTCAGATGTTCCTAGTCCCACTTCTGCTGGTCAAATGACAGAAACTCCTAGCGCTTATATAGGTACTTATGTAGATTTTACCCAATTAGACAGTAATAATCCTTCTGATTATACTTGGGCTAGATTTGAAGGTTTACAGGGTGAGAAGGGTGAACAAGGTATTCCAGGTATTAATGGGGAAGATGGTCAGACTAGTTATCTTCATATTAAGTACTCGAATGATGGTGGAGCTACTTTTACTGGTAATACTGGAGAAGATGTTGGATCTTGGATAGGTACATATGTAGATTTCAATATTGAAGACAGTGATAATCCTTCAGATTATAAATGGGTTAAGATAAAAGGAGATGATGGGGAACCTGGTCCTGCAGGAAATCCTGGTCCAGCCGGTAAGGATGGAGTATCTGGAATCCCCGGAGTTGGCATTGAAGTACAGTACTGCCTTGGTACAGAATCTACATATACTGGTAGTACAGATTTAGGAGCTAATAGGAATCCTACTGGATGGAGTACTACCGTTCCTACGGTTACTGAAACTAATCCTTATATATGGTTTATACAGGCTCGCATTAACTATACAGACAATTCTGATAGAGTTGGTTCTGTAGATGGAGCATGGTCTATACCTGCTAAACTAAGTGGTACTAATGGTTTAGATGGAGCTCCTGGAACCCCTGGTGCTCCTGGTTCTAAAGGTCAAATTGTTTACCCCGAAGGTATCTACAATGTAAATACTACTTATGTATGTGATGAGCATAAAGCTCCTTATGTATATGATTCTGGGGATGCTAATTATTATGTCCTAAATAAGGTTGGTACTTGGCTTGGTACAGAGCATAGTAATCAGACTCCTAGTACTGATACTAGTGGATCATGGTTAAGAATAGATGCTGCTGAAGCTATATTTACTAAGATACTACTTGCGGGAACCGCATTAGTAGGGTCTGCAGTATTTATAGATGAATGGATGTTCAGTCAACAGGGTATTGATGCTAATGGTCAGGTATCAACCAATTATGAAGCATTTGATCCTACCAATCCTACTGCCGGAGTATTTACTCCTAATATTGCCTTTAACTTTGAAACTGGAGAAGGGTTTCTCGCAGCTGGAAAGATTAAATTTGAGTCTAACGGGAATCTTATTATAAATAATTCATTGCTTGGTAATAATGTTATACAGGCGTATGAAGAAGTGACTATGGACTCTCCTACTATAACTAAGTTGTATAGTAGTATTGGAGTTGCAGATACAACTCATACCTTCCAATATAATCTTTCTACAGATGTAGAGAATTTATTAGAAGCAGATAAGTTTTATTCTGGAGCTATTATAAATGAAACAGGTTTTGACCAAATTATAACCGGAATTAGTATAGCTGCTCCTGGAGATAGATTATTTAGTGATGAAGGAGATATTAGAACAACTTATTGTACTCAATTAAGACTTGGAGCAGGGTGTATATTCTCATACACATTACATGTAAATTATAAAAATGCTACTACTACTAGTATCACTCTGTATCCTCAAAATGCAAGTGACTTTTTAATTATTAGTAATGCAGATTATAGTGTTATATCATTAGCATCTAAGGCTATTGGAGCATCACTACCTTCAAACAATATCGCTAGAGGTAGAATTACTATGCAAGGTACTGGGTCAGGAACTATTTTTATTGATTATAGTAGTATTCATGGTATAACTCTAGGAACTCATTCAGTACAAGGTAAAGATAATAAATATAAGATTAAGATCCCAATTAATGGAAGATGTTATCCCTATAGGTATAGGTATAAATGTGATGCTCAGCAAACTTTTGATACCACTAGCATGTGGGATAATACTCCGTGGTGTGAAGTTCGTGTAGATACTTCTGAAGCTGGGGTAGAACATTCTTCAGATAATACTGGTAATTCTATTGGGATAGTAATTGATTTGGGAGGATTTACTCCCTCTAAAAGTCATGAGATGTTAATTGACTTTGTTATATGGTTTGATAATTACAATTTCTAATGAAGTGGAAGTTAATAGCAATCCAAGCACTAATAATAATAGTTCTTGGTGGGCTATGCTTCGGAGCTTATAATAAAATTAATGATTTACGAGAAGAAGTCTCTGCTGCATATACTAATATAAAAGCGTATGCAGCGGAGAATGATTCTCTTACTAATGAGAAGAGAGCCTTTAAATTTACGATTGAAGAGCTTAAATCTAGTAAAGACTCTATTAATAAGAAGTTATTAGAAGTTCAGAAGAAGCTCAAGATTAGAGATAAGGATGTACGATACTTAGAATATCAACTGAGTATTGCATCCAAGAAGGACACTGTGATTTTACGGGATACAATATTTCAACCTGATGTTAAGATTGATACTACTATTAGGGATAAGTGGTACAGTCTTAGACTTGGGTTAGAGTATCCTAATAAGGTAGCTGTAGAACCTAAGTTTAGGAGTGAAAGAACCGTTGTGGGACATCTTCAGAAGGAGACTATTAAGCCTCCCAAGAAGTTCTTCTTGTGTAGGTGGTTTCAACGTAAACATAAGGTTCTATTAGTCGATGTGGTTGAGGGGAGTCCCTATATTTACTCCGAGACCGAGAGATACATTCAAGTAATCGAATAATGGATTGGCTTACATTGCTGGGCGCTCTAGGAGTATCTAACTTACTCTCTATACTTGTTACCTGGAAACTTGGTGGCAAGAGGACTTCAGATGCTAATGCGACTCTTGTTGAGATAGAAACTCTTGTTAAGATGCGAGAGTTCTATCGAGATGAAATAGCACGCCTCCTGAAGGTTAATGAGGAACTTCATGCAACAGTAAATGAACTGTTACAGGAGCTTAAAGAGGCTAGGGGGGAGACTACTAATCGTCCAGAAATCCCTTAGTTATGGAATTACTCTTACAGCGTACTGATAGACAAAGCTCGTATACAGGCGGGAAGCTTTACGTAAATGGAGTATACGAGTGCGATACTGTTGAAGATACTGATAGAGATAAGAACTCTAATGGTATCTTTGATGGAGATGAGAAGAAGGTTATGCATGAAACTGCTATACCTAATGGTAGATATAGAATTACACTGGTAAACTCTCTCAAGTTTAGTCCTAAGGTAGATAATAGGAATATGCCTCTGCTAAATAATGTTCCTTCATTTACTGGTATATTAATACATTGGGGTAATAGTGCAGCTGATTCGTCAGGCTGCATCTTAGTTGGAAAGAATTACTTTAGTGGAAGAATATCTAATAGCAAGATAACCTTCTTAGCTTTACTAGATAAATTTGACAAAGCTATAGCTGCTGGAGAGCAGATATGGATTACTGTTAAATAGGAAATAAAGTAGTAGTTATTGGTATAATCTATTAGCTAATTTCTAAAAGTGTTTTATATGTCAAAAAATATTCATATATTTGCATTAATCTATGTAAAGAGATTAACTAATTAGATTAAAAATTTTGGAGAAGTATGGAAGAAACTTTATCAATGGATTTACTCAATGCGTTCGATGAGGACGCTATTGATATTACAATTGAGGAGGACGAACTGGAGTTTAATTCTCCAGGAGATGAGCCTCCTGTAGATACCAGTACAGATGCGGACCCTGATCCTAAAGGGATTTTTAAGGGTAAGCAAGAGGGCGGAGGTGCTGAAGATGGTGATGGAGAAACTCCTGATCCTAGCTTAAGCGGGGAAGATACCACCAAGGACAAGGATCCTGGCGATAAAACTTCTCCCAACACACCAATACTTGCTTCCGTCGCACTGGCTTGTTACGAAGATGGTATTTTCCCGGACTTAAGCGAAGAGGAGGTCAAGGAGATTAAGGACAGTGAATCATTTGCTGCTGCTTTAAAGAAGCAGATCGAGGCTGGGTTAGATGCTGAACAGAAGCGTATTCGAGATATGCTTAATGTTGGTGTAGAGCCTGATGTCATTCAGCAGTATGAGGGAACTATTCAATATCTCTCTGGCATCTCTGAAGAAGAGCTAGAGGCTGAGTCGGATGATGCAGAAACACTTCGTAAGAAGATTATTTATAACGATTATATTAATCGTGGCTTCAAGAAGGAACGTGCACAGCGCGAGGTTGAACGCTCTTTTAATGCTGGTACAGATATAGAAGATGCTAAGGCAGCTCTTGAGAGTTGTCTAGACTTCTACAAAGAAGAATATAGTTCGGTTGTTGAGGAAAGGAAAGCTGCTGCAGCTGCAGCTAAGGCTGCCCAAGAGAAGCAGCTCAAGGAGTTTAAGGCTAAGGTTCTAAATACTGAGAAGCCTTTTGATGGTATTAACCTAGATAAAGGTACTCGAGAAAAGGTTTATAATAACATGACCAAGGCTAGCTATAAGGATGAGACGGGTAATATTATGACTCCTATACAAAAGTATATTAAGGAGAATTCCTTAGACGCTCATTATTATCTCTCCTTAATGTATACTCTAACTGATGGCTTTAAGAATATTGATAAGCTTGTTAGTCAGAAGTTAACTAAGGCTAAGAAAGGTGCTCTACGAGAATTAGAGCATAAACTCAGCAATACGAGAACTTTGGATGATGGTAGCGTTAACTTTAATATGGAGCCTGAGGAAGAATCCTTTGACTTCATTGACAGAATTGACGTTTAATTAAATTAATAAATTATGCAACTAGGTAAATTTCAAATGAAAGCCTTCACGTCGTGGAAAGGCTTAACCCGAGATAACCACATCGGAGCAATTTTTGGTCGTGCACCTCAGAAGGCTACTAATATCATGGTACAACTTCTGGCTCAGCATCGTGGCAAGAGCCTCGATAGTTATCTCCAGAGATTCCCCGTTAAGTACTTTGAGACGGACGATGAGTACACATGGGAAGTTATTGGCAGCTCGCGGAGAAACATTCCGATCATTGAGGCTCGTGATATGAACGATAACCCCTTGGAGGATGTAGGAGCTATGGCCGGTGAGAATGGGCAGCCCTTTAAGGTTGTCTTCCCCGAAGATTGGTTCGCTGATGGCGAGGTTATCGTAGGTGAGCTTAACGAGGTTTATCCCCTGCGTATCTTGGGTCAGCCGAGACTTGAAGGTTCGAATGCAGTTTATACCGTAGAGCTTATGGGTGGTGTCCTTGGTGGCATGCCTATTTCGCAGCTTGTTGCTGGTAAGCGCTTCAGTTGGGAGTACGCTCCTGTTGAGGATACGATGTCGCTGGAAGTTGGTGATGTTCGCTATACGAGCTCGACTGCAATGCGTAACGAATGGTCGCACATTCGTATCCAGACTAAGGTTCCTGGAAACATCCTGGATAAGAAGCTTGCTGTAGGTATTCCCTTCGTTGACAAGGCTGGTACTAAGCAGGTAGCAAATTCGTGGATTCACCATGTAGACTATAAGCTTGAGGAGACCTTCTCGGAGTACAAGTCGAACATTATCATGTTCGGGCGCTCGAATCGTAATAAGAATGGTGAGTATCTGAACTTTGGTAAGTCAGGTAATGTCATCAAGATGGGTGATGGTATTCGTGCTCAGATGTCGGTAGGTAACACTCGTTACTACACGAAGTTTAGTCTGAAGACTTTGGAGGATGCTCTGTTCGAGCTGTCTGAATCGAAGCTTGACTACTCGGATCGTACGTTCATCATCGAGACTGGTTCTCGTGGTGCTGTACAGTTCCACAAGGCTGTCCTTGATGTAGTATCTGGCTGGACGGTATTCCAGTATCTTGGTGGTAATGCAGCTAACCCTGCTATTATCTCGAAGACTTCGAGCAAGCTGCATGACAATGCACTTAGCGCTGGATTCCAGTTCGTAGAGTACAAAGCTCCTAATGGTGTAACCATTAAGATTGAGGTTAACCCGCTGTATGACGATCAGGTACGTAACAAGATTATGCACCCGAATGGTGGTGTTGCAGAGTCGTATCGTTACGATATTCTGAGCATTGGTACTACGGAGGAGCCGAATATTCAGCTGGCTAAGGTTCGCGGTAAGGAAGAGTATCGTGGCTACATGTGGGGTCTGCGTAACCCGTTCACGGGTGGCATGAACAACCCGTACATGTCGTATCCTGAAGACTCGGCTCAGATCCACAAGATGGCTACTCTGGGCGTCTTCATCCTGGATCCGACTCGTACTATGAGCCTGATTCCGAATATTCTTACGGAGTAATAAACTTTTATAGGTAGGTGGGAGTCAAATCCCACTTACCTTCATTTAAATTAAGGGAGAAGTTATGGATAAAAATTTTAGCAATATTGGTGATATTGATGTTGACACCTCGGTTGATGAGGTAAAAGTTGAGGTACCTAAACCTGTAAAGGGTCCTAAGGTAGATAAGAAAGGTGTAGCTACCATTGTAGAAGATGAGCCGTTGGTTAACTGTCTCAAGAACGAGAAAGTTATTGTGCGGTGTATTCTTAAACCTACTGGTAATATTGACAAGCCTACTCACGCTCTCTATGGAGGTATGGCTGAAACCGCAGTTAAAATCTATACGCTACCGCTTCTGATGTCGGGTTCATATAAGAATGCTCTCACTAAAGCTGAGAAGAAGTTCTTAGAAATGGCTATGGGTCTTGAAGATAATGCACTATCTATCTATCGTAAGGAAGATAACTATTGGGAGTCTGACAATGCTATTGTAAGACTTGGTAAGATGGATACAATTCTGGATCTTTCTACCCCTGATGGTTATATTAAATATAAGATTCTGCTAGCTAATTCGGACACTATTGCTCCGAGTCTAGATGCTCTTAAAACCACTCCTAAGGAGACTTATAGATATGTACTTATCCGCGAGGGTGAGGAAGTTAAGACTCTTAATAAGGAGATGAACGTAGCTATGCAGGCATCCTTCGAGCTTGGTAAGTTCCTTGAGAATAAACCTGTACTGCGCTTCGCAGTTGAGACTCTTGAAGGTAAACCTGTTTCTGAGTCGAGTACTCTTGATTGGCTACAGGCTCAGGCATTTAAGAATATGCAGAGCAATCCTAAGCTCTTCGTTCAGATTCTCCAGGATCCTTATCTTGAGACTAAGGTAATGATTAAGGATGCAATCTTTGCAGGTCTTATTAAGAAGCGTGGTGATCTTTACTACAAATCGGACAACACTCCGCTTTGTGAAGGTATGGATGATCCTACTATTGCAAATGCTGCTAGGTATATCAACGCTGTCAAGAATCAAGAGTATAAGTTAATGCTTGAGGCTAAGATCAAGGCTTCTAAGAAATAATTTACATTATGACTGCAGCGGAACTGATTCAGAAATTTAATCTACATTATGATAATATCTTAAGTGCAGCTGCACCAGGTCTTAATGAGTATGAAATATCATTATTCTTAACTCAAGCGCATAGAGAGGTTGTTTCAGGCTATTATAACGGTACTATGGGTGGTGATACCATCGACAGTACTGAAGCTGTTAAATCGCTCCTTCCACGTTATATTCTTACAGGAACGGCTGTTATTACACAGCTTATTCCCAATCAGATTGAGGGGCTTAATTCCTATGTTATAGACTTAGATGCTGACGTACTTCAGCTATTAGCTGAGCGTATTAAGGGTCCTAATGACTCTACTTTAAAGACTCGTAATATAGTAGTTAAACCTGTTGATATTGATGAAGCCTATAGGCTTATGAGGAATCCTTTTAGGAGACCTTCAGACCTAAGAGTATGGCGTGTTGATGAGACTACCAATGAAGATACAACGGTACGTCAAGTCACATTAATATCTAATGAAGATCTTGTATCTAAAGAGTTTCAATACATTTATACTTACATGAAAGAACCTGAGCCTATTATACTAGTAGACTTAGATTCAACAAAATGGATTAGTATCGGAAACCTCTCTATCATGGGAGAACGTAAGGCAAATGTTGATAAGGATACAATAGCTCAATTAGGAGACAAGATCTCCCCCACCCTTTGGGAGCTGATTATAAATCGTGCTGTAGAATTAGCTACACGCGACTACAAGGAGAATAGTTTGAATACACAAATTGCTCTGAATCGCAGAGTAGAATAATTTTAATTAATGTTATAATATGGCAAATTTTAGTGAAAATGCTGTACGGCAGGTTATCACTGCTAAAGCTGCAGAAGATGTAAATGTCATTGATGTAGCTACAGGTACTACTGCTGCTGCTGGTGCTGAGAAATTTTACATCACGTACAAGAATGCTGATGGTCTTGAGATGCGCTCGGATATTATCGAGAAGGCCAAGATTCGTCAGTATGCAGCTAGACCTTATAAAGTTGGCTCGCAACGTACTGTTACGATCATGGTTAAAGCTGATGAGCTTGCTCCTAATACTGAGTATAGCCTTCGTGTTATGATCCGTGAGGTTATGTCGGGTTCGCAGGAAGACCAGATGGTAGGAGTTGTTTCGGTTACTACGAGTTCGGCGGCTGATGCTGCTGCTCTTTCGAAGGAACTTACTGATGGTCTTGCAGAGCAGATTAATAAGATGTATGGTGTATCTGGTAAGAAGTACAATAAGCTTGACTGGCCGGTTCTTGAGGCTGTGGGTGAGTCTGGTGTTGGTGGTGCCGCAGATACTATTGTTATCAAGGAAGTTGCTGATGATCTGAAACCTTGGATTGTAGGTAAGGTACAGCTACGTTCTTATAACTTTGACATCTATCCCAATCCCGTCCTTTCGATTTCGTCGACTGGCAATACGAACTTTGAGTCGTATGACTGGATTGATACTTCGGCTGGCGTAGACAAAGGCCTTCTTACAAAAACTGTAGGGGGTTCGCTTGGTCATGGTAATGGTAAAGTTGCCGCTGACCTTGAGTACTTCTATCACGGTGAAATTGGAGATTTCTATCGTATGAACAACTACCCGTTGAATATTACTACCAAGTATATGGTAGATCCGTCTAAGGGTTATGATACGGTAGATCTTGCATTCTTCTATAGAGGAGAGGCTACTTCGCCTCAGGCTTCTGAGAAACAGCTTATGATTCTTTGTGAATCGGATAAGACTGGTGCTGAGAATCCTCTAGTGCTTGGAGCTATTGCTACCAAGTTGGATACTGCTATCAAAGCTATCCTTGCTTAATTTATAGTTTAGGGCAATTACTATAATTAAGTAACATTTATAAGAGTTAGTGAAAGTTGATTAGAGTAATATTGGGCTACTGCTTACGGGCAGTAGTCCTATTACATATATATTTTGCGCGAAATATATTTATATTTAGTTCAATTAACTTTTAAAACTTTCACTAATTATGGCAGAATTTGCTTCTAAAGGCGTTGGTAATGCTGGTTTAACCCTTGGCATTATTGGTACTGCAGGCTGGTTACTTGGTAACGGTGGCTGTGGTAATGGTTTGTTCGGCGGCCTCTTCGGTAGAGGAAACTGTGGCAATGGTCAGGCTGAACTGGTATCTGCATACCAAGCCGCTGCTGCTAATCTAGCAGCTGAAAAATATGCTGACAATGTTGGCATAGAGTTATACAAAGAAATTATCGCTCAGTCGAATAGAGCTGATCAGCGTCTCGGGGATTACTCGAATCAGCTGGCTCAGGGTATTATTAATCTCGACAAGAAGGTTGCAATGCTTGAAGCTACTCAACCTCTGGTTGCTGAGATTACTAAGCTTAAGTCTGAGAGATACACGGATGAGCGCACCTGGAATAAGGTTGAGGGCGAAATCCGACTTCCCTACAAGGAGATTTGCTATCCGCCCTACCCGCAGGTAGCTGTTCCTGTTGGCGGTCCCTGTGGCTTCGGCTATGGAGCTAGCACTGTAGTTCAGTAATTGAATCCAAATAATTTGCGATCATGATGGAACGAACGGTAATAACTAACTTCGGTGAGGGGACTACGTTGAATCAAGTTGTTGAATTCAATGTATGTCTACCCACTCCAGCTAGGACTGACGTAGCACCTACGTCTACGTTAATTCCTACTATTCGTTATACTAGTGAGTTCACGTTGGATTCAACTACTTACTATTTAACAAAAGTAGATCTAGCTCTACAGGTAAGCTATACAGATGTAACTAATATGAGTAGAACCTTTACAGTTCATTCGAGTAATGCTGCCGTGGTACAAAGCTCTTCGGTTCCCACCGTTGAGGATATTACCTCGGAGAAGATTATAGGAATGATAATCCCGCCTTGTGTATGCAAGGTTACGGAGAATGTAATTAATTCCACTCCTACTGCAGCGATGTTAGCATCGAACAGAGGTTACTTTGTATATGCTGTATCTACGAAAGGGACAGCCGCTCCTACTTCGTAGTAATTAATAATCTTTACAACTATGTATGGATATCCAGCTGGGTCTCCTTATCAGAGCTTTCAAGCACCGTTGACTAAGGAGAATCAATTACGAATGTTAGAGGGACAGATAGAGGCGCTTAAGTCTATGGGAAGTAGTACTCCTCAGTACTCGTTACTAGAGGAGATTAATAATTTCTCATCTAACTTAACTGAGGATGAGAAGAAGTTAATCGAGAAATCTCCTGAATATTCTGAGGCTAAAGGTAGCTTTGAGGCAGGGTTTATGAGTTTCCTAGGCAGTAAGTTTAGCAGCGAGTATGTTGCTACACCTCAAGGAAAAGTAGCCGGAGAGCGGTTACTAGAAGTTATTAAAGATGTTAAGTCTAAGGCTCAGCAAGAGATTGCTGCTAAGCAAGAGAAGCTCCAGAAGGTAGCTGACTTACTAGATAAACATCCTGAATTACTCGATAAAATTAAGTAAACCATGACTGACTTAGAGATATTAAAAGCCGCATTAAATTCGTCGATTAGAACTATAGCCACAAATTTAGGCTTTCCTTACTTAGCACCAGTTGCTATGTATGGTGCCAATAACTTACTTAGCAAGCCTAAGTACAAGTTTATCTTGGATGCCTTAACAGATGGTAATGACAATATCGACATTGAGTCGTTGTCTAATGCTCTTAAAGATACGATGCGTTCGATGCCTAATAAGCCGACCCTGCTGGGTATTACTTTTGGACCAGAAGACATTGACTTGTTTAAGAGGGAGTTCTTAAACATTAAGAGTAAGAATGCCTAGTGTAACTTTTATTCAGAAGATCAAGGAAACCTTCACTCCTAATAAGCAGATTAAATCTCTATTACTAGAGATTGTTACTCTTCAAGAAGATATGCGTGTGAGTTTAGACCACATAGATTCTTCTCAGAAGGAGATAGCTGAAGCTTTAAAGGATATTAAAGGTTGTATACTGAGTCTCAAAAGAGGTCATAGCGGTAGAGATAATAAGCACAAATCACTTAAATCTCGTAGTTATGATGAAGAAACACCTGCACGTTAAATTATCTGCAGAGTCAATACTTGAGATGATATCTGAAGCTGCTCATAGTGCTATGAAGAAAAGCCTTGAGGATCACTTTCTGAGTGAGGAAGAGTATAAGGAAATTATACATTCCAGCTCACGAGATCTTCATGAACTCATTCGTGAGAACCTGCATGGCACTGTAGAGTGCAAACTTCTTGATGTCATTAAGCTAATCGAAGCTTACTTTGAAGCCCGTGATATGGACGAAGAAGTACTTATGGTTATGCTTGACAAAAGCAGAGAGTAATTATATATCTAGTATGGAAATGGATTTCGAGAGAGTTATAACCTTCATTAATGAACTTTATGGCTCATACTTTAAACTTAAGGAGATACATTGGAATACCTATAGTAAATCATTACATCTACTCATAGATGATATTAATGATGATCTATTAGAGTATATTGATGATATTACTGAGAATATTATGGGTCTAAATGACAGTCGTTTTGGTTATGGCATTATCAATCCTAATATTCCAAACACTACAGATCCTAAGGAGATCTTAAAGGTTCTTGCCGCTAAGGCAGAGTATTTAAAGTCTGGGATGACTGCTGGAAGATATTCTGGTATAGTTAATATCCTAGATGATTTTGCTCAAACTATGAATCGTTACATCTACCTTAGCTCCGATAGATAATTACGCAAATAATAAGAAATTATTATTTTTTTATAAAAATCCTTGCATATATGGAAATTTTTTCGTATATTTGTGTCAGGATTTAAAATTTAACCAGATGGTTAGGTTGACATCCAAGTTAGCCTAACCATCTTTTTTTGTATATGGACACAAACTATAGACTTAGCAAGATTGAGAGTAAGTACCATATTAAGGTACTTGGAATGATTGATGATAAGAATATTCATGTAGTTAGGGATAACTATGAATATATTATACCTATAGGTAACTTATCAAGGACAAAGTGGACTCCTAGTCTTATGACATCAGAATCCTTTGTAAACTATCTAGAGAGTAAGATAGATTGTCCTTCTCTTAAAATTATAGAGTTAGATCGTGATTCTCGAAGAATGCTTGTTAAGAACCTTGATACTAGTGAAACTACTTGGCAATTTTACTATAATACAGATTCGGAGTATTTATTAAGAATGACTACGAAGACGCTTACTATTATAAGTAAATTAAAAGAATTACTAGGTGATGTTTATGACTATTCTAAAGTTATTTATAAAGGAGTTCATTCTCCATTAATTATAGGTTGTCCTAAGCACGGGGATTTTATAACTACGTATAGTAATGAGTCTTCTAATAAAAAGTATAAAGGGTGTCCAATATGTGCCAAGGAAGAAATTCAACATACTGCTTTTGGGTTTAGAAAAAGTGAGTTTGTTAATTTATGTAAGGTTAAAAATACTTTAGGAAAATTATATATAATTAGGTGTTATTCTAAAAATGAATCTTTTTATAAAATAGGGATTACTTCTAGAAGTTTAGAAGAACGTGTTAAAAATATTCCTTATGAATATGAAGTTATCAAACTTTTAGAAGATGACCCGGAAAAAATCTGGAACTTAGAAAAGTATTATCATAGTATGTTGAAGCAATTCAGATATCTACCTTCAAAAGAATTTTATGGAATGTTTGAATGCTTTTATACATTAAATAATTTAACTTAATTTAATATGAACGTTAACGAAATTTTAGAGGTATTTAAGGTTAAACCTTATCTTGTACGCATGGGGAAAGGATCTCTATCGAGACGACTACATGCATCTAAGGAAGATATTGTAGCTGCTAAGAAACTACTTCGTGGTTCTGCTCCTAAGCTTGAGAAAAAGCCTAATATCCTTATCTTAGATATTGAGACTGCACCTATGAAAGGTTATGTATTTAGTCTATGGAAAGACTCTGTAAATCTAGATAAACTTCTTGCAGACTGGTATATTATCTGTTGGTCTGCTAAGTGGTTATTTGGTAGAGAAGTCCTAGGAGATTGTCTTACAAGTGCTGAAGCTAAAGCTCAGGATGATCGTAGAATTGTAATGAGCCTTGCAGAACTTTTAAACAAAGCAGACATTGTTATTACCCATAATGGTAAGAAGTTTGATTTGCTTAAGATTAATGCACGAATGTTGATTCATAGACTTCCTCCTGTTAAGCCTTATCAGAACATTGATACACTAGAAATTGCTAAGAAGCAGTTTGGCTTTACTTCTAATAAGCTTGATTACTTAGCTAAGATTCTTGGTGTAGATACTAAGCTTGATACAGACTTTCAGCTATGGGCAGATTGTGTTGATGGTAAGCCTGAAGCATTGAAGTATATGTATAAGTATAACAACTGGGATGTTGAATGTCTTGAAGCAGTATATCTCAGACTACGACCTTGGATTCGTAATCATCCTAATCTTAATCTATACTATGAGTGTGATGAACCTATTTGTCCGAATTGTGGTTCTAAACATTTGAAGCCTGAAGGGTTCTATTACACTTCTGTTAATAAATACCAGGTCTTCCGATGTGAGTGTGGTGCTACCTCCCGCATGAGAACTTCAGCTGTTGAGCCTGAAGTTAAGGAAGTAATTCTTAATAATAACATGGCCTAAGTTATGCAGACCTACAGAGAATGTGTTTACATGGTATTTGATGAGCTCAAACTTTCCTCGGATGATAGTCCTTGGGAAGTTGAGCACATCATATTCTTGCTTAATAAATATCGTGCTATTTTAGCGAAGCAGCGTTATGGTGGTGCTAAGAAGGATGTACCTCTTGAGTACTACCAGATTTGGGAACTGGGTCATTTAGACCTACCTGCTAACAACACTAATGTACGCAGAACCTTTAACTTTAAGAAACCAGTTCCACCTATTTTAAATCTACATGGTGTCCTATTAGAGACTTCTATCTCTTACCATACAGCTCCTCTTGAAGAGCATTGTATTATTGATGGCACCCCTCTAGAACTTTATATACAATCTACATCATTTGTAGAGAATAACATTGATGTTAACTTTATAAATCCTGATAGATTCAAATACCTTGGTTATAACAAGTGGCTAACATCCCAACCGTATGCTACCATTGGTTATGACCATAAGTTGTATATAAGCTCTACTGCTGATTTCCTCGATGGTAAATACTTTAGGGTACAGGGAATCTTTGAGAATCCCACTGATTTCCAAGATACCACTGATGGTAAATTAGATATGTATTTCCCTGTAGAGCAAGCCTTAGTTCAGCCTATTATAGATCTTATTATCAAAGAACTTGGTAATGTACTATACTTACCTAAGGATGGTGAGAATGATTCTTCTGATGGCTTATCTATACCTATGGGTAGTTATCAACCTCCTAAGGTTAGGTCTAAAACAACTGTTGATGAATAATGGAGTATAGTGAATTTCTAAAGCAGGTTAAGAAAGTAAGTAGCTCAAGAACGTTTAAGATTACCAATTCATTTAGTATTAAAGGTGCTTATAAGTGGTATCGTAATCATAGACCTAAGAAGTCTAAGTATGTCCTTCAGGAAGGGCAGTTTTACGCGATTATACGCACTATAAATGATATGTTGGCAGATGCCCTTGTTCGTGGAGAAGAAGTGAAATTTCCGGCTCGTATGGGTCTTTTAGAAATTCGCAAGTACCACATTGAACCATATCTTAATGAGAAGGGAGAGCTCATTTACAAAGCTCCTGTAGATTGGGGAGCAACCTTAAGATTCTGGTACGAGAATCCTGAGGCTTATAAGAATAAGATTACAATTAAGGTCGAGAAGCACGACAATTATAAGATTGAGTATAACAAGTCCAAGGCATGCTTTAAGAAGAAGTCCTACTATATGTTTCAACCTAATAGGGCTTTAAGGATGAAAGTTCATCAAGCAGCTAGTGACGGACAACTCGATGCATTTGAATATAATTATTGGAAAGATGGCAGCAGAAAGGTACGTTAGCCTAAAGGTCGTTGCAGACCAACTACATCGAAATCCCTTAATGAACGGGATAGCATTTGAAGCTATCTTAGATTACACTGTAGATTTCTTACAGATAGTAGGAGTTCCTGCGGATTTCATAGACAAATACTACTCTATAGAGTATGAAGATTATAGAGCTCCTCTTCCTGAAGACTATGTAGAATGTAATCAATTAATGATTGATAATCGTGTAGCTAGGTGGGCTACAGATACATTCCATAATCTTTATAGAGATACTAAGACTACAGGTAATTATTGTGTTAATGATAAGCTACCAAGGTCTGTAGATTACACCTTTACTATTAATAATAGCTATATATATTTATCTAAGGAGAAGGGTAAGATTGAGATGTCTTACAAAGCTATTCCTGTAGATGAAGATGGGTATCCAATGATTCCTGATAATCCTGTATTTCAGCGAGCTCTTCGCATGTTTATTGAGAAGGAGCATGCTAGAATACTTTATTTAAATGATAAATTGGATGGTAATAAATTCAGCAAGATTGAGCAGGACTACTGGTGGGCAGTTGGTCAATGGGAGACTGATTCTCGTAAGCTTAATCTATCTAAAGCTGAAGCACTCTTTAACTCCTTTAGAACTCTTATTGTACGAGATACAGAGTTTAAGAACCGCTTCCGCAACGACGGGACCAAAGAGCGCTTAATACGTCATTAATTATGGAGATTAAAAGAACACAGCTGGTTGTAAGAGGAATGCAACAGGATCTTAGTATCTCGAAGTTTAACCCTGAGTTCTCCTATGAGAATCGTAATATTAGAATCACTGCTCGTGAGGATAGCTCATTGTTATCTATAACTAATGAGCGTGGTAATAAGAAGTTTACTAAATTTAGTAGTAAGGCTGTTGATGGAAGAGATGATGTTATTCTTACAGCATCCTACTTTAAAAATGATAGTAATTTCTCTGAGTTACACATATCTGCTTCTAAACCCACAGCATCATTAATTAGGATTAATGTAACGCTTCTTCGAAGTGATGGGCAAGAGGTTTTTACTGGAATGTGGTTTGGAGAGGGTCATACTAATGGGGGTATAGAATTTTCTGGTAATCCTGGAGCTACTATTACTAAACTAAGTATTGGGGATCAGTATAAGAGTGATGAGAAGTATTTCTACTATCTTAAAGATACAGTAAACTCTTCTAACAATGATATAGTTCCCGAGTCTCATCCTTATATTAAAGGAACTTTTGATGGAAACTTTAAAGGAACATGCATAGGTTATGCATCTCTCAATAAATATATCATTCTATTTACTCACGATTCTGAGAATATAGATAGAATTTATAGAGTTGAGGATTTAAGCGAAGTGATGTTAATGTTTGAGGGTAACCTTAACTTTAGCCTTGAGCATTTAATAGATACTATGCCTATCTATGAGTCTGAAAGTACTCAAAAAGTTTATTGGACAGATGGGTATAATCAACCTAGAGTTATTAACTTCATTAAAGATCCTGAGCCTAAGAAATGGGGGAACACATCTTACTATGACTTTTCCCCTTCTATAGAGCCCTATAACTTTATAGAAGTATCTAAGAATGATACTGGTGGAGAATTTGCTCCCGGTGTAATACAATATGCCTTTACATACATTACAGATTGGCAGGGAGTAGAAACTAATATTGCTAATGTTAGTGGTTTAAATTATATCTCATATCCTACTAGAGGAGCCAAGAAAGATGAGACTTGTTATAATAGTTTCTCAATAAAGCTCTTTGGATTAGATCAAAGATATAAGTATGTTAGAGTATATTCTATTCATAGAACATCTTTAAATACTACTCCTACTGTAAAAATTCTTGGTGAGTATAATATTCTTCCTACTACTGGAACTTATATTCCCTATCCAGAGTTAAAGAATGATCTACTTACTAAAGTTAGAACTATTCCAGAATATGCTAATGCTACCTATGAGGATAGTTATCCAAAACTATCTCCTTCATTTAGTATCCTAGCAGATAGTATAGACAATTGGTATCATATCAATATAAGATCTGTAGGCAATGGTACTATTACTTTGCAAGATATACTAGAGCATTTATGGAAGAATTCTTCATACTATGTAGATGTAGTAGATACTGGAGTTGTAGGAACTAATGCTGATTCTGCAGAACTTTTATATAAGAATAATCCTGAAGCTATTATTTCTACGATGGCTAGCAAAGACTCCGCACTTTTTGTAGGAGGATATACTATTCCTAGAGATAGCAACGGATTTGATTCAATTAATTTATATCAAGAATTCCTTTCAGGAACTAATAAAATTTCTCTAGAATTAAGCAACAGTGGTGCCTCTAAGGTTGCTTGTAGATTTATAGCCCAATATTATGTTGCCTCAGCTATCACGATTAATGTTAACTATAGTAATGATACTAGTAATTCTTATTATATTACTGAGGGGGCTAAACAATCAGGCAGTCATAGTATTGACTCAACTGTCACGATTACTTCTTATGAGATAGTTAAAAGTACTGGATCAAAGTATTATACTGACAGTAAATATACATATTACTTAGATAATGAAGATCCTCCTGAATCTTTACTTATTGAGGGATCTGTGGGATCTTATCGTTGGGATTATAGAGACCCTGTAGAAATAGAGGAAGCTTCCGAAGTAGGTACTTATACATACACACCCTATACTTTAAGTAAAGGGTCTTATTGTAAGCATTTTAAACGAGGACAGCCTTATAGATTTGCTATACAAGGTCAGCTTGAAAATGGTCGTTGGGGTGATCCTATAGTTATCAAAAACCTAGAGGATGGTTATTTAGTTCTTCAAAATACTGAGGATAATAATTTAATCTATGAGTTGGATAATGTATGTACAAAATCATTTGTACTAGATCCTGTAAGGGATGAGGATAACTCTATATATAATTCTATTAAGCCTGATGTTCAGAAGTATAGATTCCCTGCAGAGGATCCTTCTAAGTGGGAAAGTACTTCTAATGTTAATTATAGTCCTAACAAGAACGCTTTTGTATATATGCCTTCGTTGTTAGGAAAGCCTGAGGATAACAAGAATAATTTTAAGCCCTACACACAGATTCCTAACTTATCTAAATATATATATAATGATAAGGATGTTCAAGAGTTATCGCAATCATATACTTACTATAAAGAGTGGGATAAGATAAGTGGAAAGATTTCTCAATCTATGTGGAGATCTGACCTTAGAAGACCTTCTGCTTATGGGGTATTTTATAGCATGGCTAATGGGATTGATCCTACGAGTAGTTCCATCTTATTCGATGATTATTCAACATTCACAGATTTAACAGACCAAGAGTACCAGACTAATTATACTAATTTATTCTTAAATAAACTAGTAGTTAAGCTATCTAATACTATATGTAAAGATCTATATAATAAGGGTTATAGAAGAGTACGACTTCTTTATGTAGAACCTACTAAAGTCAATCGTAAATATCCTGCTCAAGGAATCTTAACCAATACAGTTTTTATTCCTAACTTAAGAGCTACTAATTCTTGCTGGTCCTATACTGACTACTTATCAAGACCTAGAGAAGTCTATAGAGTTTGGAATGAGAAGTCGAAGTTTTTTAAGAACTGGGGCAAGAAGTCTGGTAGACGATGGATAGGAGATAGTAGTGGAATTAAGGCAGAGGAGACTAGTACTGGTGGGCTTATGATACACTGGTTGGCATCTCCCTATTTTTACCCAATGATTCATAATTTTACACTACAAGATGATGGTGATAATAATCGTTGGTTAGAGAATGCTTTTCTTCTATGGAATATTAGACCTAACTATGGTCACCTTATGGGTACTATCTATGAACAGCCTAGAAGTAATAACAATACTAAGGGGTATGAATGGGGAAATAAAGGAGGTGTTGGTAATTTCTTAAATGACACTGAATCTAATAAAGGAACCGACGATGATAATGATATGAATTATTATCCCGATGTACAGATCTATACTCCTAGAGTTATTCATGAAGCTAATTTTAACAATATACTTTTTGATGATAGTATCCTAGACTTTTGGAGTCCGGATGTAGAATACCAGGAAGTTGATAAGAATTATTTCGAAAATACTGTTGAAGGCTTCCAAATTAGAGGCTTATCCTTAGTAACAAGTACTACTAATAGTAATTATATTATTAAGGATAATAGTAATGTTGTAGGTCTTATTGGATATAGTGATGTATCTAACTACTCTCCTGTTCACACTGTAAAATCTCTGAAGGGTAAAGGACTTAATGCAGCATATTATGATGAAAGTGAAATAGTAGATATTGGTTCTGGAGTTCATAGATTAATAATAGGCACTGCTGGTGTATGGGATCCTGGTACTTTCCTTAATGATAATATTTCATGGGCATCACTAAATGCTTCTGGAAAGCCTGACTCCTCTCCTGCGAAACTATTTAAAGATAAGATCTTTTCCTTTAAGAAGTATTGTTTAGACACTACTATCTTTAGAGATTTATCATCATTATATTATGATGTAAATAAACCATCTCTCTTTATTAATGGAGATTCTATAAGGCCGGTATCTTTATATAAGACCGCTTATTCTGGTGAAGAGATTACTTATAATCCTGGTATGGATGAACTTCTCCTACAACTTGGAACAGAGTCAAAAATTAATTCTAACATACCTATTAAGTATAGTGCTAATACTCACCTCACATTCTCACTTCCTCCTAAGAAGGAGTTGTTTGTAAGCTTTGATGGAGTAGCAGCTTCTACTAAAGTTATAGATCCTAAGACTAGAGTATTCCCCACTCTTCCTGAGTTTAGTGCTTATGCAAAGTTCCATAATAACAATAAGATTATTGGTAACTACACTAGAGAATTATCCTTATTAAATATTAATTGGTGGCCTTCTAAGAATTCAGATCGCCCTGATATTTATAAGAATGAGGCTTATAGCGTTACAGACTCTCGTAAGAGAGGTGAATGGGATGAACCTTGGAAAGTTTCTTTACAGGTAAATAGACCTCTTACTGCTGATATTACAGTATGGTTTAAGTATAGATTAGGATTCTGGAAAGCCAAGAAGACTTCTAAGACTGGTACTGGTACTATTACCCTAAAGAAAGGTGATTCTAGTGCTATTATCAAATTTACAGAGTCGTGGTTCAACATGAGAGACTGGTCTACTATTGAAGTATTAGACTATAATATTAGTAAGGTAGGAGGTAATTATATCAGGTCTACTGATAAAATGTGTGCTACCAGTCCAGACCAGTTAGTAGTTCTTGTCAATAAGAATGTTTATATTAACGCTGAGGAAAGAATTGCTTCTGATCCTTTCTATATAGGAAGTTATGGTCAATATGCTACAGAAATGATTGATCCTTTGGTAGGAGAAATCTTAGATCCTGTATATGATAATGTAGCTGTTCAGAATCTAATCTTTCAAAGGAACTTACCTTATTTTACTCTAGTAGATTTAGTAAGATCTGATGCATTTATATATGCAGATTGGACAGATAATAACCTTTATCAACAGGTGTGGACACCTTGTGGTAAGCCAGCTATTCTTCCCGAACCTGAAGATGATGATGTATGCATTGTAGAAGCTACAGAGGGAGATGTCTTTGTAGGTAGATATGATTGTTTACGAGTTGCTTCACCATTAGAAGATGCTCAAAGATTTAATGATATTGTATCCTTTATATGTGAGTCCTATACTAATACTGATGGTAGATCTGACGTTAATAGATATTCGACTGATACTAGGGCTATGAACTTTGAAAACTTTGGGATACTGAATGAGGTATATAGTCAACCAGACAATTATTTTACATTCAATAAAGATGATGAGAGGACATTAGAATCTACTGGTAAATTTCCTAATCAATTCTCTTGGACTCTTACCAAGAATCCTAATAGTCTTGTGGATAATTGGACTAACTTGACATTTGCTTCTACTTATAATTTAGAGGGAGAGTATGGTAAACTAACTAAACTTGTTATGCATAACAATCAATTATATGCATTCCAAGATAAAGCCATTTCTAATATTCTCTATAATACTAGAGTACAAGTTCCTGTATCTGATGGATTACCTATAGAGCTAGCTAATAGCAGTAAGGTTAATGGTGTGAGATATATTTCTACTACTTCTGGAGCTCAGAATAAGTGGACTATTACTACAACTCGTAGTGGTATATATTATATAGATCATGCTAAGAAGAACTTCAATCTTATCTCAGGAGAGGGTATTAAAGATTTGTCGAATGCTACTGGGCTTACCTCTTGGTCCCTAAATAACTTAGGTTACACTACTAACGAGTTAACTCTTGTTGATGGTATGACTAACTGGAAGTTAAGCAAGGACAGTATTCACAATGATGTTTATATTCATGATAAAGATGAGTGTCTCACATTCTCTGAAAATTTAGCTTGCTTTACTAGCTTCTTTGACTATAAGAATGTTCCTTTCATGTTTAGGCAAGATGGTAAATTCTTAAGTATATTCTCAGAGAATGATACTACAGAACTCTACGAGCAACATGCTGGTAAGTACAACCAATTCTATGGGAAACCTAAGGTTACTTCTTATGTAGATTATGTAGTAAATCCTGAAATGTCTAGGGATAAAGTATTCAACAATATTGAGTTTAGAGCAGATGCTTTTGGGCTTGAGAATGATGATTATACTAGGTATAATCCTAATAGAACTTTAGACCATATTCATGTCAGAAATGAGTTCCAGGATACTGGGGATGTAGCTCTACTACAGTATAAGAATCTTCAAAAGAAGTTCCGTACATGGAGAGCTTATATACCTAGAGATGTTAAGGAGATTGAGAATTACAGACTCAATAGAATTCGTAATCCGTGGATAAAGATGAAGTTATCTTATACTCCTACTGAGGAAGAGGATAACAAGTTAGTACTACATGATTTAATTGTTAATTACACAGTATAATGGCTGAAACTAAGAAAGCTAGTAAATTTCAGAAGGGTGTTGGTATAGCCTCGGGAGCTCTCGGGGCTGCCACCTCTCTTCTAGATAACTTTGGAGGAGGAGATGAGATAGAGGCTCAGGCTGATTCTCAAGTGAATCAGACTAAGACTCAGATGTCTAAGAGTGCCCTCTCTGGATGGATTGCTGACTGGCAACCACAATCTAGCGAAAGCATGGGCTTAGCAGGATTTTCAGGAGCTTTATCAGGAGCAACTGCGGGAGCTGCCGCTGGTCCTTGGGGAGCTTTAGCTGGTGGTGTTGCAGGCTTAGCTGGAGGACTCTTTGGAGCCTCAGATCGCAATAGACAGCGTGAGGAAGCTAACCGGAGAGTTTCTCAAGCTATGATGGCTCAAAATACTCTCCTTAGTCAGAAGGAGGCTCAGAATGCTCTTGCTAATATAGTAGCCTTTGGAGGATGGGTAGGCACTCATGGTGGTGACTATCCTACTGGGTTTAGTGAGTTTAATGAAGGAGGCTCTCATGAATCTAACGTTAACGGAGGAGTTCCTCAGGGAGTAGATCCTAATGGTAATCCTAATCTTGTTGAGGAGGGCGAGACTAAGTGGAATGACTATATATTCTCGCAGAGATTAAAAGTACCTAAAGGTTTTGGTAAGGCTTATGATCTTGGCCGAGTAGATAAAAGAACCTATGCTGATGCATCTAAGAAACTTTCTAAGGAGAGTGAGGAAAGACCTTTTGATCCTATAAGTAAGAGAGGTAGAGATGCTATGTTAGGAAGACTTCAGCAAGCTCAAGAAGCTCAGAAGTCTATAGATAAAGCTGATGAAGCTATGAATGAAATATTTGATTTAAATGAACTTGGTGACGTTCTCTATGCCGAAGGTGGTGATATACATATTAAGCCTTCCAAGCGTGGTACATTTACTGCAGCTGCTAAGAAACGGGGTAAAGGCGTTCAAGAATTTGCTCGTCAGGTCTTAGCTAATAAGGACAATTATTCTTCCGCTATGGTTAAGAAAGCTAACTTTGCACGAAACTTTGGTGGTAAAAAAGCTGATGGTGGATGGTTACAAAATGCTGGGCTATTTGCTCCTGCACTTGCTAATGTAGGTAATCTTATATCTGATATAACGAGTAAGCCTGAGCAGGCTTCTTTAGGAAGAATGGACTTAAGTCCCTATATTACACGCCGACGTCTGCCCTATGAACCTATAGATAGAGAGTACATAGCTAATAAGTATCGAGCTCAGGCTGGTGCTACAGCAAGAGGTATTGTTGATAGCTCTGCTGGTAATCCTGCATCTGCAAGAGCAGCACTTGTAGCTCATAACTACAATGCTTTAAATGCTTTAGGAGACATGTATATTAAGTCTGACGAGGTTAACCGTCAGCGTAAGAAAGAGTCTATCATGTTTGATGCAGAACAAGATCGTCAGTTGGCAGCCTTATCAGGGCAGCAACAACAGTTTAATCTTGGTCAGGAGTTGAGAGAATATGATATTAATGCTCGTAATAGAGCAGCCCGTCGTAGTGGAATTCGTGAGGGTACCAATACTGTAGCTGGTAATATTGGAGAGACTTCAAGGTATCTTCAGAACCTTGAGACTATCAAGAATATGTTCCCCTTATATGGAACTCCTACTGGAAGATTTACAGGTGGTATTGATGATACTTCAGTACCTAAGATTACAATAGACCCTTCAACTACTTGGGATTATGATAGCGTTACTCCTAACTATGGAGCTAAGGGAGGCTTCTTATTTGATCCTGAAGTAGAGAAGTTTCTTAAGGGTATCAAGAAAGGAGGTAAGTAATGGCCATTTCAGCTTACGATAAACTAACTTATGGTGAGTTTAAATTACCTTCTCTCCAAGAGATGATGGTAGCTCCCATGTATCTTACTCAGGAGCATGAGAAGATGGAGGAAGGTTTTCTTCAGAGTCAAGCTCTTGCTGCTGATGCTGCTACAAGATTCCAACCTGGGGTTGATGATACTGCTATACAGGCTAATCAACAATTCCAATCCTCAGTCCAAGCTGATATAAATGATCTTGCTAAGAACGGCTTAACTCCTGGTATTAGACGTAGATTAATTCAGCGCAAGACTGACTTTACTAATAATATTCTACCTTTAAACAAAGCAGCTGTTGATAGAGAACAATGGGCTAAGGTAGCTAGAGAAGCTCAGCTTAAGGATCCTTCATTAATAGTTAGAGATCCTATGAAGGTTGGGCTTGATAAATGGATTTCTGATCCTACATCTAGGGAGCTTAGACCTGTCAGTGGTCAAGAGATTTATGAGAGAACTAGACAGGAAATGATTCCTATTAGTAAGTATATTTCTCAGAATCTTCCTCAACTTGCCAAGACTGGACTTCCTTTCCAATACTTCACCGTAGCCCAAGCAGGAGCTACTGCAGAAGAAATTGCTGCTTTAATGGGTAGCCAGTATAAGGATATTGATCCTAGACTATTAAGTCCCCTTGCTAATCTTGTTAAGAATGCTGCTGATAGAGTTGTTACATCTACAGGTGTATATGACTACTATGGAGCTAATTCTGATGAAGCAATGAGGGCTAACGAATATGCTGCTAGTGCTTTTAACCATGCCTTAGGAACCAAATCCTTTGGATCTATGTCAGATAGGTATGGTATGGATATGAGTTTACTTAGAGCTAAACTAGCTGCTAAGGGCCAAGAAGGGGCAGGACTTCCGAGTATCAGAGGATTTAATTATACTAAGGTAGGAGAAACTGCTGAAGGTAAAGCTATTGATAAACGTATCAAAGCTTTAAGTGATCTTAAGAAAGAGGGAGCTGGGTTATCTCGTGATGAGATTATTGCACGACTTCAGAAAGCCAAGGGTGATGTACAGTCGTATGCTCCTAGTGGAGACCCTGGTGTTGCAGGATCTAAGCCTGTAAACTCTACTAAGTATAACAATGCTATTAGAGATATGCAGAAGTATGAGGATCTTTTAGAGACTTTAGATATGTATGAAGCTAGTGATGCTGATACAGCATTACAGGGTTTACAAAGTGATAGAAATGCTTTAGTCCAGAGATACAAATTCTACAGTCCTGACCTTACATCTTCTGAGATGTTAACTAATATTGTTAAAGATTATTTTGCTACTCAGACTGATGATGAGCTTCCTCTATTAGACTCTGAATATAATCCTAATAAGAACATATTTGGGTCTGAAAGAACTGTAGGATATAATGGTAAGTTTAAACCTGAGGAGTTCTTTAATAAGGATGTAAGATACCAATATTCACCAGGTTTCGGTATAGTAGCAACTAATGGTGAAAATAAGGTTATTATCAAACCTGAAATGCTTGGTGATAGTTTTACTGATAGGTATAATATGGTTCAAGAAATGATTGACCAACTGCTTGAAACTCGTCCTGAAGGATATGGAGAAGCTATTGGAAGATTATCTATGGGACTAGTAAACTCAGTTAAGAATGAGCAAGCGATACTTAATCCTATTATAGGTAAAACATCGTCTAAAGCTAATGAATAATTACTATGGGAGAAAATGATGTAAAGGATACTAGAGAGATTGGAGTAGGGGGAATGAAAGGCATTCCCTCTCTCATCCAACAAGCCAATACTATAGCAGATGTTTTGATGGGAACATCTCCTACTCAGTATAAGGCTGAGAATGTAGAGAGACTCTCTGAGAAACCTGCTATTGAGGAAATAGGCTATATGCTTCCTAACTTCAGTAAGTATGATGAATCTATTCATACAGATGAAGATTTACTTAACTATCAGGAGCATAGAGCTAAGGAACAATCAGGTTTCCTCAAAGCCACTAATGCTTTGGTTAGTGGTACTATTAGCGGTCTAGCTACAGCTCTTGAGGACATAGGATATATACTAGACTTTGAAGGTCATTATAATACTTTGAAGAAGTTAGATAATGATCGTGATAACTGGTTATCCAATGCTATGCGTGGCTTTAAAGAAGATCTTTATGAGGCCATGCCTATATATGAAACTGAGAGTGATACTGCTCTAGGACAATTCTTTAAGTTTAGTACTCTCAGGGGAATGATAGACTCCATCGTAGGCTTCTCAATACCTGGTGGCTTAGTAGCTAAAGGTGTTGGAGCAGCTGCTAAACTCAGTAGACTAGGAGCTTTAGCAGTAAGAGTTTCAGCCGCTATGAACGCTTCTGCTGGAACAAAAGTCCTGGCTAATTCCTTAGGAGAAATTGCTAAGGATGTTACTGCTGGTGCTATTACTAACTATGCTGAAGGTCAGATGATGGCTATTGAGCTTGGAGAGAATGCCAAGGAGCAGTATGTAGAATCTAGGGCTCAGCAGTATTATGAGCAATTTAAGAATTCTCCACTGCCTCTTAGTATAGAGAATGCTCGTAAGCTAGCAGAGGATGAGTTTAACAGGGACACTGAAGCTCAGGCTCGTATTGGGCAAGAACAAGCAGATTTCGTAGAGAATAACAGATGGTTCATGCTTACTGATGCTATAGGTCTACATGGTCTTGTTAAGAGTAAAGGAGCCTTTAGACAGGCTTTACTAAGTAATCCTAAGGAGAAACTTAAGGCTCTTAAAAACCTTGGTAGACTTAATGCTGATAATCTTTTAATCCAAGCTGCTAAAGAAGGTGGTGAGGAGATTGGTCAGAACATCTTTCAGATGGAGGGAGAGTATCAAGTTCGTAAGGCTGTAGGTACTACTACTGAGGAAGATGAAGCATTAGGAGATGATCTATGGCAAAGAGCTTTATCGTTCGGTACTTCTAAACAAGCTATTGTTGAAGGCTTGATGGGAGCTGTAACTGGTCCCGGCCAACGTGCTGTATCAAGAGTTGTTGCTAATGTAACATCTGGAGACCTATTAGGTAGACAACGACGTGAGCAGGAGTATCAGGCTTATGCTAAGCAACAGGAGTTTGTTAAGACTATAAATAATCGTCTTAGTAATATTGTACAAGCTGAAGCTCTTAAAGCTGAGGCTTTAGCTCAAGATGATGATATTACTGCTGAAGCTATTTGGAATAAAGAGGCTGTTACTTTAGTTACAGAGTCTCTTGGTAATGGTACTATCCAAGCTTTAGAGAGGTCTACAGATGATCTGATACACGATCCTAATAGAACTCCTGAGGAACGGGAGCAAGCTCAGAAGTTTAAGAAATTTATTAATAACGCTGAGAATGAATATATCCTAGCATCCCATCATCCTAATAGTACTGAGGTGTATGAGAATCGCATGCGTCACGATTTATTCCAGACCTGGGCTAAGAACTTACGTAATGATGTACAGCAGAAGGTTAGCGATCTTAACGAGGCACTAAGTGCTGTATCTCCTGTATATAATGTATCCTTAGATAAGGATTTTAACATTGAGGATAATGCTCAGAATCTTGCTAGAAGTGAGGCTCCTGAAGCTTATGAAGCTTTGCAGAAGAGGATTAAGCAGTATAATGATGTTAAGAAAGCTCTGAAAGAGACTGACAAGGAGTATAAGGAGATTACTAAGAAGGACTATCAGGAGAAGTGGATTGAGAGTGAAGCTGAACGTATTCAGAGGCAGATTCGAGAAGCTGAGAAAGCTGCTGTTGAGGGTGCTGTAGATAAACCTCTTGTAAGGGTTGATGAGAAAGGTCAGCCTATTCTTACTGATAGAGCTAAGGTTGTCAAAGATGGAGATAACTACTATCTTCGTCAATATGATGAAGAGGTAAATACTTATAGTATGCCTGTGCTTGTTGATGAGCAGGGAAATGAACGACCTGTAACAGCTCAGGATTTAGAGAACTATCAGGAAGAGCCTTCAGAAACTCCCGAAGCTGCAACTACTCCTGAGACTACCACTCCTGAAGTCAAATTTTTTACTCCTGCTGAACGTAAAGAATTACGTAGAGAGGTTGATGAGTTTAAGAGTTTAGATGACCTTGCTATCTGGAGAGAGCGTTACAAGAATGATAATACTCTTAGTGACGAAGCTCGTGAAGAGATTGAGGATCTTTACAGACGTACTCAAGATAGGCTTATCAAAGCTGAGGGAGGTACAGAGGACACTATTACTCCCGAGAATGTTAATGGTGAGGAAGTAGAATTTGTACGCTCTGAGACGTTAGAAACTCCTGAAGCTAATGATGCTTTATGGGATCCTCCTAAGAGATCTGCAGAGAATTATTGGAGAGGTTCTAAAGGTTCTGATATTGCTAGTCGAGAAGCTGGTGACGCCGCTCAGATACGATGGTTTGACTTCTTAGATCAGCATGATGCTTCTCAGTACAGAGGTATTATAATGCCTTTCGAATATGAGGGTAAGCTAGCTGGAAGACTTGTTCTAACAGATGGTCAAGGGAACTTTATAGATTCTGAAGGTAGATCTATAGGTAAAGAATTTGACCCTGAAAAAGCTGTTTACACCACTGTTGCAGATCCTAAGACTGACGCTGATGGTAAGTATTATGGTACTCAGAAAAGCTTTGATTACTATAAGGCTATATATATGAGAGATGTCTGGGAGCATCTTGAGGATGGTATTAGTGTACCTGTAGTTATTCAAGGTACAAGTGCTGGTATTATTGATGATAAGCATCGTAGTGATCTTGTTAAAAAGCCTGCTCAACTTAAGCCTTTAGCAGAAAGTTTACCTGCTAATATGGATATAAATACTTTAACAGTTTATGTATCCAGTACAGGTCGAATTGTTACTGAGAATGGTCAGACATTTACTGTTCCTGCAGGTACTATGGCTATTCACGATGCTACTAATAATAACTTCTACAGAGCTAACTCCGTACCTGTACAAGCAGAGACTAGGCAGTTCATGTCAGACCTCTTTAGACATTATATTAATAGATCTATTAAGGGTAATAAGTTCGTAAGTAATGATGCCTATACACTACAGGTTGGTAAAGACTTTGTACATTATGACTTTATAGGAATCCTAAGAGATTTATTTAGATATAATAGTACTGGTGATCCTGCTAGAACATTCTATAATATTAAGGATGATAATGGTAAGAATACTGCTGTATGGAATATTGGTGATAGGGAAATAAGTGCTGTAACTACAGATGCCGAAGGTAATATGATAGTTAATGAAGAGTTCATCTCTGCTGTAGAGGGATTCTTATCAAAAGCATTCTATAACCCTAGAGCATCTAAGATGGATTCTAAGAGTTTAGAGCCTTATTACTTCCCCACTAAGATTAATCGTAATGGTACTCTTAGTGCTCAGAAGTATCCTAATTATCATACCTTTGCTCGTGAAAGACTAGTAGACTTCGTAATAACTCCTAATAGTCCTTATGCACATGCTGAGAGATATGTAATTTATGATCCTTTAAATGTTGAAACTGTTCCTAAACTTGAGAAAGATTCCTCATTATCTAGCATTAGAAATACTATTATAGGTGGCACTCCTGTAGATATGGTTCTTACATTTAATAACCCACATAATGGTAATTTAAATGAAATAGAATTTAAGGCTATTTATAAGGATGGAATTATCACTAGTTCTAAATCAGGGGATGCTTTTAGTTTATTAGCAGCCAATATTATAGAAGATACCTATAGTAGAAAAGGTACAGAGGGGACTCTAGAAGATGTTGCTAAGAGTACCCAAGCTGTTGCTGCAAAGCAGATGGGTATTTCAGATCCTTCTAAGTTTAATATGAAGTTGAACTTAGTAGGAGATTCTAAGACAGCTACAATTAGTACTAACATTGGAACTACAGAATCTAATCCTGTACTTGCAGCTCTTGAGAAGCGTATTGCTGAAACTACTGATCCCGTACTTAAGGCTCAGCTCCAGAAAGCTTTGGATACAGCTAAGCAACTGCAAGCTAATGCTCCAAGCTTAGAAGGTACTCAGGTTCTTACAGACTCTAAGTTTCGTAAGACTTACCAGCAGATGGCTGATTCTGCTTCTGATGAACTTCAGAAAGCTAGAGAGTGGTTCAAGAAGAAGTTTCCTGAGACAAACTTTGAGGTTATAGAGCGAGCTGTTGCTAATAATGTTGTAGGTAAATTCCAGGATGGTGTAGTTACTGTATATAGAGGTGCTGGTAAAGAAACAGTTTATCATGAATCTTTTCACGTAATTCTAGACTGTATACTTAATGCTTCTGAAAAGGAAAGGTTAGTAGATGAGGCTATTAAGAACCCTGAATATAAGGAATACTTTGACTCTTTAAGACCCTTATATAAGAACCTTTCTGATAGAGAATTAGCTGAGGAAGTACTTGCTGAAGCCTTTGCTGACTATATGGTTACAGAGGATACTAATAATACATTTATTAAGTGGATCTTTAATAAGATTAAGCAGATTCTTACATCACTTTATAATAGTATTATTAAGAATGGTAAACCTAATCGTGAATGGACTGAGAGTATTCAATCTATAGTTGAAAGGGTTAGAAATAAGGATTTCCTTACTAATGACTATTTAACTCTCAAAGCAAGTTCTATTCATTATAAAGTTATTCCTGGTATAGATGCAATTTCTACTGCTGAGGCGGTTAATAGTTTACATTATTGGTTCCTACAGTACTTTAAAGATACTGGTAATCTCATAGAGATTCTGCAGTCTGAGAATAATGAACTTGTTTCTAAGGCTTATGACCATGCTTATCGAGAGTTCTATGCAAGATACCAAGAGTTACTTAGTTCTGTAGCTTTTGCTGATCCTAATAGTATTTCTAAAATACTATCCGATGTAGATAAGTTAGATAAGGTTTTAGCTTCCTGGAACTCTCCTAATGGTGTTAAAGCTATACATCAACAGGAACGACTAGCTCAGTATAAACTTGAGCTTAATACTGCTGATGATTATCAAGCTTCGGCCGCAGAAATCTCAGGTGGTGAGAATAACCAAGGTCGTGATTCTGCTGAGAGATTTGCTGAGTCTGTTACAGTAAGTAGCAAGATGAACTCCAATAAGATTGTTAAGCTACTGCTAAGTACTTTACCTAAGAAGTACTATGACTTTAGGACTCGTAATGCTACACCTTATAGGAATAGTTTAGGGATGCCTGAAGTAGAGCCATTTGGTAAAGTATTTAATATACTTGCCAATAAGCTTGCCAACCTTCCTACAGGTATTTCTATGAAGGAGCTTAATCAAAGACTTACCGAAGTTGCTGAGGAATATCCTGCAATCTATGCTCTTATTAGGGATGATAAAGTATCTGTCCGCAATGCTAATGGTGAGCTAGAAACTAAGATAATTCCTTCATGGCTTAAGTTAGATAAAGTTGATGAATGGACTTCTGCAGATGCTCTACAGGTTATCCAATTCATGCAGGCTTTTAATAATAATAAGAATAATTATCTTATTGGTATTACTAAGAAGAATGGGCAGTATGTAACCTTTAATGCTTCTACAATAGGTCATAAAGCACGTATTGCAGGATCTTGGAGAGCACAACTTTCTAAGTGGTTACTTGAAGGTAATCCTGAGATTACTAAGTATTATACTAGAAATAAGTATAAGGTTTGGGAATATAATGCTGAGGCTATTCGTAAAGGATTTCCTAAGATTCCTACAGCAGATAATGCTGAAGAGTTCTTAAAAGTTCTCGGTATAACCTTTGATATTAATAATCCTGAAACTCTTAATAAAGCTTTACATACTGGTAGGTTCTTGGAGAAACTCGGCCAGGTTTATACTCAGATTACTAAAGGTACTATCAAGACACCTATAGTTAATGAGAATCGTGGGGGAGAGAATGAGAACCTTGATGCATTTCTGGATATCCAAGCTAGCCTTGGAATTGAGACTCTGGAGAATTCTCATATCTCATTAGGAGATGAGAGAATTTATGATCTTATGAAGCCTGGATTTATCAATCAAACTGTTAATAAGATTAATAGAGTTATTGATGATCCTAGTAGATTATATTCCGAGATGCCCCATTTAGATCCTACAGAGAATATTTATGTAACTCACTCGCTGTTACTTAATAGAGCTCTTACTAATAGGAATATTCCTAAGTTAGCAGTTCTTATACATGAGGGTAATAGAGAGGATTCTAATGGTACTGGTGTAGAGTATAAGGATATGAAACTTGTAGATAAGTTATCTACAGTTCTTAACCTTACAATGCAAGGTCGTGATAATATTATGCGTCCTGCAGATAATGGTCAGGAAAGATTCTTAGACCACGGAGATACCTGGGTTAATGCAAATACTACTCGTAGAGAACTCATAGACATCTTTAGAGGATATTTATGGGATGAGGTAGCCAGATCTCATGTTAAGAATAGAGCTTTTACTAACTTTAATAAGAACTATGCTAAGGGTACTGTTATAGAGAGTCTCCTTACAGCTAAGGAAGCTAAGGAGTTTCTTGTAGATACTGCAGAGTCTCCTAGTGAATTTGCTGATAGAGTTCTTAATACTATAGGTATAGATGTCCTAAGCTCTCGTATAGAGAATATGGTTAATAACTGGACTGTTAATGCTTATGGTAAGTTAGAAGATCTTGGTGGCATTAAAGAGCTTAAGAATGGTAAAGTTCTTAATATGTCTCTCAAGATAGGTTCAAATACTACTACTTCTCAAGTTGAGAAATCCGTAGTTATGAACTGGCTCAAGCATGCTGTTGTAAACTATGCTATAGGTAATATTGAGCAAAGTAAGATTCTTTATGGAGATAACATCTTCTACAAGTCCTTAGGTGATGAATTCAAGCGTCATAATGGTGCTATGGGTTCTAAGAAAACCTGCTTAACCTCTGATGGTATTAATCAGGCTATAGCTAAGAATTTCAAGCGCATGGATGGAGCTGAGACTCTTACTGATGATACTGGTAAACCTATTCTGAGGACAGCAGTATTCTCTGATGTACCTAGCTTCTCTAAGCAACTTTATCAAATTGCTGAGATTGTTGATGCTGAGAATAGTAGGTATCAGAAGCTTAAGAATTCTGTAAAAGCAGCCTATGATGCATCTGATAAGAGTGAGTCTTTTGAAGATATGATGACTACAGCTCTTATTAAGGAAGCTGATAAGCTCGGTCTTAATAGTGCCCCTTATGCTGACATGACTGAGGGTGATGGCTTTGGAATGATTTCCTTAGATGCTTATAGAGAGTTCAAGGTTCGTGTAGGAGACTGGACAGCCGACTCTGAGAAACTTTACCAATGGGAAGTTCAGGAGAGAGCTGGCATTCCTGCTAGCGAAAGAGTCTTTAAAGATCTTAATGGTAATACTACTCCTTTAAAATATGGTAGCTGGGGTTCTCAGGTATTTAATTCCTTAAAGCCTCAACACTTTGGTCCATTAGCTAATGTTGAAGGATTTAAACCATCTTTCTATAAGCTATCGTTGATGCCTCTGATTCCATCAGTACTTAAAGCTTTGGGTAATACTAATCTCTCGAAGTTACATGAGATGATGATTAAGAATCAGGTTGGAGTAGCAGTACACTATTCAGCTAATAAAGGTGTTACTACTAAGACTAACTCTGTAACCAATGAGCAAGGTGTTCAGGTTACTAATAATGAGCATCCCTTCAACGATTTCTATGACAAGGAAGGTAACTTCTTAGTTAGTGATGACGGAACTTATCGAGGACCTTTAGACTTACTTACTCAAGATACATATTGGGAATACTGGGGAATACAGGTAGACACTGGTGAACATAAACACCATGATGTTGTTACTGGTACCCAGATGATGGTCCAGATCCTTAATGGCATCTACGATGCTGGAGATGTTAGTACTCATTTCGGTGAGAATACTAATAAAGTTAGGTCACTGGCTAGTGAATATATTTCACTCAATAACCAACGTATTGCTCTAGGTAGAGATCAGCTTGTAAAAGAGCTTGGTCTTATGGCCACTAAAAAGGGTTGGAAAGTCTCTGAGGAGGGTATTGTAAGCCTTGTAAATTCCTTACGTAGAGAAGCCATTGAGAGAGGCTTAGCTGATAATTATATTACAGCTATAGAGCTCCTTAATGACCTTGATGACGGTACTACTAATATAGATATTCTTCCAACTCGTGAGAAGATTGAGAGTATTCTTATGAGTAGAGCTGCAAGTATGACTACTTCTCAGAAGCGTCATGGTACAGCAGCATTCCAGGTACCCTCAACTATGTGGGAAACTAGGGTAAGTCGTACATATAATGAAGGTAAGTATAAGTCCTCAGACTTAGACTTCGTAGTAAAATATGTGGATGGTAAGCCTAAGATTACGTCGATGGAAGTATATCTTCCCTCACCATTTAAGGGTATTACAAAGATTGGTGAAGTACCTCCTGAGTTACTAGAACTTATAGGGTTCCGTATCCCTACTCAGGGACTTAGCTCTATAGAAACTATTGTTGTTAAGGGCTTCCTTCCTGAAGCAGCAGGTGACATTATAGTGTTACCTACAGAGATTGTTGCTAAGGCTGGCTCGGATTAATATCATGGTTCGAGTAAAATTCTGTTAATTGCGGGAACCCCCTTAGAGTCTAAACTACCAAAGTGTAACAATGTTTAGAATTGGGCAATCCGCAGCCAAGCCCCTTAATGGGGAAGGCTCAACGACTAATACTTAAATAAGGTTTCCTTAATGGATAACAAAGCGTATGAAGACTAAATTAAATAAAGATTCAAGAAATTTATTAATAGCATTACTATTAGGAGATGGAACTATTAGTAGTAATAATGTGTTTAAACTTTCACACTCAGAAGTACAGAGAGATTACTTAGAGTGGAAAGTAAAACAACTTAATAACGCTGGTATTCGAAATAATGGTATACATGAATATACTAGTACTTGTGGATATAATACTGGTAAAAAAGTTTTATATACACAGTTAGGTGTAACTACTTTTATTAAGCTGTTAAGAAAGATCTTTTATAAACCTAAGAAATATTTAGGTAATAGGAGGCTCCTTACTAGATTAGATGAGCGGGGTATTGCTATCTGGTATATGGATGATGGCTGTATTAATTATCGAATTACTAAAGGAAAATGTCATGGTTTCTACATTAGAATATCTTTATGTGAAGATAAAGATACTGTACAAAATGTGATAGATTTCTTTAGAGAAGAGTGGAATATTTCTTTCTATCCTGTATCAGAAGGTAGAGGCACATATTCTCTATGTTGTGGCACAAAGGAAGGTATTAAATTTCTTGAAATAGTCAAACCATATGTATCTGAAGTTCCATGCATGATACATAAAATTACATACGATTTAAGTCAAAGATCTAGATCATTATATGACAAAGATTCTTTGGGTAGGGCTTTAAAGCCTGAAATGCAGAACACTACAGTTAGTAGTGAAGATATAGTCTAAACTTATATGAAAGTATAAGAATATTTGTATGATATTGATAAAATGTACTTATATGTACCTAACTATTATAAGGTTAAGGGACAGCTTAAGTATATAGATTATTCTCGTTGGGAAGAGCAATATGAGGAACTTGTTAACTCCTTTAAGGATGAGAAGAAGGAGGGTATCCTAGAGGCTCTAAGTGGGTTCTTTGGTAATAGTGAATTACTACAAGAGCTTGCTGATACTGAACAGACTCCTAAGGTATCTAAGGAAGAGTTTCATAAGAAAGCTATTGAGAATCGTATTACTCAGATTCAGAAAGAACTTGCTCAGGTAGCTGAAAATGCTTCTAACTTTATAGCGCCTATTCAGACTAATATCTTGGAAGCATCTGCTAAGAGAGCCATGAAGGCTGTCTTTGGAGATACTTATGAGATGGAGGCTGAGTATTATAAGTCTAAGGCAGCTCTGCCTATGTTATTAGATCCTACATACGTTCTACAGGTTGCTGAGAACTATATGGCTGGTAAGAAAGAGGTAGGTATCGCTGCTAATGCTGGCAAATTCTACGTATTTGCATCCATGTATAACTTAGGAATTCCTGCTGAGGGAGTATTAATTAACTTTGAGCACAATGAGGAAGAGGGTGTAGTTCAGCTTGGTCGAAAGTTCACTGCTGGAACTAAGAAGATTCCTATCTCAGAGCTATTAAATCAGTGGATTAGTGCTGCTGTGGATGCTGCTAAATCTCCTTTCGGAGTGAACTTAGGAGCTACTCCTGCAACATTGGGAACTCTTACAATGCTTACTATGGCAGGTGTTCATCCTGATACATTGGCACTCTTTATGAACCAGCCAATCATTCGTGAATACCTTAAGTTACAGCAACAGTATGAGTCTCAGATAGCCCAGGAGAATTATGTATCTCCTAAGTCTCCTAATGTCAAAGCTGGTGTAGCTATGGCTAGGTATAATAAGAATGAGATTCGTGCATACCTATCTATGAAGTATCCTCCCATTGATGATACGAAGCCTCCTAAGATGTTTACTGCTGATGAATTAGAGAGTTACATTACATCTCAGAATTTAGCTTACCAGAATCAGATCTTAGATGACTTTGTAAGATATGTAGAATGGGGACGTAATGTTGCTGATGCGATGCAGGGAACTACTTATGATACTAAGGATGGTGGTAAAAACCTTTCTGAGTTACTCTTAAAGTTATATAAGAGTCAATCTGCTGGAGCTAAGATTGTCAACTATGATAAACTCATAGATGAAGGATATATTGCAGGTTATAAGAATGCTGTAGAGGAATATAAATCATTCTTTGAACCATTATTCCTACTATTGAGAGATCCTCAGTTTACCAATGGTGAGAATGGATTATTTGATGAGATGATTGCTAATTATGCTGCTTCTGGGACTCCTGAAAGCAGAGTAATTACTAGTCTTAATAAGTTTAAGAATGACTTCTTAACAGCTGTTATTCTTAATACTCCTGATGCTAATGGTACTACGCTTATCTCTGAGAGAAAGAGGTTAATGGTTGGTGATAATAGTGTTCCTATGAAGCTCGCTAAGCTTAGGTCTGACCCGGCATATAAGGATAATCCTTTATTCCAATCGTTAGTTCCTATCCTTGATACTGTTAAGGAAGATATTCATAATATTAAGCCTTATGTTGACAAGGATCCCTTAGCATCTAACGCAGTAACCTATGCTTGGGAACAGCTTTATCTACAAGATAAAGAGTTTGCTACTGATCTTATGAAGTTCTGCTTACTACAGTCAGGGCTTCAGATGTCTCCCTTAAACTATATTGATATTATTCCTGCACAAATGTATAGGGATTATATTAAGCCTATGCTTGATTCATATCAGGAAAGAGGCTATGGAGTTATGAGGGAAGCATTTATATATGCATGGCAGTTGTCTAATTATAATGATGATAATATCTTACCTTTCAACCTACGAATGGCAGATCAGTTACCTTTAGGTAAACGTTACGCTACTCGTGAAGATGGTTCTAAGACTAAGCAGACTTATCCTGTAATTAGATACTTTAATGCTAAGAAACATACTGTAGAAAGTATGAGAATCACTGGATTTACTTTAGATTCACAATCTATTAGTAAGAATCACCAGCGACAGATTTATAACTTTGAAGCTGATAGTCCTTTAGTTAAACTTATTAATGAGGTCAGGAAGATTCGTGAGGTTAATGTAGATGAATCGAATGAGGTTAGAGACAAATCTACTTCAGTAGAAAGATCTAGACCTAATGAACCCTATACTGGTTATGAGGTTGAACTAATGAGAGAGGCTCAAGTGGAGGAGGATATGGCTAATTCTACTCCAGAAGAGTTTTATGGAGATGAGCTTTCTAAAGTTGAAACTAATAAAGGTGCTGACTTTGTTCAGTCGGGAGAAGAACGTAAAAAATTGTGTAAATAATTATGGCTAATGTATGTCCTAATACAAGCTCTCAGGCTTGGAAGGATTTAGTCAACAGGTTTGGTGAAGACATTGCTTGGGCATTGTATGTAAAGAGTGGGGATAATATCCCTACTCTTCGCCAAGCTCTGGAGACTGTTAAATCTCTTCGTATAACTTATGAACCTATCTCTACTGCTGAGAAGATGACTCTTGGTGTTGTAGATAGCAAAGGACGACCTGTAATCTATACTAATAGTCAAGCTCAATATCAGGCAGCTATGAATAAAGCTGCTCAGATTAATGCTAACTATGGAGCTTATAGAGCTAGGGTTGTCCCATCTGCTCACTCTCCTAAAGGTAGAGAGTATTCTGAGGTATATGTAGAGAGGTATGTCCTTCCTGAGGATTCTAAGCCTGATTTAAAGGCTTATGATGTCAAACCTGAGGAGATGTACCAAATTTCAAGAGAGTCCTCTAAATCGCCTATAAAGGGCCTTGACGGGCTTTTGAAGGATTTGGCAGGTAAACTAGGCTTCCAAGTTAATACTTGGGATAAGATTGTTGATAAGGATGGTAATCCTGTGCCAGCAATTGCTCAGGTTGATATGGTAAGAAGGATTATTACTGTGGCTCTTGACAAGGCTGATGCTACTACTCTTAGTGAGGAATGTGCTCATATCATGGTAAGAATGCTTGGTAAAGATAATCCCCTTTATCAACGTTTGATGCGTGTGGCACGTGATAGCTCTACATTTGCCAGAGTTAAGGAAGAGTATGCAGAGGTTTACAAAGGTGATGAGGAGCGAATGGTTGAAGAAGCTGCTGGTAAACTTATTGCTCAGGAAGTAGTTAAGTTATATGAGACTAATTCAGAGCAGTATGTACCTGAATCTACTGGTGTAGTATCTGCTATTAAGAAGCTTTTTAACCTCATAAAATCATTCTTTAAGAGACGAGCTGAGCTTGGTAATATTACTGTTGAGAGTATAAATCTTGATATGCAACCTTTTACTGAAGTTGCTCAAATGATGCTTCGTAAACAGGTTACAGGATTAGATAATCTTGAGGCAGATATTAAGAATGGTGATTATTATTATGAGTTAACTCAGGATATGATTGCTACTCAACTTGATGCTGAGAATTATCTTAAGAATCTTACAGTTCATTATGATGTAGCTCAAGGAGCTTATCTTAAAGCTGATGGTACTCCTGTAAGTAGGCGAGTTTCTGATATTGTATCTAGAGGTGTAAGGCGAAGATTTAAAGTCACTTCTGAGAATGAGAGTGGTGATAATGATCGTAAGGCTGAACTTCGTACTACTAAAGGTACTACAGTTCATGCTTTCTTAGAAGCTTTAATGAGTGATCGTATTGAGGGAAGGAATTCTACTAAGGAGGCTATTGTTCAAAAGGTTGTTGAGAAACTTAGAGCATTACCCGAACTAGCAAGTAAGTCTAATAATGGTATTAGGGAGATTGCTAGGGTTACAGATAAGCAATTTAACAATCTTAAAGAAGCTGTAGATAACTCTTATAGAGAGATATTATCTCGACAAGCTTACATTGATACTCAGACTGGTACTAAAGGTAGTGTAAAGATTTTTACTGAGCAGGTTGTATATGATGAGACAAGAGATTTAGCAGGTACTTGTGACTTGGTAGCTATTTATTCCAATGGAGTAATTGACATTTATGACTACAAGACTCATGAGTTTACTGAAGAAGGTGGTGAGATTGTTAGTGAAATCTCTGACATGGCTAAAAACTCTTGGAATATTCAGATTACTCAGTATAAGAATATATTTACTAATGGTATTCGTAAGCAAGCCGAGGCTGATGGCAGACATGTGAATGTAAACTTTGGTGCTACTAGGATGCTTCCTATAAATGTTCAATTCGAAATTGATGCAGATACAAAAGAGTTATCGCTGTTTGGATTTAGAAAGATTGAGCCTTGGTCTACAGAAGTTCATGCTTTGAACCCTGTATCCCTAAGTGAGGAAGTAGATCTTAATCCTAAGTTAGCTAAAGAACTTGAGAAGCTTTATCAGACTAGAAGTGCTCAGCATAGTAAGTATCTTAGAACTAAGTCTCAACTTGATAGAGATGCTTGGCAGAGGACTGATGATCTTATTCAGAATATTCTAGTTCACCAAAATTACACATATCTTTTCCAAGAAATTGAAGATATTTCTAGGTCTTTGCAAAGGCGTTTAACAATTCCTATAGGACAACCTGGATCGCTTACATCTAATGAAATCTTAGAGCTTAAGCAACGAATAGATGTATACTTAGATTTCCTTAGAGGTACTAATTATCTAGTAGATACTAGTGAGGATCTTAACACTAGAATGGGGCTAGGATCCGCTGTAAAAGAGGCACTCTTCATTCAAGATCTCTTAGCTAGTAAACCTGTAGATTTAATCTTAGCGGCTACTGGAGAGGATATTACTGAGCCTGGTAAACATGTAGGTTGGTGGGCTGGATGGTTTAGTAAGGTTAGTGAAATTGCACATCCTATATTCAAAGCATTCTCTAAGTTGCTAAAGAGTGCTCAAGCCCAAACTCATGAGGACTTGATGAAGGTTTATGATAGGGTTAAAGTTCAGACTGAGGCCCTTCAGGAGTGGGCTAAAGCTAATGGTAAGACTATACAGGATGCATTTAATATGATTGTTGATACATCTACTGGTAATCTTATTAATAAAACTTCCTCTAAGTTCTATCAAGATCTTGAAAAAGCTCGTGCTTCTAAGACTAGAAGTGTAACATTCTTCTTAGATAATTATCAAGTAGTAAGAGGTCCTAAGAACCAAGGTTATAGATATACTGGTAAAGCTTTAGAAGATTTTAATAAGGCTAAAGCTGAATGGTTAACTCGTATTGAGAATGCTAAAGGTACTAACCAAGAAGCTCGTGAGGAGAGGCGTTATCTAGCATGGCGTAAGACCAATGACCTAGCTTTTAATAAATTTGCCATGTTTAATAAGTATAACATGTTTATTAGAAGTAAGTATCGTGTCGATAATCTAACATATTATAGTGAAGAGTTTAGCAAGATTAATGATATTAAACCACTGGTAGACTTCTACAATATGTATGTTGACTTCAACATAGAGTTTGAGAATATTACTGGTAGAAAGATTAGTCCTAGATTTATTGCTAATGTCAGAAATGACTTATTTGACTCGATCTTTAAGAATGGTATTGGAGCTCTTACAGATATGACTGCTATTACACTCGGAGCTTTAGAAACACGCGACGAATCTGATGTAGTTTACAAGAGCAAGGATGAGACTTCTGGTATGGACTATGCTGGTAATCCTATTAAACACGTACCTTTATTCTTCATAGACCCTCTTAGAGATAACCTAACTTCTAAGGATATTGCTAGAGCAGAAGCAGCTATTGATCCTAGTCTTACAAAGGATACGGAGGAATGGCGAGCAGCAAGATATAATCAGCTTCGTAAGATTGCTGAGGAGAAAGGTCTAAGGCACAAGTCTTATGATCTTTCAAGAGTATTGTTGCTAATGGCCCAGTCTGTGTATACTTATAAGCACATGAAGGAGATTGAAGCTAATGCTCAACTACTATTGTATCATGCTAAAACCAATGGAGCTAAGGTCTTTGTTGAGGATAATATTCCCAACATGGACAAGTGGGTTGGAAAGGTTCGTACAGCACTAGGATTATCTTCTGATGATGTTTCAATATTAGAGAAATTCATAGATCTTTATGTATATGGTAAGTCTATACAAGAGACTGGTAAGCCTTTTACCTTCATGGGTAAGACTTATAGTTGGGGTAAACTAGCTAAGAAAGTAGTACAATGGTCTTCATTAAGTACATTAGGATTTAAACCTATCCTAGGTTTCCGAAACTATGCTCAAACTATGCTTAACTTTAAGATGATTGAGATGGAGGGAATGTACTATACTAAAGAGTCTACTAAGAAGTCTGATGAGCTTAAGAAGAAGGATCCTGCTAAGTATTATGGAGCAATATCATTCTTTCATATAGGTAATGAGGACATTTGGAAGAAGAGGGCTATGGAACTTTCTGCTAATAAGACTAACAGGATTTTTAATGTAGAGAATGCCTTCTATTTACTAGAAGCTACTGACTCTAACATTGACCGCAAGGTACTTACATCTATGCTTTATTCATGGGGCTATGATGAGGATAAGAAGAAGTTAGTTAGATTAGCACGCAGTCCTAAAGCTACACCTGTAGCAGATCTATTACATGTAGATGAGAATGGTAAGATGACTATTGATAAGCTTTCTAATGAAGATATTATCAAGTTTAGAACTGCTGCTCAGAGTGCTGCTACATCTGTAAAGGGTGTAATGCCTGCTGAAGATAGGTATCTTGCTAATACTACAGTTGCAGGTACTTTAATCATGCAGTATCGTAACTGGTTACCTGGACTTCTAAGAACCAGATTTAAAGGTCTCCAGAAAGATGCTGTTGTAGATGAGTATGATGTAGGTAGATTTAGAGTAGGTATGGGTGAATTTGCAGCTGGAGGTCAAGAAATCACTAAGGCTTTCGGCAGAATGGTCTTAAGATCTTTACCTATATTAGGATATTTGGCAGGTGATAATATTGGTCATAATGAAGCTGCTGCTCGTAAGCAATATGACGAGTATTTTCGTCAGCATCCTAATGAATCTAAGCAGGAATTTACCTTTGAAGACTTCTGTCAACTTAGACTCACAAAGCTTAAAGCTCTGGGATTTGAACTACAGTCTATTGTAGGATTATTCCTAATGGCTATGTTAGCTAAAGCTTTAGTTCCAGATGACCCTGAAGAAGATTTTACTGGTTGGGCTACAAGTATAGCTACTCAAAACCTCTATAGATCTCTTTATGGAGCATATCTAGAGGCATCATTCTTTGTAGATATTAGTAGTGCTACTGATATTATATCGTCTCCTATGGCTGTAATGTCTTACGTAACTAATCTTATGGGGTTCTTCAGAAATACCATTGATGAAACTCGTGACTTAGTAGCAGGTAAAGACTATAAAGGATTAATATGGTGGGAGGAGGATAAGAAGGACAAGACTAAGCCCTTCTACTTCCTATCTAGATTAACTCCTGGATTCAATGCAGCACAAGACTTTTTTAATGTGTACGACACATTTACCTTCAACCAGCGATAATGGTCTGAAGTCTAAAAAAATTCCCCGGTAGGCTATTAACCTATCGGGGATTTTTATTGCAACCTACTCAGCTTTGTAAGAACTTACAGTATCTTCAATAACTCTGATAACATCATCATATTTAGCAATCACATCCTTGCTAGGAGGAATGCTATATCTACTAACCTTAATAGGCACACCATACTCATAAGGTTCTTCTGTTACGAAGTATCCAAGAATAGTGTCACCCTCAAGTTTACCTTGATAAATGTTAACTTGTTGTAAGAGTTTAAGTTCCTTAGGATCAAATACTAGTTCTCCCATAACGGTCCATAGTATCCGATTCTGAATAGTTGCTGCAGCAATTCGTGAGAACTCTATAGGTGCATATAAAGTACCATTCTCTGGAGCAACCGGATTAAATTGATTCTTTATAGGTCTAAAGGTCTCAACAAATTCTTCATAAGTAATTGTCTTCATACTATTTAAAATATGCCTCTCTAGCCTCAGGAGTGATCTTATAAATAAGAGCTTTATCCTGGAACTCTGTGAGTTTATAGGCGTCAGAATAGCTCATTGCTGAGGTAAGGTAATCCTTAAAATTCTCAATCTTCTGAGCAAGGGTATGAGTGACTTTTACAGTCCTACTAATACCCTCAGAAGTTCTGAGAGATTCTTTCCCCATCTTCATCTGAGCAATCTTTGTAGACATGCCATAGTACTCACGCTCAACTACTCCTTCAGAAGTAACTGTAGTCTTACCACAAGCCTCTTCACACTCTGCAAAGAATCTCCCACACATTACAAAGTCTGCACCTAAAGCAATAGCTTTGATAATATCATCATAGTTTCTGAATCCACCATCAGCTACGATTTTAGGATAGTATGGGAGAGAGTCAGACTCTTGGATACGACGAATAAGGTCTAGGAGTGTAGCCATCGGGAAGTGTACTCCTGTATTAGCAGAAGTAGTACACCGAGAGCCTGTTCCTATACCTACTCGAACATAATCAATCCCAGCCTTTGCATATTCTACATAAGTCATAGGATTGGCTATGTTTCCTACCATTAAGACTAACCTCTCACAAAAGGTATCCTTAGCTATCGCACAAAGGTCTAAAAGGGTTTGCATGTGACCATTAGCTATATCTATACAGACTTTAGCTTTAAGGTCATTTTCCTTCAAGACTGTAGCAATCTCATTTGCAGAATCTTGGCAGCAGAAGATCTCTATGAACTCTGTCTGTGACATTCCCACGAATGTCTTAACCATTAGATGCTTTCTAACTTCTAAAGGTACAGTTCGTGGTAGAACCGTTAGAATCCCCGCGTTAGCAAAGGTTTCCCAGTTACTTTCGTCGATAACACAATCCATAGGAGCTGTAGCAAGGGGAAGTAGTCCCTTGGAATAATAGGGACTACACTCCTTTCTACTAACTATTCTGGTGGTAACAGCTGGAACTATGCATACATCATGTAAGCCTAGTAATTGAGCTCTGTCATTTGTAATCATTGTCTTCGATTGTGTACTCCTATTGCTAGGTCTTGCCATGCACGAGCACGTTCTCCCATTATTTCGTCTAGCCCTCTCTGAAATACTTCACCAGGGTTTGCAACCATCCGCATCGGTCGAGGTTCTGGTGCTATATCATCCCTGCCTATAGGCAAGTCACAATATAATGAGTCAAAGCCATTACGATCTTTCTTAACAGAACTTCCACTTATTGCTCGAATGAGAGCTTTTTTGATTCTGGTAGCAATATACATGGATTCTTTCTGAACTCCAGGAACACTTCTCTTTTGAATAAGGTCCTTCCAGTCTATAGCAAACCCAGTCATAACTTGCTCAGTCTTAGTGAAGAGTGTAAGAAAATCTCTTGCAAACTCGGGTTTACTACCATTCTGAATTTCCTCAAGGTAGTCTAGTTCTGCTAGTTTACAACGAGAAAGGATCTTATTGAGTACAGGAGCTTCCTCAAGGAGAGTGAGGATAAATCTTCCCTTCTCATCTACAGGAAAGCATGAGGCTAAGGTATCCCTCCTACCTTTATTACTCTTGGTATCATCAGGAGTAAAGTACCATTTGTCATCAATGCCTTCAATAGTTCCTGTTGCTGATCCAAACCAACCATCACTACCTACAGGAACAACAATGCTAATCTCATTGTTGAACCGATCTTTAGCATAATTACAGTATCGAGAGCTCTCCTTAGAATGAGAGAATACTCGATGCCTTACATACTGCTCAGAGATCTTAAAGTTAGTAATAATTCTGAAGGACCATCTACGATAAGGGTCTTCCTTCGTAGGAGTAAAGAACTCTATTCCTTCAGGAAGGGGATCATCTTTCAGAATAATATCTGCAAGGTCTGGGGTAGTTACGCAGATATATCTGAAATTAGTGTAATAGTAGATCTTGCCATCTTTCTCCACAATATGGCACCAGGGAGTCTTACATAGGGGAAGAGGGTTTTCTTTAGGTACTACAAGATAGATACTACCATGTTCTAGTACCGAAAGATGATTTCTGCCTCTAATCATTTCAACGAATGATTTTGCTGAGGTATCAGTAATCTTATCCTCAGATTTATAGCATACTCTACCAGCAAGCTCAATGTTTTTCAAAAGGCCATTGTCGGGTAGCAACTCTACGTCTGTAAAGCAAATTCTCATAAAGTAATTAATTTCGGTGAATACGTAGGTTTATAATCCTCATTTAAATAGCTTACATTAACTATTCTATGAGTACCCCAATCTGATAGGTTATGATTTCCTGAGTGAACATGTCCACAAATAATAAGATCAATCTTCTTGTCCCAGATCATATCTCTCAGTACATAACTACCATAGTCAGGGTAGGCATCTGAACCATAGACATTACCAGTATTGGCAGCGTCAAATGGTGGGGTGTGTGATATCAAAACGTCACAATTTGGAATCCTTTGAAAGACTTCATGGGCTTCTTTATCATTTAAGCTAAAGGCCCATCCTTCCAGATCTGTAACATTAGGAGTTCCATAGAAAGTCTTGTGACCATACTTGTAGGTGCTATTTCTTAGATAGACAAGTTTATTATCCTTGCCAAGTTTAAGAACTACACCTCCAGGTTTATCATAGTCTTCTAGGAAAAAGTCATGGTTACCTGCAACAAGAATAACTTTGATACAAGGCAAGGATTCACACCAAGGAATGAATGTATTTCCAAACCATATTGCACTTAAAAGTTTATCTCGTTGTATATGAAGAGGACTAATATCCCCAGCAATGCATATAACATCACATGGAGATATGTCCTCAACTTTAGGTAAATAACCATGCAAATCTGACATTGCACAAATTTTCATGATTATTCTCTCTCAAGCCATGCTGCTGCCATGATGCAATAGTTAGCCATGTCTTTGAGTGTATCAGACAATGGTTCATCTACTTGTGCATCGGCTAATCGTTGACGGTCACACAAGTTAGCAAGGCGTTCAAATTTGTCATTGATCCTTACTACTCCTGCGATGAGACCAAACTTATCTAATGACTTCTCAAATGAGTTGCCATAATCGCGGTTCTTAGCGATAAAAGTTTGCTTAATTTCTTCATGTACCTTATTATAGTCCATTACCATCAACGATTTGAATTAGTTCCTGAACAGTTACTTTACCAGTATGTCTACCGATTTCTTTACCATCCAGGCCTATAAGGACTAGGGTCGGAAGACCTCTTACCTTATACTTCTCCGCCATGACCTCATCTTCCTCGATATTAATCTTAGATATGATAATCTCTGGCCTCATAGCTCCTAATTGCTCAAGAGCTGTATCTGCTGAAATACATCCCTGACACCAGGGAGCACCAAACTTTATAATTTCTTTAACCATATTAATGGATCCAATGATCCCCTATAGCTACATCAGCATCTAGAGGAACTGTTTTGCAGAACAAGAGTCCTGCTTTGCGCATACATGCTACTAATGCATCTGCTACTGTCTGAGCAATCTCAGCAGGAGCTTCAACATTAGCTTCGTCATGTACTGGAATGCAATATTTGACTTTGAAAAGTAGATTATTTTGCCATAACCATTGGAAGAACATTATGGAGAATCTTTTGAAACATATAGCACCTCTAGCCTGAATAGGATAGTTGATGCTCTGCTTCTCAGAATCAGCCTTCCTTCTAAAGAAATGTCTTACCATCTCTACATCAGGATGCTTAGGATCTTGAACTTTAAGCACTCTATATCTATCCCAGAATCCGGGAGCTGACATAGTGGCCTTATCTGCCATAAGCTTGTCATAATCATATATAAATGCTTTATGACCATACTCAGGGCAATGTTCAATATATCCTAACCTCATAACTTCCTTACGTCTTTCCGACTGATAAGCAGCAACTCCAGAGAACTCATCCATATAGTTATGATAGATAGAAGCTGCTGTCTCAGGATCAAATCCGTATGTAGCTACAAGTGTTGAGTCGTTACCTCCATAGTTGAAGCAAAATTCAGGTCCCTTAGCCTTCTTACGAAGATGAGGGAACTTTTCTTTAATCTCAGCTACAGGACAATCAATCTCATCTGGGAAGATTGCCTTAGCTACTAGAGAGTGCATGTCACCACTGCCAAGAAGAAACTCTCTCAACATGGCCTTATCATTAGCTATATTAGCAATGAGCACACTCTCCTGTCCCTTATAGTCTGCAGAAATCCATAGATTACCGGGTTCTGCTACAAAGCAGGCCCTAGTTTCAGCATCATTAGGAAGATTCTGGAGATTAACCATAGGTTTACCTATATCCTTATCTTCTCCACCTCCACTACTAAGTCTACCAGTATCCATCAACTGATTGAACTGAGTATGAAGTCTCCCAGATATGGGATTGATGTTATCTAGGAAGTTCTGACCATAAGTGGAACAAACCTTTTCACAACCTTTGTAGGTTAGATATAGTTCAGCTATAGGACTAATATCTTGTTGAGGCTTAATAATCTTAGCCTCTACAGACTTCTTCTTCTCCTTAGTCTTCTTATCTACAGTCCATAGATTGAATCCTAATTCTTCGAAGAGCTCTATGACTTGCTTAGGACTAGACCAGTTGACTTTACACTTAGGGCCAATATCTGTAGGATTAAAGAGGTCTTGTTGAACACATTTCTCAACGTATTTATCCCCACAATTCTCTATAACCCAGTGGTCCAATGCTTTAATAGCATCAGTAAAGACTCTAAGGTCTTTGTCCATCTTAGCCTTCCACTTATCTACATCTAATTTAACTCCACAATACTCTATATAAGCTAATACTACCACGAACATGTTCTCAAGCTTTATAGCTCTAAGAAGATCTTTCTCCTCTAAAGCTTTAAGCTGAGCTTTCATAAGTGGTATGAGATATTCTACATCTCTACAGCCATAGACTATTACTGCATCACTTGCTCCTTCATAAATTATATTGCCTCTAATAGTCTTGTCAAGACTTACTCCTAGATAGTGTTCACAACAGTTCTTTAAAGCTAAGCTGTGCATACCTCCAGGATATCCTAACCATAACAGCTTTTCTGCTAGGAAAGTATCAAAGACATGTTTAATTGTAATTCTCCTATGGTAGAAGAATTTAAGGTCAAATTTTGCATTGTGAAGTATAAATGTATACTGCGGATTTTCAAAGAAGTCCTTTAACTCACGTATATCTACTGTGTCATCTATTGCAAACTGATTCTGCTCGTCACCCACCTGAACTAGCAGTAGAGATTTAGTATAAGGGCTGAACCCATTAGTCTCAGTATCGAGACCAATGAATTCATGCTCCTTAAAGTATTCTCTAAGATCAGCTATTGTTGCTAGCTGAAATGGGGTGTCGTCAGATATTATCCGGGATTGGTTCGTTACCAGGTACCTCACGCTCTAATTCTACTGTCCAAATATCGACCTCATCGTTATGGTTAATTTTCTTAACCTTAAAGAGAGTTCGTTCTCCGGTAGTTACGTTAATGGCAGGTAACAATTCCCCTTCACATACTTCGGGTCCTTTATCACAAGAGACACAAAGTCTTGTAAAATCTTTATAACTTACACCTAAGAAATTCTCATAATGAAGTTTTGCAATTATACCAGAAACATTCTCAGAAAGAGGTGTTAGGATAGTGAAGAAGTGCTTGTTACCTCTACCATACCTAAATTTATTCATCTTTCTGAGTTGCTTCAAGTGAATTAATCCAAATACATCTTTCGTCGAAATCTACAGCCCAACGATATTTCTCAAAGAATGTTGAACCTAAGATACCAGCTATGACAATATTGGAAGCATTTTTGATAAACTCTACTGCTGGAGCTATATCTGCCACTATGAAAGTAATATCTTCAAAGACATCTTTCTTAAATGACAAGTTAGCTCCCACAATAGGACGTTTTTCAGTCACTCCATTAGTGGAAATAATTTGGTCCGAAAATTTAAGGTCGTTGAAATACTTAGGATCTACAGAATCATAAAAGTTCTTCTCAATAACATTATTGGTAGCTCCACTATCAACGAGGAAGTATCTCAGTTCACCTGCGATTTTCATCTTAATGAGGGGAACTTTAACCTTCTTAAAATGCTTTTTAAAAGATACTTTATACTTATTAGCCTCAAAATTCTGCTGCTTAATAGTCTTATAGATGCTTAAATAAATCTTACCTACGGAGGCTACGACCAGCCCTCCTACAACTATACCGATTACTGTACTCAGTACACTCATTACTTTACTTCTTTATATCCTCCAGATGCACCATATCCTCCTCGATCAGGATTGTTAAGATATTCTACCTTGTTAAACTTAATCTTGGATACAAAGAGCCACTTAATCTTAGTCCAGATAGAGGCTCTCTGGGAAGGTTGCAGTCTGAACTGAACGATTCGTTCCCCTTTAATAATGGTGCTAGCTCGGTCTGCTTTAAGGAAAGCTGACCAGATGTCATTGTCACCACTATATGAAGAGTCAATCACGCCCTGACTATTTACTAATGTTACGCCCTTAGTCTCATAGAGACTACTACGAGGTAGAATTACAGCCTCAATACCTTTAGGTAATGACATTGCAATACCTAAAGATACCTTTTTAGCATCATACTCTGTAATACGAGTATTATATGCATTATGAGGAGCTGCAAACTCTACATTTCCTGCAGCCATCAAGTCAAACCATTCACCTTTATCAGTGATTACAGGTTTAATTATGGGATCTACTGAGCGATAATCAATTACTAACTTCATTTTGTCAACATTAATAAACATAGTGAATAACCACAATTGTTACATTTCTTACAGCCAGCCTCTCGTGACAATTTAGTACCACAATCGGGACATGAGTCTTCCTCAATGTCTTTAGTGCAGTACTTCATAAGTACACGACAAACTGCTGATGTGAAAGAAGCAATGTTCTCATTCACCTTCTTAGCAGTAGCTATTACATATTCTATAGGTGCTCCATGACGAAGTAGCATTGAGATATAGATTGAACTAGATCTCTCCTCTAGCTTGTCATTAGCAAGGTGAATGTTCTCAATAATGAGATCATTCTCTCCTACAAAATTATAACAACCCCGCTTGACCTTTATGATCTTACCCGACTGAGGTAGGAAGTTTCCTTCTCCCAGCTCAAATGCAAAGGTTTCATAAGGTTTGCCTTCCATTAAGCCTACAATTACAGCATACTTAATCTTCTTGACCTTAACCACATGAAGCTCTGCATCAAGAGTTTTAGGTCTCTTAGGAGCACTATGTTGTTCAAAGACTTGCTTAGGCTTAGTGTCTGTTACCAGTACACCAGCTCTACATCCATCTCGATAGACAGTTACTCCCTTGAGATTGTACTCCCAAGCTTTAAGGTAAATCTTACTAATCTCACCCTCTGTAGTAAAACTAGGCAAGTTCAGAGTACTTGAGATACTATGAGTGGTATAATACTGTACTACCGATTGCATTCCAAGACGAGTGTCCCAGTCAATCTCGGGAGCAGTATTCTTGTACCAAGGAGACCAACTAACAAGACGAGTTAGTTCGTCAGCTGACATCTTCTCAATATATTCCAATGTTACTTCTATAGTAGGGAGGTCTAACTTTAACCTTGCCCATTCTAAGAAGGGTCTATGGAATACTTTGAATTCTTGATACTTCTCACCATTCTGATCTACAAAGTTATGAGGCTCCCCTTCTACACACTTCTTACGACGTGTATAATATAGGGAGAATACAGGTTCAATGCCTGATGATGTTTGTGTGAGGATACTCACGGTTCCAGTAGGAGCTACAGTAGAGAATGATACATTACGACGACCTACATTCATCATCCGATCATAAAGATCGGGGAATGTTTTAGCCACCATTTGATACCATTCATTGCCTTCTACATGAGCTAACTCCTTGTCTCTGTCCCAGCCTAAGAAAGTGCCCCTTTCTTCAGCTAGATCAATAGTACTCTCTAGTTCTGCTTTAAAGATAGTATTCATAATAGCATCAACTGCGCCGATGCCATCATCGTTGAACCCCACCTTAAGCATTGCAAGAGTGTCTGCAAGACCTGTAAATCCTACTCCACATCTTCTACTGGCTAATGCTGCATCACGTACAGCCATCCAAAGTTTAAACTCTCGATGATTATCACCTTTAGAAGATGCTATATGCCCTAATATTTGACCTATAGCCTCTACTTCGAGGTCTACAAGGTCGTCTCCTAGCCTGATTGCTGCTTTAGCTACCTTCTGCAATAACTCGTAATCTATAGAGGCATCCGGATAATAAGCTCGCTTAACAAACGATGTGAGATTAATATGAATCAATCTACAGCTATCATACGGTTGCATAAAGATTTCACCACAAGGATTCGTGGATACACCTCGATATTGAGGATACACTCCATCAGGGCTAAATTCAATGTGACGGTCCTCGAACATGATTCCAGGTTCGGCAGTATTCCATGCACAATGAATTAATAATTCCCAGAGCTTACGAGCTCTTACTTTCTTGTAGTAACAACATGTGTTCTTACGAGGATGCTCTAGACATAAAAGCTTACCATATTCAAGATCTTTAAAAGCAGTATTCTCTGCTCTTGTAGTTACAGGCCAACGAAGAATGTAATCTTCATCGTTCATAACTGCCTTCATAAAATCATCAGTTACTTTAACACTAATGTTAGCTCCAGTAACTTTTGTTAGATCTTGCTTACGAGTAATAAACTCTTCAACATCAGGATGACGAATGTCTAATGTTAACATCAGAGCACCACGTCTTCCTCGTTGAGCTACCTCTGTAGTTATTGCAGAGTCTACATCCATAAAGGATGCAGCACCAGTAGAACTCTTAGCAGCATTTTTGACAGAGGCTCCTGATGGACGAAGAGTCGAGAGGTCTTTGCCAACCCCGCCTCGTCTCTTCATAAGATGAGCCTGCTCTTCTCGAAGCTTCATAATACCCGAGTACGAATCCTCAGGCTGCCCAATTACGAAGCAGTTGGAGAGAGAGCCTATAGCTTTACTTCCAAGTCCTGCCATTACTGACCCGCCAGGTACTATGTAACGAAAGTCTTGGAAGAGCCCCATAATTTCCTGCTCACTGAGTATATTAGGGCCATCATATTTAGCCTCTATCCTAGCAAATTCCTTTGCCATGCGGAGATGCATTTGGTCAGGATTGGACTCTACAACTTCACCATTTTCATTACGAAGTGCATACTTATCTGTCCAAACCTTAGCTGCTAGGTCATCTCCTTTGAAATACGTTAACGCATCAATACTTCTCATTAGCGAAGGTATTTAGAGAAATCAATAACCCGCTCTCCTCTAGCCTTATAGGTTTCATAGGAGTAATCGAACTTATTATTCTCAATATGCCACGTGGCTTCTTTTACAAGCTCACGCCAACTCTTGTACCCATTTCTCTGCAAGAGAGCTTGCTGATCGTCTATAGTGTTTACATTAAGACGAGTTACTGGGTACACCCATACCATAGGGGTTCTTTCAAACCTGTTAATAACCACGAATTTGAAAGGAAGGATTGTGAAATCCTTAAAATACTCATCTTTAGAAATTACATCTAATAGGATCTGAGTATACATGGTAGCTTGGATATAATAATCCCAATCCAGTGCAGATAGTTCAAACTTCTCCTCCTTCTTACCAGAGGTCTTTAAATCTATCGGCTGAATAGTTTTTGCTTCATGATCTACTATAATCCTATCGAACATACATCTAATGAGTTGCCCATGATAGGTGGATGAAAATTTTAATTGATTCACCTTCTCGACATTAGTCTCGAAAGGATCCTCATCTCCCATATACCTCTCAGTAAATGGGTGTGTCTTTAGAGTTTTAACACAAAGTTTCGCGAGTGATAAATCCTCTTCAGACATGATGATCTTTCCTTCGCTCTTCTGCAGCAATGTGTAGTAGAAAGATTGCTTATCTAAGCGATCTAACCTTGTAGAATTATTCCATGAAGCTCCATATTCAAAGAAGTCTAATGCTTCAAGTTTGACCTCTGTAGGTACAAAGGAGAAACTCTTAGCATCAGGAACTTTCTCATAAATACGTAACATCATAGAAATGATTGTTGCTGGAGGAGTTTTTGCAGATGTTATGAAGAACCTTTCCTCTAAGAGTTCAGGTTCGGTCATTAAACAGTCTACTAAGGATCCAAATCTCAGTGCTTCCGACTCATCATGAGAAGGTGTTACTAATACTTTAGGATCCTGTGAACGAAGGAACTTAGCAAGTAAAGAGTATGAGAAGCCGCCAAGCTTCCTATACTCAGGCTCACTAATGTTGAGGGACAGTTCTTTAATACTCTTCATCATAAGGGATGTTGAGTTCATCCTCTTCATAGTCATTAAGTCTAAGATATTCCACGATTGTTGATTCTAAATCTGCAAAGATGGCGAACATCTCGTCATACAATGGTTTGTCCTCCAAACTTACGGGCTTCTTAGATTTAAACTTAATAAACTCAGAAGTAACTATCTCTTTGATTGAAATAAGGTTTCTACTATCAAGCCAGTATTTCACTCGGTTGACATCAGATTCCTTAAGACACTGCTTAGATAACTCAGTTATTTTGCTGATATAATTCATGCCTCAAAATGTTTATAGATTGCCTTATTTGGGCAATATTATGAGGTTCAAAGAATATGTAGGGTTCACCTACGTCTTCTAAGTAGTGGAGAAATAATTTCTTCTTAAGAGGATAAGCATCGTTTGGTTTGCCTTTAGCATCGTAATATACATGCCTTTCCCTGAATATGAATTCAAAGTCTGGTGTGTAGGTTAAGTCCCTATAACTACTAGACTTAATTAAATCCTTCTTACGAGGAGCATATACGATACCAACTTCTAATTTTGAGGAAGGAAGTAGCTTATACTTAACTGGTTCATAGAGAGGCTCAAATCCTGCTTCTTTGAGCAACTTATAACAGTTACATTCTAAACGACTTTTGAAGTCGATACCATCATAACTAATGCTTTGGGCGTTCTTAACTTTCTTATTCTCAGCCACTAGAACTTAATTTCATCACCATTAAGATCACGAAGTATCTTATTAATGTCCGTGAACATGGTGGCTTCGAATCCGCACCCTAACCTACAGAAGTATGCAGGGTGGGGATACGTTAAAATGTGGTTGTTAGGACCCACATACTTTCTAAATGCCTCAGCTACTTTACCTAATAATACATAGATCAATCCTGGGTTATACTGATTCAATGCAAGAATAAGATCTCGTATGAAAGGATGCCAGTATTGAGTATGACTACCAGGCTGTTTAGCCCTTACAGTCAGTGCAGCATTTAGTAATAGTACTCCTTGTTGTTCCCAAGATATTAAAGTTTGGTCAAACTCATCGTTGGGTTTACCAAAATCTCTAAATACTCGGTCTCTAAGGATAGAGAGAGATGGACTAATATCCTTTACCTCTGGAGGGTTTGCGAAGGCTATACCTGTTGCAAATCCTTTCTGAGGATAGGGATCTTGTCCTATAACTACTACTCTTACCTTATCATAAGGGCACTCTCTAAAAGCTTCAAAGACTAGATTTTTGGGAGGATAAACCTCATACTGCCTGTACTCTTGGTTGAGTACAGACAGGATGGGTTTAACTTCGTTGGCATTTATTAACTTGTTCCAACTACCGAACATTTCTGCTAGTGTTTCACCGTAGTAACCAGGTCAGTACCGAAGTCCTGTTCCTGGTCAATACGAAGGTCTATCATACCTGCAGGGTCGTTGTACTTGTTAGCAAGCTGACGGAAGTAGATCTCACGGAACTGGATGTAATCTATGAGCTGCAGGGAGACACGTCTGGAATAGACATTGGTTACAATATCTTCCAGAGTAACTCCTAGAGTGCTCATAGATGACTTCAACAGCTGATCCTTATTCTTGATAGCATACTTAAGTACAGCCGCGCAGATAAACATCCAGTTGATGACTTTCTGAATGTTAAACGTCGGAGCGTGGATGCGGAATTCCGCAGTTTTCCCCTGCTTCTTAAAGAGGAGATTGATGATGTTGGCCCATACATAACGAGCATGAATGTTCCACTTGGCACGATCCTCCTCATCCATAGGATGCGGATACGTCAAACATCCGTCGAAACGCATTCTGTCACCTGAACAGTAGGTATAATACTCCTCAAAGGAGGAATATTTACGCAGCTTCGTACAGTAGTCCTTGCCCTTAGACTTGAACTTACCAGTGTTAAATGCGAACATTGGCATGATACGTCCGATCTGAGGCTCGATCGCAACCAGGAGCTTATACAGAGCCCAGATAGATTTTGCCTCGATAGGATAGCCTCCTAAATGCACGTGAAGGGAACAATCCTTATCAAAGGTAGCACTCTTTTGAAGAGCCTTAATCTGATTGATAAGGAGATTGAATCCCTCAGCACCTTGCATAGGAATAGTGGTATATTCAATACCAGAGATGGACCCGTCTCTCAGGGGAATGAGGCCGAGATTGAAGCAGTCAGCTTGGCTAATCTTACCAGCAGAAGTTTCAAATTCGAGCCCAAAGGAGAATTCTCCGAACTCCTTAACATCCTCAAGATTGATGGGATTGTTAATCCGCATATCACGAGGATATTTCAGGAATTTCTCCATGTGTTTACTCGACGAATACTCCTGATTAAAAGAATAGTTGTAGATGCCTTGACCAATAGTATTGGCAAGAACAGCTTCAACTCTCCTCATTGTAGGAGATAGGGCACTGGTATCCTCATAAAGACCTAGATTCTTATTAAAATGAACAGGCCCTTTTACAAGAGCTCTGTCCATATAAATATCCATGCTTCTGGGGTTACCATTGCTGTCCAGCTTTGCAACCTCGATGTTGCGAGTGTGGTCTACTTCAAAGGTTCCTATGATGGGACAGTTCCTAACCAGATCCCATCCTACAATACCTTTGCAGATATTTACACCACGAGTTTTTCTCCAAGACTGGGATCCATAGTCATAGAAGATCCGAGGATCTCCTTTCAGATACCAGGAAGTACCAATCTTGATAGCTTCTTCTTCCTTGATGTAATATTCACCATTAATGGTGCAGCAGTTAGCTTTCAGGACTCGTTTACCTGAAGCAGTTACTACGCGTGTTGTTCTCTGTAACATTGTTGAATGTTAGATGTTGTAATTTGATAAAATCTTCTTAGCTGACTTCTCGATCAGATTGGCAAATTTTACAGGAATCTCAATTCCTTCATACTGGGGAGAATAAGTCTTCCACACGTTAGAACAGTTGGGATTGTAGGATTCTTCATACTGATAGACCTCTCCTCTCTGAATCTTATATACTCGATTAGTGAGGGTAAAGTAGATAGGATATGTTCCTGTAAACAACTTACCTTTACGAGTATAGAATTTCTTCGATTCAGGATCATAGAAGCATCCCATAGTCAACTTCCTAAGCATGGTATCTTGAAACTTATCACCAGCAAGCTCCTTTATCCTGCGTGCTATATGCATGCAGAGAGCATCCTTCATCAGATAGCCCTGGAAGAAATAGAAGTTCTTGGGACGTGCTACAATGTCAGTTCCCATATTAGAGTAGGTGTTCTCAAACCCATATTCTGAGATTCGATAAGGACCACTCATAAGAATTTTACCACGATAATAGCGACCATCCGGTTTAAAGATAACTTTATTGCTACCAACTGTATCGTAGCGAGCTTCGGCGTCTGCTGTTACTAATCCTGTAGCACCGAACGTTTTTACCTCTCCTACCTTGTACCACGTCTCCTCTTTCCTTTCCGTAGTCGTCGGTGTTGCTTTGCTTTTGACCCCCGAGTTATACCCCCCGTAGTAATCTTCCCTTTCGTAGCTGTACGATCTTCCATACGACATCTGAAATCGGGCAGATCTGTCATATTTACGAGTGGAGATAACCTTACCATTCTGGATGATAATAAGAGTATTGCCAGGAACACTCTCTACAGGATAGTCTCCATAGACTACTAGTTCTAGTACTTCCTTAATGGAAGAGAACCAGATGCCTTCAGGAGTTCTTGCCCAGAAGAGAGGTCGCTCTTCGGAGTTCGAGACACTACTCTTGTACTGAGGACTTTCACCTTTGAAGAGATAGGTAGTAGGGACTTTCTTGCGATAGTCGATGAATGCAAAAGCTCCTGCTCCCTCATACTCCTCCAGGACCTTGAAGCCATGATAGTAGACCACATTGGCGAATATTTGGGAGTCGGTAAAATAGTCAGGCACCTTTGCAAGGTACTTATTCTTCAGCTCAGTATGATTCAGAAGAGTACCGTTGTGGATCATAACAAGATCAGTCTTGGTCCCATCATCGTTAGGAACACATACAGGCTGAGCTTCTTTAATGGTTTTAGCACCTACAGATGCCTTTCTACAATGACCTAGTGCATGTTGCACCGATACCCCCTTATAGTCCTTCAGAAACTTATTCTTGGTAGCAAAGTTGGCAAAGAGTTTTTCGTCGCCGATACCATATTCGCATTCACCATCAATGAATGCTCCTGCAGAATCGCCGCCTCTACTGTCATTAATTGCCCCGAGGATTGAGAACTTCAGGACATTGAATTCATGATTGCCGAGTTTACCAGCAAATCCAAATATTCCACACATCTGTTAAACTAAGTTAATTTTATACTTCTTGATAAGGGACTCCGCAGCTTCGACATCATTATAGTTAATAGCTTTAATAATGTCTTCTCCGTCGTCCTGTACAGAACCACCTTCGTTAAAGAACTCGATAGCCTTCAGGATTTGATCGAAACACCAGCCAATCAGCTTGGGAGTATCAATGAAGTATCCTGACATCACACGATATTCTACACCATAAGGGGTGAATCGGAAGCATCCTGCTTTGCCATAGAGCTCTCTACGACGGTTATCCTTGTCAATAAGGATCGAGGGTACCCCCAGGAATAAATCTAGGATTTTTACCAGTTCTACAGAGGTATCGCGGTTATTACCTTCATACCCTATGTGGAAATGGCATCCTGTAGTTCGAAGATTCGTAGAATCTCCCTGCGGGCGAGGATTCTGTTCCATGAGCCACGCATTGAAATCCGGGGAACATCCGAAAAGTTTAGCTTCATCACTCTGAAGCTGGTCATCATCAACCATAGCAGACGCTTTACAGCAAATGTCATAGTTGGGATTCTTGGCCTTCACATAGTCCCGGATATAATCCTTCATAACCATCATATGAGTGATAAAATCACCCTTGTCATGGGTAGGAGGAATGTTGAATTCAGCGAGAATGTTATCAATCTGCAGACCAAATCCCTCGGGCAGTTCTGCAGGTTTATAAGCATTTCCCTTAACTCCAGGAATGAGTCCAATGGAGGAAATAATCTTATTATCCTTCGACGTGTCTACGATAAACAGCTCCGGGTCGGAGCCTACCAAAAATTCCTTAATTTTCATTACAGATACTTTTGAATGAGTTCGTTAATATATGCGATTACGGGTTGATCCTTAGGCATCCACTCCGGATGTCCCTGAATGCATAAAGCACGTGTCTTAGGATAGTAGACAATTTCCGGTTCCTTAAAATTCTCAGGAACCTCTGCTAAACCTGTGCCTGTATGATATACAGAGCTGAGGTTAACTGTGGACCAGGCTAACAGCTCATAGTCCTCTTTAGGAAGATCGTACGGATTCATCATCTGGTGATGACAAGAGGTGATCTTCATAGTACGATCATCCGTAGTAGTAATATTATGACCACCGGTACCACCCCCATGTCCAATAACATGCTGGAAGAGTTTGCCTCCACTCAAGGCTGTGAGAAGTTGAGCTCCTCGACAACCACCAATGAGAAGAGCATTTTTAGGCGCAGCATTGAAGGCTGCAACTTCCATGTCATCTCGATGAGTATAGTGAGTGGTGGGATGTACAGCATCCCCATAGAGTTTAGGATTAATATCCTCACCTCCAGTAAACATTACGATATCGGCTTCATCAATATTGTCAACTTTTTCAAAGTCAAACAACAGGAAGCTTGTGATGTTGCACCAATCATGGCCAACAACATAAACTTTGATAGTTTTCTTCATGTAATTAAATAATACTTGGCTTAACTTTCTCGAAGCATGCTTTGTAAAGCTCCAGAATGTTGTCAGGAATCTTTTCAACTAATATATAATTTCGTACATAGTCGTCATTAAGAAACCTATATGAGTTCTTCTGGTAATCCCTTACTACCTGATACAAAGAATCTCCTTTTGGACGATCTTTAAGATCTAAGGAGATGTAAACAGGAGTAAAATTTCTTTCATGCCAGCTATCAATAGCACACTGAGCCTGACACTTTTTAGAAACAGCATCTATCAGGTAGCCCATAGTTCTAGGTACAAAACATCTGTACTCTTTCTCTAAGGGTTTGTACTCCCGAATTAGCCTCGCAGTAAATGCATGTACTGTAGCACAAGTACTCCAGATAAACATAAATGTTGAAAGAACAGGATATGCCTTAAGCTCTGGAATATACTCTCGTAAAGTAAAGGCTTCGGGTAATACAAAGCTACATGTAGACTCTGACATGAACCTGATATAGCTAAGGATCCACTTAATCCAAAAGTGGCTAATATTCTGAGCTTTAACAACAATATTAATACTACTTAAGTTCTTCATGTGCGAGTCTATAATCTTATAAGTAAGACCATAGGCTTGGAACATAACGCATAACTCATCCATCCACTGAATGATTTGCTCTCTCTTAAGGAATACAACATTGCTGATGCAATTCATAATATTAGCATTAGGATCAGTATACATGCTAACTCTTAGCCTGACCTTCTTAGCTGCTGCCTGAGAAGCCCCCAACCTGTTAATAAAGCCAAAGGTACTCCCAAAGCATGCAGCATTTCCCGTACGAATCTTATAGGAAATATTGCCTTTACCATTGACAATTACTACCGAGTACGTCTGACTAAGGCTAAGCATGCGAGCATTAACATATTTAATCTGTTCTGGAGTCATGACTGCATTACTTTCTCTTCAGGATGATCTGTCTTAAGCTTAGGCCATTGATAATAGATAGCATCACGAATCTGATTGAAGCTATCAAGATGCTCTTCAATGATTTCACCATTAAAGATCTTCTCAATACATTTATCGGACGGATACAACTTACCATTTCCAAGTTCAGTACCTCCTCCAGCACACCATCTCGGAAATTCAAACTTCTCCTTGTTCTTAGGACCACGGTCACATACTTCATAGAAGTTCTGAACCTTGTTCCCAGTCTGGCTATAGCCATTAGAACCAGGAGTCATCCGGTCTTGCAGGAATTCCAAGCATGAAGGCTTATAGAATTTTTCCCGACCGTCAGCCATCCACTGAATAGGACCTTGGTCATAAGCATATTGCATACGATTCTGGAGTAGTCCAAAAAGGCTCATAATGGAGAATTCTTTGAAGAATCCATGCTCCTGGAGATTAAAGCATTCTCTCAGTAGCAGAGCATTAGGATATTCTGAAGAGCACCGAATGAGAGTCATTAAGCACAACAGCTGATATGCCTTCATCTTCTGAGCCTCGATATGAATCTTGATAGCAGGTGCCTGAATAGGCTTGATGTTGCAATCCTGATCATACCTACGAGTAGTCTCTTCTACAGAGATCTTAACTCCTGTTTCCTCCTCGGCAGAGAACTTAGAGAATACGAACTCAAGTTCACGATGATACTTACCCAGCTGCTCAGGAGTCAGAGAACAATAATTATTCTCATGGTATTTAGCGAGTATATCTTTATCAATAAATTGAAAGATATCTATGTCGATATTCACAAGAGTTTTATTCCTGCCATCCTGATTAGGAACACCTCTGAAATAGTCTCCAAAACAAGGTTTGTTATGAAGGCTATATCCATAAATAGAGCTGGGATTTCCAGTCGCTCCTAAAATTCTTACAGCAATCTCTGCTTCGCAAAGAAGGCTAGTACCTGTAATCAAGGTTCTATCCATTGACAATCTGAGTTAATTTGTTGATGTACTCTGCAGTAGTTCTTTCCCCAAGAGACGGAGCACTGTTAGTCTCAAGGATAATAAATTTAGGATCTTGTCCTTCCTTAGCGGATTGAACCTTAATATCAATAGCTGCGATATCAAGACCTACAGCGTTGAGGGCTTTTACACACTCAGCAACGATGTTATCCCAATTCGTAGGCTTATCGAAAGCAGGGTTCTCTTCAACGATCCAAACGCTGTTGTTATCGTGGCGATGCCAACGTTCTTCAGCGTCTTTACGAAGCATTTTCCGACAAGTATAGAAATAACCATCTTTAGTTACATGAAGTCGATACTCACGATTATACGTGTAGTATTTCTCAATTACATGGTTAGCTGCATTATGTTCCCGCAGCCAAGCCTGTAATGCTTCAGCATTTTCGATGTAGTAGATACCATTCCCCTTACTGGAGTGGTTGTGCTTAATGATTGCAGGGAACTTTGCCCACTCTGCACTCACGGGCGCCCACTCAGCGGAAATTACTTGGGCCTCATCAAAGGCTTGTTTCATCAAGGTTTTATTCCCTGATACCTTACATGCATCTACAGAGTTAAGTTCGATAATCTCTGCTCCAGGACGTAAGTTAGGGAAAATATCCCCAAGAGGAGTTGTACTTCCAAGTCGTAATACGGCTCTTTTAGGACTCCGGATCACCCGACGAAGACCATTCGCGGTGTGATTTTTAGAACGAATTTTTAAGTAGAACATAGGAATAGTACCTACGTGAATTTGTTACTTATAAAGGAAAGCTTGAACTTCCGTTAATCTTTTAATGAGAAGATACCGAGGGATAGAATTGTATCTTTCTAATTTGCTGTAGATATTCTCAGTAGCAAGAGCATTTGTCCAATCATGAACTAAAGAGAATGCTCTGATCTTATTCTTAAGAATGCCCCGATATCTTTGAGCATACTTACAAAGTTGTTTGTATGTCCACTTTGGATCATCAAAATGGGCAAGTTTGATCTTGTTCATAATTAATTAATTTAAATATTGTTTCCCTTAAAACTTCTCTACCATGCAGCTGATATAGGTCAGAACTATCTTTAGCTCCAAGCTTCTCAGGCAGCTCGATTTGGGGTAGTCCAAAAGCATCAGCAAGTGTTTTACCATATTCCCTACCATGATTTACAGGTTTGCCAAAATCATTATCGTAGAGTATGAAGATATTTTTAAATCTACCTTTCAACTCATTAATAACGCTTTCTTTCGGGAGATATGATTCCGCTTGGAGACTACAGGCAGGGATTCCTGTATTACACCATATACACATAGCATCCTTTCTGGAACTAGTAATGATGAGATAATCTCCAGTTAACGGCAATTGCTGCCATAAATCCCATACATCAGCAGTATGCTTATTTATCCACTTATAATCTTTGCTAAAGGGTTGGTAAGTCTTTATAGAGATCTTATTATCCTTCTCTTCAACATAAGCATAAGCGTGCTTCTCTGCTGGTATAGTCATACAAGACTCATCCTCTCTTATGAGAAAGATGTGACTTATAGGGAAGACCTTTCCGAATTTAAGGAATTTCTTGGTTATTCCGTAAGAACTCCAATATTCCCTATCCCAAGATCTCCAGGGTCTTATTGCAACCTGAATATCTACAATAGGGCTCTTCCTTGGGCTTTTCCGATGAGTTGAGCTAGAAGATACTGGTAAGACATTTGCTGTAGGCTCAGGGAACTCTATAAGGTTAGCAAGGATATTCTCAAATAGCTCCTTATAGGAGATGTTAAACATCTTCATTAGGAGATAATATAAGGATCCTCTCTCACCTGTAGCGAAATCTCTGAAGCAAATGTGTCCCTTATTATTGTAATGTAGCCCCAGGGAAGGCTTAGTATCCTTCCTCAGGGGACTACAGATTACAGTAGGTAAGTGAACTATTCCGAGATAAAAGTACATTATGTCTTCCTCAGAAACCTTAGATAAGACTTCCTCCTTAACATCAACTACTTTCCCTCTCGCAATTGCCATTACCAGTCAGCTTCTACATCTTCGTCCATGCCTACAGCAGCAGGAATATCTGCAGCTGCGGCCTTCAGATTCGTAGGCTTAACCACATACTCTTGTACCTCATAGGGCATATCACCAAAGTTGGTATTAGGATACCCACCATTGGATTTAGCTCTCTTAAGTGCAGCATCATAATATTTCATATCATTGACACCACCCTTCATAGGATAATCCAAGAACCAGTCTTGGTAGATGCGGTTATCATCAGTAGTTCTAGCACCAGCTCCCATCTTGAAAAGCTTCATTGCGGGAATGGTACTCTTAAGCTCTGCGATGTTGCCCTTGCCAACCATATCTTTGATAGTATCAAAGCGACAGCTAGCATCAGCCTTGTTCTTAATAAGCTCGCCAGTAGCGAAGTCTGCCACGACACGAGGAATGTTTACTGAGGCTTGGATGATTCTCATCAGCCGTTCCTCTCCAATGAGACACGGGCGCGGGTCTTCCATGAGGAAGAGCGACGCAGGGATTCCATCGGGGAGACGCTTCTCCTTAAACTCCTCTTTGGTAAGCCATGCAGTTTGACCATAAGGATTGATAACCTTAACCTTAGTCTTATCAGCATTATACTGAACTGCGTCATTTAGCCAAGTAGTGATGCGAGTAATCATCTCAACTCCGTTACACTTCTCGGGAATAGTCTTACCAATAAAGTCTATACGCAAACGCTTAATACCCGTCTTAGGATCTACTCCTAAATACTCAGGATCATTCTCGAAAGGACGCCCGTAGATTGCTTCCAGCTCCTTCTTGTTAGGATTGATAGCGATAACTTTCATCGGCATTACACCGGTATATACGGGGAACGAGTTACCTTCAGCGACAGGTTTACCTGTGGCGATAGCCATTAATACAAGATCTTTCTTATTCATTGTCATCTACTTTAATTTCGAAAGGATCAATTTCTTGATCCATACCTTGCTCCATAGGAGCTTCTTCAATCTTAGGAGCGAGTGGGCCATTCAAAGCCTCAATTGCGCTGTCTATAGATTCAAGCTTAGCTGTAACATCTCTTATCTCAGAATCAATCTTTTCAAGAAATGCAGCCTTTTTCTTCTCCAGAGCCCCTAACTTTGTAAGATAAGGTTTCTTGGAGTTTTCAAGCATCTTCTGAATGTTAACCATACTACTTCATGTCATAATATTCTCGGATCGTTTGATCCACTAACTTTAGGGAGTTGGGGATTAAGAAATCCTTAAACATCCCTAGCGGAGTTTTACCAGAACTATGATTGGCCTTAGTTTCGAAATAATACTTATTCTCACCTTCAAGACCAGGTTCTACTCTAGTAAATAATACTATTGGGAACATTGATTCAGGGAAGACTTTCTTCAGCTTCTTTCCAGAAGTCGCCAGAACCTTCCTATCATTTCCGTCCACATCAGTAATCATCTCCACATGACCGAAGATATAACAGATTTGATCTTCTCGTAGAATAACATTAGCAGTATTGATGAGGTCTACTACATCAATTGCCATATCTTTCCACTGATCGAACGTCATCTTACGACGCTCTAACATCTCCTTATAGGTGATGTAACTGTTAATAGTGTCAACACCACAAGATTTGATATTGGGATCTTGTGCCCAAACCTTGAGAGTCTTGATAATAGTGTCCATATCACAAGTCTCTCGATAATTCTTATTCGCACTGCACCATTGCTTTGTTAATGCTGCAGGGAAGGGGAGGGATTTCATATCGACATTAAGAATGCCATGACTCTTAGGGTCGATTCCTTTGTAACCTTCAGGAGATAAGTCTATAGAACCATCAGGATTAATGATAGTACTAGTAGTCTTTCCGTCTCCAGAAAAGCCAAAGATTCCTACTACTTTTGCCATTATGCTTAAATTTGGAATAAAAGGAGCTTAGGGTCGTTGCAACCAAAACTCCACCACCTCTGAGGGATCTTAGGAGAGAGTAAACTTTTGCTATAGCTCTCTCATCACCAGGACGAGGAAGCTCTTTGAAGAAGTTTACTGCACCATCGAAATATAGGGGGCAGACATTTCCACCTCCTCCCTCACGACCACCAATGAGTTCCAGGAATCTAATGTTATCCTTAAACACTTTGATGTCGTAACCTAAATACTCAGAAACCTTATATCTATAGGGCGAGTATAGCCCAAAGAATAGGTCTGCATCTCTAAAGGTTGCTTTACAATCAGCTAAACCATCAGCAGTAGGTCTCAACTTATCTAACTTGAAATTCTCATTAGACTCCTGAGAAGCTGCTTGCTGTTGAATAACTACGAAAGTATAGTTGTACCTATTTCTTAGTTGTACTAAGAACTTGTTAGAGAACATCTCTATTGTTGCACGCACGTCCATACCTTTCTCCAAGGATATTAGAGATATATGGTCAAATATTACAACATTATAGAGTTCTGGATCATCAGGTTCATAGTAATCGAAGACTTTTTTAACGTCCGTGACATTACCTTTCTTATCGAAGAATTCTTTCGAGGTATAGTGAATAGTACCAGTCTTTTCAGCATACTCATCTAGGAATATCTTGATACCTGTCGGGTGACGTATATCTTCGACAAATGTTACATTCTCTTCGAAATACCTAATGTAACGCTGATATTTTTCCTCCTGAAGTAACTTAATGATTTCATCAGGAAGAGCACGTGAAGCGTCTATAGATCTTAGCTGCTTAGTGTCAATACGAGTATTCCCGTCAGACAATTTATACAGCAGGTGACATAGAAACTGACGATACTTTTGTTCAGCGCTCATTTCCCAGGTAAAGTAGAACCAATGTATCTTCACATCGTTGTGCTCAATAGCATAGAATAGTGGCTCATAGAGACACATATCATCAGCAATTTGAGTCTTACCAATCTTACTATTAGCTGAGAATAAGAGATATTTCCCTTGCTCTATGCCTGGGAAAACCTCTCGAAATCGAGGGAATGGGGATGGGATACAGTTCAGGAGACCATTAGAGATTCTTTCCTTACGCTGTATCAGATCTTGGAATACTCTGTCAAATATACTCATTAAAGAACTGTTTCAGCGAATGCTGTACCATCATCACCACTATCTTCAATGTTTTCAATAGTGGTTAACAGGTCAGATTCGCCGTCTTTCTCAATGAAATATGGCAGTATTCTCATCAGTGATGTATCAATTCCAAAACTTTTGACATAGGCATCTGTAGCCTCTAGGATAGTTTCCGATGGAAACTTACCATATCTCTTCAAGAAACTAGTTAGTTTCTTTACTACAAGAGCAGAATTACCTCTCCAGTACTTGTTAGTACCTATCTTCTTACCAGCAGGAAATCTCTCAGCCATTTGCTTAGCTAATAGCTTAAGATCATCCTCCTCAGTAGTTACGATATTAGAAAGTCTCAGAGCCTCTGTAACAGCGTTATACCCCTTACCATTAAGCTGGATCATGTGATCCCTGATAAAGATGTGACGCTGGTCTAAGAGTTCCTGAAACTCACTCTTGGTAATCCTGTTCCTTAGAGATAATAAGTAGCAGATTTGGTTGAAGGATAAGCCCTGCTTTTCATAAGCTTTCTCCTTGATAACTATATCCATTGAATGTACTTATCATCTAAATTCTTTAGTGCAACTTTCAAATACTCTTCGTCCCGTGTATCTCTGAAGAAGAACACGAACACCATTGGATCATCGGGATTACGTAACGCTCTACCAGCCTTCTGAACAAAGTCTCTTTCCTTACTGTCTAACTGAGTTATTATACATGCGTGTATGTTAGGAATGTTTACACCTTCCTTAAGCATATTTACAGCAAATAACTCATTGACTTCGCCTTCTTTAAACTTGGCTAAGACTTTCTCTGGATGACTGACCTTAGAGTGTATAACGTTATCACTAAGCTCCTCTGCTTGCTCGATACTGCCGCAGAAACAGATATACCTCCTTCCCTTAAGCTCTTTCTGAGCTAAGAAATCTTTGATATACTGAGTCTTTAGTGAGGACAAATACTGCTTTCTTTCAAGACCGGCCCTTTTGAGCCTAAAGTTTACCATAGTATCCGTGGGATGTTCTTGCCACACCCTTGTAAAATACTTTACTTTCTCATCATATATAAGGTACTTCTCATACTCAGTACACATGACATCAAGCTTAGTATTTGCTAACTTAATAAACTTAAATCTATCAGGATATAAGCAGGTTAATGTCCTCTTAATTGGCTTTCTTATATAAGAATAAACCTCTGTCCTCTCGTCATTCCTCAGTATTAATGGCACTAAGACAATTTGAGGCTTTTGAATCCATCCTTGCTCTATAGCATACGCTAGGGATATAGCACTTTCTTTAAAGGCTCCAAACGCTGCTCTTAGAGTATACGAGACATCGAAATTTGTTGTTGCAGACATAGCTACTATCTTCGAACTCTTAATAGTCTTTAAGAAGCTTACTCGCAGCTCAGAACTGTGATGCACTTCATCGAGACCTAAGAGATCTACTGTTGTATCTACGTAATTTTTGAGGGATGCATAACAGAATATTGTCGTATTTGCTAGGAGATCTTCACGACCAGCTTTACGGTATTCCTCCTCCCAATTCTCAATATGGCTTCTCTCACTAACCACTATATAAGTTTTAGGAGTTCCTAACCGTGCTTGTATGGTCATGAAACCTCTAGATTTACCTACAGATGTAGGCCAAGCTAGCATGATACGATTATGTTCTTCTATCCATCCGGCGACTTGTTGTTGAAGTTCATCTCTTGTCACTCAACACATTCATAACTTACTCCCCATCCTAAGTTAAAGGTTTCTACAAAGGCCCTTAACTTATCCTGAGGATTCATTCTCTTCCAGACTTTCGGGTCGAAGATCCATGCAGGACGATCATCGACAGGCCGATACATCTGATACTGAAGCACGTCATCTTTGACAATAGTCTTACGATAACATGCTTTACCCTCTTTACCTGAGTTATATGCTACAGGTAGATTTACTGTAATAATAACTTGCATGATTACTTCCTCTTAAATTTCATTCGTTTAGCACTAAGCTCATTGAAATATTCTCTGAGGTGCTTCCAATCCTTCTTCTTCTTAAGAACTTTGATAATAAACGCTTCCTCTCGTTTACGCTCAACCCACGGACTAGTGTTAATAGGCCGCTGTTTCTCATACTTGCTAGCATCATAGCCTAGGCGATGAAGCTTGCATAGTTTAAGAAGTTCAGGAATGCTTTGAATGAACCTTGCAAGGAATATAATCAGCTGGGTTCGAGAGTCTTTGTCCGAGATGTACGGAATAATATCCTTTTTAGAGATACTAAACTGTACAGCAGGGATCTGCACATTGTCTTTGGTCACTAGGACTACGATGTACATGTACCCTTCGGGGGGTACCATCTCAACACGCGACGAATTATACGTCTGATAGTTGAGGGGAATTAGCAGTTTTCCTTGGAATTCTGCCAGAGTTGCTTGTAATTTATTCATTCAGCAGTTATTCACTCCCGTATGAGTTGAATTCGTTCCTGCGAACTTGAGTATACTGAGATTTTGAAGACTTCTTGGTAGCTTTTTGATACCCTATAAGCCTATCACGTTGAGACATTGTGTACCACTTAATGAGTGTTACATAACGAAACTCTTCATAATTATTGGCAGGGTTATACCGTCCTCTATAAATCCCAGTAGCTCTTTCTCTAAGGTGATTTGGGGCTTTATGAAACCACTTATCCAATTTTCTTGGAGAAGGGGGTCCATCGCATACGGCAACAATAGCTCCTAGTCCCCATAGGAAAGCACATCCTAAGAATACTATTAATGGAGCCATTACTTTACCTTTACTCGACGAACCCATAGACATTTTCTGCAGATATAATTATCATGCTCTTTGACTACGAATCCCAAATTGTCCTTATATTCTACAGTCTGAACTTTCTCAAAGGAATGATTGCAGAATGCTTGGCGAAAGTAATGAATTAACCATCTCATAGCTGTAAAGTTAAAATGCATCCTGACCTTCATGTCTTTGAACAATAATCTTAATCTTTCTAATATAGTGGGGGTCCATCGCATACGGCAATTCCCTTAGAAAGTGGTAATATTCTTCTACAGTACATGAATCTTTGCCCAGTTTATACTGAACCTTGTTCTTATAACCTTCTACAGAGTTCCACCAATTCTCGAATTTGAAATAATCCTTATTGGCAGAGTCATAAAGTCCAAGTATATTGTTGTAATCCTTGCAGACTTTAGAGCTATAATAACCAGTTTCTAATATAGACTGAGCTACTACAATCTCAGGATGTAAGAGATTATAGTATTCACAAGCTTGCCGTACAGTAGATACTGTAGGCTCTTGTGTCATCTCAAATGTGGGTACTAAGGTATCTACATACTCATCAGTACTACCCTTATTGAGAACGTTTGTGGGCTTCGTAATACACCCACAAAATAGGATTACTCCTACGATCTTAGGTATAATTCGCATCATACGGATGTTTAGAGCTAGTGAAGGGACTCGAACCCCCAACCTGCTGCTTACAAAACAGCTGCTCTACCATTGAGCTACACTAGCATCCTTCACCTATTCAAACTGGAGCTCCACGATCTTCTTTTCGTGGTCAGTAGTAGAGTCTTTAACTCTAATAGGTTCTCCATCGTTGAAGCAATGGAGCTCGTAATCTGGGGACAATGTTCCCAGATACTCAATCATGTCTCTGACAGTGATAGGTTTCATTCTCTTATAAATTAGTTCACGTAATTTGTCCCAGAAGGGAGTAAGATTATCCTTGTTTTTAAGGATGTTAGCTGGGGAGTTTCTAATAATACTCATCTCTATAGGATAGAGATTCTTTGTTACTATATATACTCCCTGATAGAATTTACCTCTTCCAGGACGCCCTTTTACCCACTCTAATGCAAGCCTGCATATGATAGTTCTCATCAGCTCGAATTGGTCAGGAAGAAGTTCCTTAAAGATGACATTTTTATCATCACGTCTATCTGAAGCATCACAAGCTCCTATGGTTTTGTCCTGAGATAGACAATAAACATGACCGTAGCTGTGAAATACACATCCATCACAGGCATTACCATTAGTAGCTGGATAAGTAACTACTTGTTTAGGAGTTCCTCTGACTTCGCAGGTGAAAACGTCACCTACTTTACGTTCCACGAATGGAACTATTTCAACTCTTTCCCGCATACAGGACAGTATTTAAATAGGTATTCTCGTCGGATGCTTAATGTCTTATTAGAAGGGTATAAGTTAGTAGGGATAAACATTGTAACACTTCGGTTAAAATCACACTTCATTCCTCTTATACTCTCGCAAAAGATACATTTGGGAGATATAGAAGGGTTTGCTTCATTTGCTACTTGTATGAAGATAGCTCCCCTGCAGTCATATCTCATTGATTGACTACAATATCCTACTTCAGTAGGTTTATTGCAATTGATAGAGTTAGGAATATTAAAGAAACATTTCTTACAGTCATCATCCTCTACTATTTTGAGGTGTATTGTATTATAAGGAAATTGAGGATTTTGTACCTTAATAACCTTTCCAATGTCATGAGTAACCATTATATTCTAGATATTAGTAGTATTGCAGGTGGGATTTGAACCCACGATCTCCTCCATGAAGGGGAGGCGACTTAGGCCCCTTGTCCACTGCAACACTTTAGTTATTTAAGTTCCTCTAGAGGAGGTTGTTTTGAAAGGACTCCTCGAAGATTTCTTAGTCGTGTCTGAAGAGCATCAGCACTTTCGTTGTAGGCTCTTCCAGAGTCCTCCAAGCACCAGATAATTAGGGTTAGTTCAAACTCTGTAAGATCTACTAGAATCTTCTTGGGTGTCATTACTGAAAGATTTTGGTACAGCTAGACCACCATCCTTTGAAGAATTCTGCTGTAGCGGGAATTGCTCGTTCAGCTCTCTCCGGTCGGAATTCTCCGTTAACACGAGGAGAGTTCTTATAGTTCAGACTTGCAGTTGAGAGGGTTGTACAGACGAGGCTGTTTGTACTCTTACGGAATTTACAAAGGAGAGAGGTAGGGTGATACCAAGCTGTTTTGTAATACCCAGACGACTCTCCAAACTTTTTAGCACATTCTTCGAATCCTGCTCTAAGATTATCAGGAAATTGATTCATCACCTTAATAATCTCAATACAGCGTTCCTTAGTCCATTTCTTGTACTTCATAATAATAATAATATTAGTTACTAATTGTTGCGATGTCAGGATTCGAACCTGAAATGCATCATCCAAAGTGATGTGTGTTACCGGTTACACCACACCGCATCCTAAGCTATACAGCTTTTTTTGCTGCGTTGAGGTACTCCTCAGAAGTAATCTCTTCAGCTTCGTCGAATTCTGAAGGATCACATGTAAGATTCGTTACCTTATGGTGCGGCCGGTCAGGAACCAGCATCAGACATACGAGGATACCGAAGTTCTCACGTTCAACTTTAAAGTACTCATCATGAGCTCTCTGACGATTTGCAGGGAGCTTAAAGAATTTGCCCACAAGACTCATAATATTATTCAGTGGAAGAAGGTTCTTCTTCAAGATATTCATCAATGAATTTATCCAAGCATTGGACAGTTTTATCAGGCAGTTTTTGAATAGTTTCGTTACTCTTGATATAATCTATAGTTCCTCCAAGTCCCCAAATCATATAGGCTTGCTTTGTGTTAGGAAGAAATATAACTCCGAGTAAAGAAAATCCTAATATCAAGATTGATCTCTTTACTATCTTGAGAATAGTAGGATAGTCCTCCTCTGACTTATTCACAATTGTAAGAATAAATCCTCCTACAACTACTATTGCTCCAAAGATTATGGAGAGCGCAATGAATAGATTACAAATGTAGTCTAATCGAGAAATCCAGTAAATTTCTGACATTTTAAATGAGATTTGATTTGGCTAAAATAATTGCTTGTTCTATGTCATCAAAGAGTATAGGAGTAAAATCTATCCTGTCCATAGATACATTAAAATATCTCGGATCCATGATAACTCTATCATGAATATGACCGTGTATATTTCCACGAATCTTAGGAGAGAAGCTAAACTCCATAGGATGAATAGGTATATGAGTTACAAAGAAGCCTTTGTATTTCATGCAACCATATACTCGTATCCCAAGTTTACGAGCCATATCACAGCATTCTGCATTGTCATGATTGCCAGCTACAAGAATCTTATTACCATGTAGTCTACTAAGATATACAGGAATAAGCTCAGGCGCTTCAAAGGTTAAGTCTCCTACCATAATCACTAAGTCTTTCTTAGAAACAGCTTTATTCCAGTTGTCAATAATTAACTCATTATGATATGTAGGATCCATTCCCCTTCTATTTGTAGCTAAGCGATCATGCCCGAAGTGCATATCTGCTGCAAATAATACTCTACTCATTGAAGGAAATCTTTCCTGCTCCGCACTCTTCACACCTGAAAGCTGCGGGATCCATGTTTACATGACGACACTTAGAGCATACCCATGCACCATTAGGGAATACAGTCTTTTCGGGGATTCTAAGTAATGCTTGAGACAACTGCCCCATAACTACAGGAGGTTGTTTAGGCTTACGATACTCTTTGAGAATCTCATCCTCCCCCTCATCAAAAGGGAGCTCATTCCCATCGTCATCAGGGTTCACATAAAGCACTTTAGAGCTCTTTTCAGCGAGTTTAGGATCTACTACAGTGAGTATCTCATTCCACTCCTTTAAGAAGTCTAAAATGGTTCTGTAGGGCACTGAGGTGTAATGCTGTGCATAGTCAAAGACTACGTTGATAGGATACATTCCTGTTCCCCGAAATTCTACTCTTAGTAGGTAATTACAACCTACTTTAAAGATATGTTCATTCTTACCTATATAGGTAGCAATGATAATGTGACTAGCACTAGACATGTATGTTACGTTCGATTAAATTCCTTAGATTTGTAGGTATCTTAGATCCGTATTGTTTGAGATACTTAGGTCCGCACGTCTTTATCCAATACATATCCCAATCTTGGCAAAGTTTTACACAATCATCAATGGTGGTTACCGAAGCCCAATTAAGAGACAGATTGATGATATTGTAAAGACCAACAGGATCCCTTTTACTAGGGATAGCTACAAACTTCCTCCACGGATCTCTTACATGAGAATATCGTCTCTTTAGCTCCTGCTTGTAGCTGCGAAGTACTCCTTGAGATTTTAGGAACCTCTTAAAAGCACAAAGATCAGTGTATGCCTTAGCCATGATACATTAAATTACTCCACATAACCATAACAGTCCTATTACAGGCAAAGCCATGCAACATGCTAGACTAGCTATCATTATTAGGAACATTAGCATGATAGGAATGTATATGAATATGGATATAAGAGCGAGCTTATAAATCCTTATATACCAAGGATCTACAATGGGGTCTGGATTGTATTGCATTTATGTCGAGAGTCTTGAATAGCTTTGTATAACTTCTTCGAGCGTTTAGTATCAAATGTTGAGACTACACACCTTACTCCTGGAATATGAATAGATGCCACCTTTGAGTCATGCCATAGCATCACTGTATATTTCTTGTATCTGTAACGTGAACACCAACCAAGATCCCATTTCAAGTCACAATTTACAGCATTAGTATATGCATCTTTCCATATACGATATGCTTTGTGGTGAAATATATAGTAATAGACTGACACATTTAAAAATATCATTAGAAATATTCCGATGATAATTGTTAATACTATAAGTGTAATCATTCCACAATCTTTAACTTGGATTCCTCGATACCGAATTTGACAGCGATTTCCTTCTTCGTTACAATTAACATCCCATCTTCCCAGAGGATTTTTCCATTATAAAGATTTGTAGTTGGACTTGGTTCCCTGATACTGACAACTTTTATATTAGTCTCGTTCTCAAATCCAGTTACCCATCCTCCGTAGTGAGTGTTTATGAATACTAGAGGATATGATGCATTTTTTGTGGGTACTGCTACCCAATATCTCCGAGACGTAATACTGTTCTCATAATTCCTGGTCTCAATTATCATCCCAGGTTTAATTTTTATTCCATGAAGTTCCATATACTTAACTTTTACATATCTAATTTAACAATAGCACGAAATAGCTTCTTGAAGCTTTTCATATTTAGATCACCTAGTCCTACTACAAAGGATGGAGAAACATCTAATCCTAATAGTTCTGCTATAGAGTATTGAGGATTCATGAATAAGAAGTTATGAACGTAGTCATATATTCTTTTGTTCACTACCATCCCTCCAGGTAGTTGAGTTAAGTGACTGTAAATAGGTTTTTTCATATATCTAATGATATTAGTTAGTGACTATAGGAGCGATCAAACTCCTATAGTCTAAATATTACTAAAGCGTGTTGTTACACCTAAAGAAGTACCATAAGTATTGCTAGTTATGATACCGTAAGTCATTAACTTACCTTCATTGCAGGGAACCCAGCCGCGGCTTTTCAGGTTCTTAACTTGACTTCACTAGCTTCTTACTCTTATATTTCAGATTCCTGACTTCGAGTCTAGTCCTTCACCATTATTTAAGCATGCCTACAGTTTTTATTCGAGGAGTAAACTGTTTAACTTATACCTCACCACGTGCTGCTACTCATCTACTCATTAAAGATAGCTACTTCCAAGCTCACTACTTTAGTAATAAAAATCTCCTCTCTTACCAAGTCATTGAGGAGAATTTGGACTCTCAAGTATGCAAGTACCTCAGAGACGCTTGGCGACTCATTGGATTCACTTGGTCTTTTACTTAAGCCTGAAAGCCCCAGTTTCATGAAACATTAATAGGACGTAGGGCACCACTTCAAATAATCCATGATGCCCTACTCATAAAGATCAGAATGGTGTAGGAGTTACCTCATCTGATTTTCGCTGCAAGTCCTTGCTTAACTCTATGCCTATTAAATCTTTCCTGGTTTATACCTGTATTTCTTCTTAGATCGTACCAATATAACTCCCACAAATACCACAGTATCTTAGATGATAGTCACTATGACCAAACTCATCGTAGAAATAGGTACAATCACATTCACCTGTCTTAGCATACTTTTCTTTAGCAGCCTTGACTTCTTCTTCAGAAACCTCAATACATTTAGTTCCTGGGCCATCCCAGACTTCTCTATATAATTGTCGTTCCATTATGAAATTCCTTTAAGAAAGACTTTTCCTACAGGACTAGGTTTATAAACCTTCTTTACATTAGGATAGCTTCCTGTTAATGTCGTAGTTACAAGAACATTCCAGTCTGAGCCCCATACATGCCTTTCCTTGTAGGTTTCTTTACTTATAGCTATTAACTTGTCATATATCTTAATACAATCTTTAGCCTCCTTCTTGTACTCAGTATTTAACTGAGTTTGTAAACTGTCATATAACTTTGACATCATTTCTTGGGGATTAAAATCTCTGTGTAGAAGATATATTGTATTCCATAACTAGGTACAGAATATGGTATAGCTGTATGAAGTGTATAACCTCTTGCAACATATTCATTCAGCTCCTCAGTACTCAACGGTTTCCTAGTAATAACTGATTTGTATTGGATTCGTCTCATCGACCAAACTCTTCAAATTCAGGGAAGAACCATTTGAGGAATAGCATAAAGGCTACTAGACCTAGTAATACTAGACCTATAGCAAATACGACACGATACAGATCGTAAAAGAAGTCCTGCTCTTTCCAATATTTATAGTTCAAACCCCCATTCTTATTCTCAGCTTTGTAAAGCTTCCATCGAATCTTGGCAACGATGTAGGGAATACCCCAGAGTATTATCCAGAGTATAATGATTCTTACATATAAATTCATAACCTTATAGAATGAGTTAATAAATGTGCGGGTGAGAGGGATCGAACCTCCACGGATTTCTCCACTAGATCCTAAGTCTAGCGCGGCTGCCATTTCGCCACACCCGCATGGTGGGGATACCAGGTCTCGAAGCTGGATGCCATCTAATGATGACACAGGAGTCTTAATCCTGCGCGTTTACCACTTTTCGCCATACCCCCAAGTAGGTAGTTTATACTCATACCTAGGAGTTCTATCTAAATAGGGCAGGGCCCTACCAGACCTGCTGTAATGTTATTGTACCGTTGAGGAGCTTTACCCCATTGGCATTGTATTCAACTGTCATTCCTAGGTCCCCAGAAGAGGGGGAATGTACAATTACTCCTATTGTTTTAAGAGCAGTTAGATTAGTACATATAATCACCACATTAGGATTATCTTCATGAAAGCATAAAGATCCTCTCTCAGGTCTCGGATACTTTCCAACAGCTGAAGAATTCGAAGTGATAGGTTTCATCAGTGACAGATTTCCTCGAAGTGCTTTTCCTCGGTCTCCTTCAGAGTGGCCAGCTTGATAAGCTTTTCCTTAAGGAAATCTGCATCCTTCATGGTCTCCTTGAGAGCCTTGTTGAGGTTAGATCCGATCCGGTTGTAGAGCTTCTGAGTAGCCTTAGATTCTGCAATCATCTGACCCTTCTTAAGGTCAAACTCATCCTCAGGAGCGCATCGTGCAATACCACGAACGGTGCCTGCATTGAAGGTCAACCCGAAGGTCTTAACGTGAGCAGTCATAACGCAGACTACTACCTTTCCACTCTGGTGGAACTTGGTCTTTTGATAGATTTTCATAACTTATATAAGTTGAAAAATAGTTTTTGTGAGTTAAAAACCTGGGACAAGCTTCACAGCTAACCCAGGGGTATGACAGAAAAATTAACAAACTTATAGCACAATAAGTTGTACCGAGAGCGGGAATCGAACCCGCATGGCCATTACTGACCACAGGATTTTAAGTCCGGCGTGTCTACCTGTTTCACCATCTCGGCCCTTGGTTATTTAAGTGTATAACCACAAAGTATCTTAGGTCTGATACCCTCAAAATATCTGGGGGTTCCGTTCTTCTCAACATACTCATTAGCGATATGACAAAGCCTTTCCAGTTCTCTAAGATGTGCTAAGTCAAATATCTCAGGAAGTTTGTTAGGAATGAACCATGTTTCATCATCTTGCTTAATAATAGTGGCCATAGTTCCTTTGAGAATAATCCCAAAGACTTCTCCACATACTACGACACATTCTGAGATACTATACGCGAGGGGTTTTATCCTTAATACTGTATTCTTAGGTACAATATGAGGAAACGAGTAGTTGTTAAGGCAGCTAATAACTTGTTTTACAACGTAGTTATCCAATTGAAAATCTCTTGTATAACTCATAAGATGCTTAGACTCTTATACACCAAGGAGCTTCCTCTTCCATCTCATCTTCATCGTCAATGGTACCTCTACAATGGTCAGATGACTCTGAGAATTTATAGTAAGCTACAATTTTTGCAGAACCATCAGGATTAATCATGGAAACTCTTGTTATGTGACCATAGTTATATCCTATGCTTATACTTATCTCTATTACTGAGTCCGGAGTTATTCCTTCCTCAGCTGCGAGATGTTTTAGAATGGTTTCTACATCACCAGGTGTGAGCCATCCACCTAATTCCTGATGTAATCTTACTTCAAGAACTTTGTACTTAAATCGTCTGTCTGTATACATAATAATATAACATTTAGTACTCCCGATAGGATTCGAACCTATGACCTACAGATTAGAAGTCTGTTGCTCTATCCAACTGAGCTACGAGAGCATCCCATATTAGGATCTTGTGAAGAATTGCCCTATATCCTCTTTCATGATATAAGTAAATTCTCCTAGGTCATCTACGAATCTGAAATTCTCGCTGTCAGTCAACTGTTCCAACATGTAGTCTTTACCTACTGTAGTTACAGAGTTAGGCGCTTTAATACACCTACGAGGACCTATATTGACTGTTTTAGCAGGAGCAATAGTCCTCAGGAAGACAATCCTAGGAGCCTCAGAGCTATTCGCTCTACAAGGTCCTGTATCTCTCTTGTAATCATCACTACAGGCACAACTCATTCTTCGAAAGATACATACCTGTGTAGGATCCTCAAGACATCTACACTTCATATCAGGATGTCCTGAAGCAACTCTAAGCCACGTATCCCTACTTACGCTTAGATTAAAAATTTCACCTATCTTACGCATAATTTAATAGTTTCTAATAAAAAGGGTAGGGCTTTCACACCCTACCCCTCGAAAGGAAGTGCTTGTGCTTTAGGATATAGGGCTGATATATATCCTCAGTTACTAGCTGGTAATTATCTCAGGGTTTTATTTATAGTATATAGGAACCCTTTGCCATTACTAGGCAATAAACCTACTGGTTTATACTCACCAAGTTTTTCACTCCTCAACCTCAGAGTGGTGACAATTGCAATAGTAGGATATCAGCAATTGTTTAGCTTCGTCGATTAATACTCGACATTCTTCCTGAAGCTTAATAGTTTCACCTATTAAACGTTCAAGTTCTTGTGTAACATTGTTCATAGTAGTGAAAGTTTAACTATTAATAGTACTAATTATACTTCCACTTCTCCCAGTAGGGATTCCAGGACTCGAACCTGGGACTTTCTCGGTATCAGCGAGATACTCTAACCATCTGAGTTAAATCCCTTTATGAGGGTGAGGTACAGTTCAAATGTACAACTCTGACCTCGTAGAATACTACGGTTGAGCTGACGGGATAGCTAGTCAGTGCTTTATTCAACATGCAGTGTGGGTTTGGAGGCCACTTGCCCTTAAGCTACTCACCCTCGAATGGTATTACATAAGACCTCTTGCTCGAAGCTTATTCTGAAGATCTTCAACAGCTGCTTCGGGTCCAGGCATGGGCTCAGACTCAATGAAATCACTGTAGGATGCAACCCATTTGTAGTCCTCAGGAATGAGGTCCAGGGTTACACCTACAGCATATTCATAATCGTCGTTATGAGCTACCAGCACATCCCCTTCTCCATCCTTAGTACTGGGATACAGTATAGGACATTGAAGGAGTAAATCTGTGAGATTTGCCATGATTATTTCAGGGCTTTATGGAAGTTCTGAAGCTTCTGAAGCTGATTCTCAGTAAAGGTACTGTAGGACTTCATATCCATGTAGAAGCCAAGCTCAGCATCGCTGATCTGGTGATTCTTATGGAGAAGCTGCAGCTCTCGGAAAGTCAGGAAACGACCCAGTTTGTCAATGACTTGTGCCTTAGTCCAGACGATTTTCTGGCGCTGAAGGTATACATCAATGAGCTGAATGCTATTCAACTCCTGATTCTGATTGTTTTTCATGTCTACTAAGTGTAGTGGTTACTAAACTTTTGTTCCTTGTAGCAGTAGCAATAATCCATCCCATTATAATATCTATTACTCTCATGAGTAACAGTACTAATAATGGTATAATGATTACTGCTAGTATAGAGATTAGTTCCAGAGGCATACAAATATCATCCAGAACAGTGCTGCGACCCACATGTATAACATGCGATCTAAAGCTAGGGCATTCCTCTTCTTCTGATACTTCTCGTAAGTAGCAGCTGTACCTACTCCAGGTTCATAGATGTCACGAGGAGCATTCAGAGTGTTTACGAGATTCTCCAGGAAGCAAAATGTTGCTACCAGAGCGATGAGTAAGATAATCCAGATCATTGTTAATCAGAATTAATAATAATAGTACCATTGTAACAGGAGAAACGTGCTTTCTCTCCTACATGTAGTTCTCCTGAAGAATATTCAGGTGTATATGAGTGCAATATAACTCCTGCAAACTCTTTCTCAGAATCTACCTCAATATCTCCTGCATATGTATCAGTAACGAGAAGGGTAGTTACTGAGTCAGTTACTATATCTCCTAAGTTAAACTGAGGTTTCCGCTTAGGATTGAGACTTACTTTGCTCATCCTTCAGTACGTTTAAGAGTTACAGTTCCATAGAAGGGCTCATAGTCTCTAGCAAAAAACATTGAGTGATTGTCTCCAATGTTATAGCTGCCTTTACCCGTTGGGTTAGCTATAATTGTTCCTCCAAAGTACCCCTTCTTATTAGTAGGACGGGTTACTAGTACTATGTACATAGTGTATCCGTTAGTACAATGAACAAGGTCCCCTACTCCGAATATTCTCCGGAGAAGGGATTTCTTGTATCGTTTAATTGCAACGGTCGTCATACACTAATAGTGCTGATCGTTGAAGTGATAGATGACCTTGGAGATGATGGGCTTGTGACGCAGCTCATCCCATTCAGAGATTACCTGCATACGATTGAATCGTTTGCCCACACCCACATTGCTAGGGCGTACTTTGAAAATATCTGCTCCACGACGATTGCGACGTGCAGCACTTGCTCCTCTTGCTTTAGACATAGTTGTGTTAGTTTGCTTTAACACCCTTGCGTGCCATTTCTTCAATGGCTCGGCGGGTGGTTTTGGTTACGAATTTCTTGTAGGAAATCTCCTTCTTACCTGCATAGAACTTGCAGTTGTACGAGAGGGCTTCAAACCCCTTGTTGGCAAAGTCGATGCCCAGGACTTCCTGGAACAAAGGCTTCTGCGTCTCGGGGTGAGAGACGATACGTTTGTGATATTTGCAACCTTTGAGGTCTGCATTGGGATTGAACCGCAGCTTCGGGGTTACTCTCCCAGTAGGAATAACAGTAATCATAATGATTTGTGTAATTAAATGTTTGTGATTGTGTGATGAATTATTAAAAAATTACTGCACCTGACTTAGTTAACTGCTCCTCATTGAGTCTATCCGCCGCATTAAGGGGGTGACGCAGGCACTAGTATCTCACGAAGTATACTGAGCTGATATTCTCAACAAATCGTGTTCTACATTCGCTCCAGGTAGTATGTCTTATGAGCCCCATTTAGTGAATTGCTACATTCAAAGCAAGTGTAAATGGTTGGATCTAGACAGTAATTATTAATGCTTCAAAAAGGCAGGCATTGATGAGATGTCTACCAATTTGCCAAAGACTCTGATATACTCACCAGCTTTGATCCGAGGTCGTTTACCTCGTCGATACTTGCTGAGTGCTGTTAATACCAGGGCCTTCTTTGCGACTGTGGAATAGGCTAATTTAGCCTTTACAGGGGGTCGCATGGCTCACAATCGTTCCATTATGGTTACGGTTGATACCCTTTTCGCTACGACAGAGGGTTAACTGCCGACCTTCCAGCATCCTAGATGCCTTCCAGTAATCAATGAAATATTTCATCTCCTTAAGAGATTAATGCTTGTGATAAAATATAGCTATGAGTTCTGCAATGAGTCCTACTAAGGGTATGAATGAACAGAATTTTACCCAGTCAGGTAGGTCAATCTCATCGTTTAGTGTTACTACTAGTAGTAATTGTACTACTAATAGTATTAATACTGTTATATAGGGTATCATATAGTATGATTTAGTGGGCCTTACCAGATTTGAACTGATGACCTTCGGGTTATGAGCCCGCTGCTCTAAACCAGCTGAGCTAAAGGCCCTATCCAGGCTATTTCTTAGCCTCTACCTTAGCATCCTTACCTTCCACGAAGGCTTTACGTTCCTCGAAGAACGTGAGCTTCTCCTGAAGATCTTTCAGCTTATTCTCACACTGAGTGAGGGCATTCTTGGCCTCGATAAGCCTACGAACGTAGGTATCTTCAGCGAAGTCACTACTGCCATTGTTTACAGTAGCCTTCAGCAGCTCTTCCCGAGCCTGCTCAAGCTTATCCTCCTCCTGGAGAATCTGGCTCTTCAGCGAAGAAATCTCGATGCCGAGAACAGCGCTGCCTCGTTTCTGGATACGGATGGCTTTAGCTTCCGCTTCATCGCCCTTGAGATATGCAAGGACGAGTTTGATGAATGAGTTGGTCATAAATTTAATAAATATGCTTGGGGTTTATACTCTGATGAAGTGGTGATGGGAGAAGACTTTTGAGTAGTAGTGATAAACTCAATAGAATCTTCTTTTACAGGAGTTTTATCCTGTATTATACGTGGTATAGACGCAGGAACATCATTCTTGAGTGACATTGTTTCTGTATCAAGAATGACGGAGATTTGGTCAGGATAAGGAAAGGTTTTTATAGTACTTTCAATAAGTCCATGTATTACTTCCTTATCACCTTCGTAGAAGCAGTTGAAGGAATGGTTTGCTGTATACTCACATAGCTTATATAAGAAATATACAGCTCGTGTCAAAGCTATTCTACGCTGCTGCTTAGGGGATGAGCCATTTAATGCAGGCCAAGATCCTGTAGGAGTATAGGGAATCTCATATAATGCCTGACATATTGCCCCAGTTTCTACGGCGGGTATACCAAGATATTCCCAAATTGCACTATTGTTCCCACCACAATACTCCAGAAATGAAATATGAAGGGATACAGAATAGTGGATATTGCCACCATGCAAAGTTACAGGGAATTTAATAATATCTCCTGAATCTAAGAACCTTTGAAGAAGCTCTTTAGCATAAGTATAAGTCATATTATTCTACATTATGGAGTTCAACTTTACCAATAAATTGAGTACATGCCTCAGCAAGGAATATTGTATCTACACCAATAGATAGATCTTTCGATGTACCAAACTCAGGAGGCAATTCTCCATAACTTCTTACAATAGTACCACGATAGTAATATTCACCATATTTACGTGATAACTCTGTAGCAATAAATATTACTGTACGAGAGTCATCCTTGCCTGAATTCCCATGCCACACCATCAATAGTGGAAGCTTTTTCCTAATAGTATTATCATGAGATATAACTCTTTCTAAACCATAATCTTTATTATCATGGTTATATAACTGTAGTGATTTTATCATAGTTCTACTGGTTAAAGTTAGTTCCTGTAGGGAGATTTGAACTCCCCTGTCCATACTATCACGCTCGGTTATAATGTGATAGCATGATTCTCCTATATTACTCAAAGCTAAGGGTGAGTAACTATCAGGAATCCTTGTGTCAGGGTAGAATTACTACCCCGGGCATGGGTTATCTCATAACAATTAGTTATGAGGTCCCATTAGGCCCAGCCGTTGCAGTCAGCCAACCTGTTTATCCTTAACATCTGCAAACTGTTAATATTATCAGGTCATTTAAATCATCTCACCAAAGCATTTAAAAGCGTTGATTTGATGATATAGTTGTATACACCGCCTATATGAAGAGTGCCAAAACGGTTAAGAACGTTGACAGTGTATACCAGTAGATAAACATTTCACAATGGATACTACTGTTAGAAGTTATAGTCGTACTTAAGATTAATGCTGTTACGAACTCTTGAAAGTTCATAGGATAACAACTCTTGTTCACTGTGATGTAAGGAGAATCCTTTCACATTCTCTAAACACCACGCTACATATGTAGGATCTTTAAGTATAACCCTCGAATATGACTCACCTTTGTACTTACCAAAGCCAAATGCTCTTAGAGTTTCTAAAGAGTTAGCCTGGTAATAGTTAAGGATATCTTGGTCAGGATATACACCACAAATTGCAGGATTTGTGCTTGCAATGACCATTGATCCACTTGTTACAATAATGTGAAAATAGTGTAACTTGTAGATATTATTCTTAACTAAAATCTTGTACTTTACAGGTGCAGATTCATCCTGTGTCTCTACTAAATATGAGTTCATAACTACACCTGTTTAATGGTAATAGCACCAACAAAGTCCCTGCAATTCTCAGCTTTCCAACGCCTGTCATCTCCTAATTTATAGGAGGTAGGAGCTACTGAAATGTGGACTATAGTACCACTAATCAGTAAGGGAGAATTAGCAACAGTAGTAGTCGCTTCTTCATATCTTGCAAGGATAATAACATCTGATTGTTTATCCTGACAACGCATTAACTTGGGATAAGTCCGAGACTTGTCAACACGGTAATCTTCTTGGTAACTAACTAACATAACTTAAAGTTATTAAGTGAATATTCAGTGAAAAACTCATAGACTTTAATGAAAAGTGCTTATAACCTACACTAAAGTCTATGAGTATTAGGGCCTGGCCAAGGGATCAACCTCAACCAGGCTAGGATTGCTACATCTATTGGGCTAAATGTAACAACTGCATGCATTATTAGGGCGTAATACATGCAAATAAGAGTTAGTGAAATGGTATCTGATACATTAATAACCTAATCCTTCAGCGCATATTTACATAAGACTTCCGAGAAAAGGATTTTAAGGTATCAAATACTTGAGATAATATCGGGAATGGACAGTTACTCCAAATTATATAGATCGTCCAAATTTGAGCCCTTAAAATGCTAAATAAGGGTATTGGAGGTATAATCCCACACTCCACATCTCACAATTCATTGGATTCACCTCTAATTACACAAGCTATGCAGAATAATATAGCGAGTATAACTAATGCAAGGAATAGTATTTCTGCAAGGATTAGGATTATTGAGTCAATCATACACTGGTTAGTTGAAAGTGGGATAAAATAATCCCACCCCTGTATGACCAGTAGAGCTAAAAGAACTACCAGCGTTACCCTGTCAATAATCTAAGCAATCCGTGGGGAAAACCTATTTAAAGAAAGGGGGAAAGAGGGGGGATTATAGGGGGGTAATAGG